TGGTATAATGGTAAATTTCGCGCGCCAGGGCCGTGGGCGCGCGACCGAGTATAGCACAAATGGGGCAGGATGTCAATAGGCAAAATGACCAAAATTTTCAACCGAATTATGGGCATAATGCCATATAAAAAAACAAGGGCTTTCGCCCTTGTCTTAGTAGCCCCGCCTTTCCAGTCTTTCCAGCCTATCGGCGAGGGAACGCGCCAGCAGCACTTTTTTCCATTTCATCAGCTCGGCTTTGTTGCCCTCGGTGTTCGCCCAGAAGCCCCAAGTGATGCCCTCATTGATGATTTCCGCTTTCTTCATCCCCATCAGTTTCTCGAAATACTGTTCAAAGTTTGTCATAGCTTTTAGCTCCTCTCTTTTGATGGTTTAATTATAGCAGGTTAAAAGCGGTTTGTCAATACTTTTTTCAAAAAAAATAGGGCTTTCGCCCTATTATTTTAGCAGTATGCAAGCGTCATAGTCGCCCATTTCAGCACGGAAATTTGATTACACGCTTTGCCGATTTCCATAGCTTCACGCTTTGTCGCCACGCGCTTGCTTTTGTCGATGTAATAAATGCCCTCGCTGAACCATACGCCGCAATTTCCGCCATAGTCTCTCACCGCGTCAATGGCTTCCTGTGCGGTCTTACATTCCACGCCCTCTGTGGCAACCTGCCAGCCGGATTTATAGTTTACCTTTTTGCCCATTTTGAGCGTCAGCCCATCATTTTCACCCAGTTTGCGGATAGAACGAATGTTAATCATCTTTGTATCTCCTTTGTTGTTTTGTTGTATTCATTATAACATGCTTATTTCATTTTGTCTATTGGCAAACTATACAAATCGGGATAGCAAATTTTGTGCGAAATTTTCGCATTTTTCTCTTGACAACTGGTGGACTGCTGTGGTATAATATTTCGGGGCGCCACGTGCTTGATGGGCGCGACGATGCTCGTTAAAGTTTTAACAATCCAGTAGTAAAAATAAAGGACGCTTACTCAGCGTCCCAAGTCAGGATTTCCTCTGTGGTTAAACCGTAAGGCGCGATTGCTCTTGCCAGTCTCTGCTCAGCATCAGCGGAGAAATTCGACTGATAGTAGTAGTCCATCAGATTACAAATGCCAGCCCAATCATCAGCGGGAATTTCGTCGATGATGTTCTCGATTTCATAGATGTTTTTCATTTCGTGTACCTCATTTCTTAATTTCTGTATTTATTATAACACGCTTATTTATGTTTGTCAATAGTTTTTTCAAAAAAAACAGGGCTTGCGCCCTGTTTATTTTATTTGATTTTCAGAATTTCCTTGCCCAGCTTGCCGGACTTGAACACACGGCGAACGCTCACGATGTTGGCTTTCCGTAGAAACCCTATTGCAATGTTGTGGGCTTCGTTGCCCGTGCGGGCGATGATGGAGAGCGTCTGTCCCTCGGCGTTGATGCAGATGTAGGTATTAGCGATAGTGCGTGTCATAGTCATTTCCTCCTTAATACATTTCCTCAGACTGAGCAAGATAGAAATGGTCAATCTTGGTCAAGTCCAGCAGTTCGTACTTTTCCACACCCTCAGCAAGCAGGGCGTTCAGCTTGTCCACCAGCTCCGTGCCATTATCCTTGCGTGCCTGAACGAACAGAAAATCAGAACAGGTTTTTTCCCACTGTGTCCCTCTGTTGTAAACAACAGGCTCTTTGGTGGTGTAGCAGACTCCATAGATGTTAGACATTGTATCATCCTCCTTTGTTTTACTGTAATCATTGTAGCACACTTGGGGCAATTTGTCAAGGGGTTTTTTCAAAAATAACCTACTTATTTTCGGGACAGAGATTGTGATTATTTTAACAATCGGATTTGCGATTTTTTTTCTTTAACACTTTAACGTGGTGAAGTTAGGGGCGCGGCGTCCGTGTTCGGCATCCAACAGCGATTGTGAAAATTTTCACAATCAAACAGCAACTTCACCACATCCACACATTGTGAATTTTTTAACAATCTTGCTCGGTCAGCAAATGTATCAACTGTGCCGTGTGTATCCTCCTTGCTACCTGTGCAAGCGCACTCTTTACTCTCTTGCTCTTGGTTCTCACATTGTTAAATGTTTAACAATCTTGCTCGCCCCTCTGTGCAAACTGTGCATTGTGGGACACGCGTTGTTCAGCACCTGCCCTGCTGTATTGTTTGGCAATAGTGCGAGGGCTTATTCTTGGGCGATTAGGGCCGTTAACGATGATGAACCCAAAAGAGAAATGGAATACTTACATTAGATTTATTGGTGCGCGGTTCCCGGTGAGCCGACCGGTGGGAAGCGCGTTCGCATCTCTTATTGTTGGTCTACTCTCCTCCACCACCTACTACCTACACCCTACCCCTGCCCTACACCCTACCATACCATACTACTATACTACATTGTTAATACATTAACAATGTATTTATCATTGTGTTGTGTTGTGTGTTGTTCTCTTTGTCTGTTGGTCGCTCGCTCGTTGGCTCGCTCTGCCTTGTCCACTGTGCCGTGCGTGTCCTTGTTCTCTCTTGGTTGAGTGTTTGTTAAATTTTTAACAATCTCGCTACATTGTTAATCTTTTAACAATCTTGCTACATCGTTAAATTTTTAACAATCTTTGGGCAACAAAAAACCTCCCTCAGTGAGGGAGGCAGATGAGGCACATTAAGATACCAGTGCCAGCGATAGCGGCGACCGCAACGATGAAGCGCACGACTTTGTAGATGATAGACATAGATCATTCCTCCTTTGATGATACTATTATACCAGATTTCAGGATGCTTGTCTATTGGCAGAATACACAAATTTGCGAGAGATTTTTTGTGGAGTTTGTATTTATTGCGAATGAGGACCGCGACGCCCATTCGCGGTTCTGCGAGTTGAGGGGCTGTATTGGGGATGGTCTAGCCTTTCCGCGTGCACCAAGCCCAAGAAGGTCTCGATAGTGTTCAGATTTTTTCTCAGATAAAAACCGACCGGGGGGTGGGTTTCGGGAAAAAATTTTTTTTGCTTTTTATTTTTTTGTTTGGCTGGTACAAACTCTCACCAAAACTTTTTTCAATTCAAATAACGGTAAAACTTTTTTCAATTCAAATAACGGTAGAATTTTTTTAATTACTTCTTAATCTTATTCCTACCAAAAAGCCAAATAGGAAAAAATAAAATTAATCCTATTAATGCTAATGCTTCAAGAATCATTTCTTATTCTCCTTCTTAGGACGACCCCGTTTAGGGTTTTCACCCCATACAATTTGATGAACTGCTTTAGTAGCATAATAATTAGCCTTTTTCTGCATTTTAGCAGCAAGCGCATTTCCAAAACTTTTATATTTAGGCATATTACATTACTCCATTAATAGCATCAGTTAGTTTTTGAGGAATTTCAATTCCTAAATCATCTAATACTTCTTTAGCGCGTAAATACTCTATTCTACTACCATATCGTTTACTCACTCGCACTCCAACATAAACTTCACCATTATATTCAATAGTATAAAATTCCATACGGTCGCCAGGAGCAATACCATATTTTTGTCTTAAATTCTTAGGAAAAACAAGACGGCCTAAGCTATCAACCTAATGAATAGAACCTTCATTATGAACTATTGCTTGGCCTTCTCGCATTACAATATCAAAATAATTTTTTCCTTCTTCCATAAAATCATTTCTCCTCCATTATATGACATTTTTCTCCAGAAGACTTAATAATATGCCAAATATACTCGCCATCATTAATAACTCCTAAATATTTGTCATTATTATTTACATATTTATCCAATTCCCAACCTGTGCCAACAGCATTAATTTGAAAATATTTTTTGGGTGCTTTTTCATCATAAACTGCCCATACGCATGGATTATTATTTACATCTAATCCAGTAGATACAATATCTGTCAAATGATCCATAATATGAGTAGACCCTGGAGTTTCAATTAAATATTTATAAATTTTCATATTACTCCTCTTTTAACACTTCTACCCAAACGCGCACATCTCTATTTTTAGTATTTATTACTCGATTTTTATCGTATACAAAAATAGGACAATGCAATGGATAACAATTTATTTTATTACCAATACCATCTATATAAATAATCATATCATTTTTAATATAGGGCCAATAATCTTGACCTTCACCTAATAGGATACAAGTATATCCTGCTTCAGTTAATTGTTCAAGATTAATATATTGATTAAATGATACACCCATAAATAGAATAGTAGTGCCTCGTTTAAAATTTTTCAAAATATATTTAATCTATTTTTCAGTCATCACCATTCCACCCTTCCGGTAAAAATATATCTAAAATTTTTTGTAATAAATCACTCGCAGCAAATATTGGGCCACCAATAAAAAATATTAAACAAACAATTAATTTATTTTCACCGGCGCTTTGAATTGCATCAATATATTCAAACATTACTAATGCTGAAATGATTATCCAAAAGATAACAATTACATAGGCTCCCAAAAATATTCACCATCCTTATATTTATTTACTCGAACATTGCGGACTAATATTCTTATAGAGCCGTCTTCTTCCAGTTGATTGGCGTATCCAGGTGGTGGCGGACCCTTGGACAAAACTGAATAGGCGATTATATTAGAATTTTCATAATTAGAGAAGTCTGCAATTTTTGCAGATTCTTTCGCATTAAATTGAAGATATAATAATAAACAACAAGGAAAGCTTTCTTCAATATTATTTGCATCTGCATAATAATCTGCTATTAAATTATATTTTTGTTCAATGTTTTCAGGGTCAAGAAGTTTAGTGACTCCTTTTGTAAACAATACATTATATATAATAGATAATATTAATAATATACTTAATATAATAATAGCAATTACCATAAACTTCTCCTTTTATTTTTTATTATAATAATAATACAAAAAATTTTTTTTATTGTCAAATTTTTTCCAATTAATAGTATCGTTTAAAAATTTTTTAAATGCATTTATTAAAATTTGACACCTGGAAAAATTTTTTGTATAATGAAGACGTAAAAAAATCTGGAGGTAATGATGATAAAATTAGATTATTCCTTACAAACTCCAGAAGAAAGAAATGAATTAGTCAAGAAAATATTAGAGGAAACCCCAGACCCCTCTCCTCGATATTTAGAAATATTAGGGGACTATATCATTCTTTGTATGGAGAAACAAGAGAAAAAGGAGCGTAAATTATTAACTGATAATCGTATGGCAACAGTTAATAAACGTGAAACATCTTTTGAAGGTCTTGTTTCCCAATTTGAGAATGGCGAAGATGGAATTTATAATTTAATTACTGAAAATAAAAATACAATATTTTAGCCCAAAATTACAATTACTAAAAAAGATATAGAAGAAATACCTCATTTAAAATAGTTAAGAGACGCCATTACTACTTGGGAAGCCAAATTACGAGTTAGTGAAGGGCGCGAAGCATTTATAATTAAACGTGCTATTATTGAAATGCGTAAAGATTAGTATGTTATTAAAAATGCAGTTCGTCGTCCAATTATTATGACTAAAATTACTCGTTCAAGAAATTTTATTCCATTAGAGGACACGACTTGCATTTTTGATGATGATGGTTATCCAATCCCGGATGGCGTTTCACTATTAGATCCTAGAGTATGTTCTGCAATTTTATGTAATTATTCTCGTTTAAAACAAGATAGTTGGGGAGATTTTGAAAGAGATTTATGGTATATTATGGAAGATTTTGATAATTTATGTACTATTGCTCTTAAAGATTATCCTTTATATGATAGAATAGTTGAATATAAAATTGATGGATTATAGAATATAGACATTCAAAAGAAAATTCAAGAGGAATTTAATATTACTCATAGCTTAGAATATATTTCTAGTTTATGGCGCAATAAAATTCCAAAATTAATCGCCTCTGCGGCTGAAGACCAATACCTATATGATTATTATTTACATAAAGCAAAAGGTAAATATAAAAAATGTAGTCGCTGTGGGCAAATTAAATTAGCACATAATAAATATTTTAGTAAAAATAAAACCAGTAAAGATGGCTATTATAGTATTTGTAAAAAATGCCGTAATGCCAAAAACAAGGGCAAACAGTTATAATTTTGAGAGGCCTGTTATTGGATAAATATAAGGAGGAAAATTATGACTGTAGATAATAGTAATAAAGTATATTATTGTGAACGATGTAATAGAACTATGGGTGCTGACCAGTTTTATACATCTAATAATTTAGAAAAATATCCAAATGATGGAAAACTCCCTCAATGTAAAAAATGTATTACAATGCTTGTAGATAACTGGAATCCAGAAACTTATATGTGGATTTTACAAGAAATTGATATACCTTATGTTCCAGAGGAGTGGAGTAAATTACTAATGAAATATGGACAAGATAAATCTAAATTAACTGGTATGAGTATTTTAGGTAGATATTTGTCCAAAATGAAACTTAAACAATATAAAGATTATCGATGGAAAGATTCTGAGTTTTTATAGGAAGTGGCTAATAATAAATTAGAGCAAACTATGAAACGTCAAGGATATGATGCTTAGCAAATAGCAACGGCTATTGCTAAATCTACTGTCGCTATTCCAGAAGAAGAATTAAAACCTTATACTCCTGAATTGCCAGAACGTTTTAGAGATGGTGATAATTATTTTGATCAATAGAATGGTATTGAACATGACCCAGCAGATGACCTCGATTTAACAGAAGAAGATATTTTATATCTTCGTATGAAGTGGGGTAAAGCGTATAAACCCGAAGAATGGGTTAAACTAGAGCAACTTTATGAAGAAATGATGAGTTCTTATGATATTCGCGGCGCTGGTCATATTGATACATTAAAATTAATTTGTAAGACATCCTTAAAAGCAAACTAGTTGATCGATATTGGTGATATCGAAGGTTTTCAAAAGATGAGCAAGGTTTATGATAGTCTAATGAAATCAGGTAATTTCACCGCCGCTCAAAATAAAGCAGACACAGGAGAAGCATTTGATTCTATTGGAGAATTAGTGGCCATGTGTGAGACTGAAGGATTTATTCCTCGGTATTATACAGAAGGTCCAAAAGATAAAGTTGATGAAACTTTACAAGATTTAAAGAATTATACACACACATTAGTCACTGAAGAGATGAATCTAGGTAATCTCATTGAAGGGGCTATTAAGAAAATGCAAGAAGAGGAAAATAAAGAAGAAGATCAAGATATTGAAGAAGATTTAACGATGGAAGAAATCGATCATCTTAAAGATGAAGATTTAATTGAATATAATGATTTCCTTGAGGAAGAGTCTGAAATAGATGCTTAGACTTTAAGGAATTTAGAAGGATAATATGGCTTTATAGGATTTACTTGATTTATCTTAGAAGCGTAAAAAGATTGGAATTTCAGAGGACCGTCTTCGTGCGATTATACCAGAAGCAAGATAGTACATAGCCTTTTGGAGAGAATATCCAGATATGTTTATCGACTTTATGGCTGGGCCTGATGGCGGCCCTCAACATTTTAAACTCTATTTTTATTAGAGAATCTTTTTGCGCGCTGCGATGCGTCATAAATATATTTATGCTGTATTCCCTCGTGCTTATTCAAAATCTTTTTTATCAATGATGGTCTTAATGTGTCGTGCTATTCTATATCCTAGATGCAAATTATTTATTACTTCTGGTGGTAAAGAACAAGCGGCTGGAATTGTAAAAGAAAAAGTTCAAGAAATTTGTACTCTTATTCCTGCATTTTAGAAAGAAATAGATTGGCGTCGTGGTTAGACACTTGAAGGTAAAGATTATGTTAAATATGTATTTAAAAATGGTTCATATTTCGATAATATTGCTGCAAGAGAGTCTTCTCGTGGTAAACGCCGCCACGGCGGTTTAATTGAAGAGTGCGTTGGTGTTGATGGTGATATTTTATCACAAGTTATTATTCCTACAATGAATATTTCTCGTATGTGTATGGATGGTACTACTCAACCCGATGAAACTCTTAATAAATCTCAAATTTATATTACTACTGCTGGATATAAAAATACTTTCCCTTATGATAAATTAATTCAATTATTAGTTTGGGAGATTGTTAAACCTTAGCAATCTATCATTATGGGTGGTACTTATCGTATTCCTGTTTTAATGAAATTATTAGATGCGAATTTTATTAAAGACTTAAAAATGGACGGAACGTTCAATGAAAGTTCATTTGACCGAGAATATGAAAGTAAATGGTCTGGCACAGTAGAAGATGCATTTTTTAATGCTGAAATATTTGATAGAAATAGAATATTAAATTAGCCTGAATATGAAGCATCTGGGCGTAATTCAAAATTAGCATCTTATGTACTTGCTGTTGATGTCGGTCGTAAAGGATGTGATTCAGTCATTTGCGTATTTAAAGTGACTCCACAATCACAAGGTGGTTCAATTAAAAGTTTAGTAAATATATACACATTATCTGATGAACATTTTGAAGACCAAACTATTAAATTAAAAAAATTATATTATAAATATAATGCTGATAGAATTGTAATTGATGGTAATGGTTTAGGAATTGGTTTAATTGATTATATGGTTAAGACATAGATTGATCCTGAAACCAATGAAATTTTCCCTGATTTTGGCGTTGTCAATGATGATGATTTATTTTATAAAAAATATAAAACATCTAATACAGTATTAGATGCTATGTATATTATAAAAGCTAATGCGCCACTTAATACAGAAGCTCATGCGATTGCCAAATCACAACTTGCTTCTGGAAAAGTGAAATTTTTAATTGATGAGCGCGTAGCAAAAAATAAACTCCTTGCTAAAAAGAAAGGTCAAACTATGACTCCAGAATAGAGGGCAGAAGAATTAAAACCATTTACATTAACTTCCATATTAAAAGAAGAAATGATGAATTTGCGTGAAGAGACTGAAGGAGTAAACATTATCCTGAAGCAAGCAAATAAAAGTATCCGAAAAGATAAATTTTCTGCTTTTGAATATGGACTATATTATTTAAAATTAGAAGAAGATAAAAAGAAGAAACGTAAAAAGTTTAATGCTAAAGATTGGTGTTTCTTAAATTGAGGAGGTAATTATGAGAGCGTCTAGAGGCGAAATTAAAATTGAAGAGATTTTGCGACAAGCTGAATTACCATTTAAAATGGAATATATTTTTCCAGATTTAAAAGCACCAAGTGGTAGACCTTTACGTTTTGATTTTGTCGTTTTTGATGATGATGGTAGAATTGATTTTATTATTGAATATTAGGGTAAATAGCATTATGAGCCTAGTGCGAAATTTGGTGGTAAAAAAGGTTTATACCAACAACAGTATAATGATAATCAGAAACGACGTTTTTGTGCTTTACATGATTTTAAATTAATAGAGATTCCTTATACAGACGAGAATCTTATTACATATGATTATATAATGCAATTAGCTGGATATTAAGGAGGTGGAATTTTGGATACTAAAGAATTATCACGTTAGGAAATCATCCACTCCAAAGGATTTAATATCAGCAATGGAACAAGTGATTATCGAACTGCTGATCCAACAGAATATCGTAAAATAAAAGTTGGAGTTCAAACATTAGATGATGCTGTATTAGATTTAGGGTCATTTGCTCGTTTATATCCTAATCGTCGTGGTCCATGTCGCATGGTCACTAAAAATGATGTATTACGAGCTATGATAAATCGTGATATTGTTGAAATGCGTAGAATTTCTAATTTATTTTATGATATTAGCGGTATTTATGAGCGAGTATGTAATTATTTTGCTTATTTGTATAGATATGATTGGTATGTCGCTCCAGAGATTTTAGATGATACGGTAAAAGATGAAAAAGTTTTAAAAGATTTCTCAAAGTTATTAAATTACTTAGATAATACTTATATTAAAAAAATCTGCGGTGATATTGCTCAAAGTATTATGAAAAATGGTTGTTATTATGGATATATAGTGCAATCTGCAAATAGTTTAATGTTACAAGAATTGCCTGCTAGTTATTGCCGTTCTAGATACTTTGTGGCTGGTATGCCAGCAATTGAGTTTGATATGCGATTTTTTGATTAGTTTCCAGATCCTAATTATCGTATGCGCGTATTAAAATTATTCCCTGAAGAATTTTAGCGTGGATATGTTTTATATAAGAAGGGAAAATTACTTCCTGATATTAAGGGAGATTATAGTGGAAGTTGGTATTTACTATCTCCAGAATTAAGTGTGAAATTTAATTTTAATGGCAGTGATACACCACCATTTATCAATTCTATCCCTGCTCTCATGGATTTAGACGCTGCTCAAGATTTAGATCGCAGAAAACAAATGTAGAAGTTGTTAAAAATTATTGTTCAAAAACTTCCTATGGATAAAAATGGTGATTTAATATTTGATATTGATGAATCTCGTGATATACATAATAATGCTGTTGCTATGTTATCAAGAGCTATTGGTGTTGATGTTTTAACAACATTTACTGATGTTCAATCTATTGATTTATCAGATAAAAATACTACAACTACTACAGATGATTTAGCAAAAGTTGAACGTACTGTCTATAATAATTTAGGTATTTCTCAAAATTTATTCAATACTGATGGTAATTTATCATTAGAGAAGTCTATCCTCAATGATGAATCAACTGTTAGAAACTTGTTGTTGCAATTTAACATTTTTTTTGATAGAATAGTAAAGATGAAAGTTGCGAACAATAAGAAATATAGTTTTAAATTTTATATGCTTGAAACTACACAATATAATTATAAAGAAATGTCAAAATTGTATAAAGAACAAACGCAACTTGGTTATTCTAAGATGCTACCTCAAATTGCTCTTGGTCATTCTTAGAGTTTTATTTTAAATACTGCGGTATTTGAAAATGATGTGTTGAAATTAACTGAAATTATGATCCCGCCATTAATGTCTTCTACTATGAGTAGTCAAGATGTTTTGGGTAATAAAGGTTCAAACAATTAGAATAAAACACAAAATAATTCAGGAAGTAGTAATCAATAGACTACTACAAAACAGACTACTGAAACAAAATAGTCTGGGCGACCTGAAAAGGCTGATGATTAGAAAAGTGAAAAAACCATAAAAAATAAAGAGTCAATGAATTAAGGAGGTAAATCATGAAGCATCAAAGTATTAAACTTGAAACGCCTTGTGAATTTATTAATGTAACTCCTATTAATCCTTTGATTTCTAAATGCCAAATTAAAGTTTGCTACGTTGGGGATGAACCAAATCGCAATCGAAGCATTATTTCTAAAGAAACTGCAAGGGAGATGGCTAATAGTCTCCCTGGCAGTCCTATTGTTGGTTTTTATAATGAATCTAATGGAGATTTTGAGGAACACAATAGAATTATTAATATTTCAAACGGAAAGTTTGAAATGAAAGACACTACTAAACCTTATGGTTTTGTAGATTTAGGTGCCAAGGTTTGGTTTTAGAAATTTTTAGATGATGGCGTTAATGAACATGAATATCTTATGACTGAAGGATATTTATGGACCGGCCAATATCCAGAATGTAAGCGCATCATTGAGTAGGGTAATAATCATTCTATGGAACTTGATGAAGGCACTTTAGATGGAACTTGGACGAAAGATAATAATGGAAAGCCGTAGTTTTTCATTATTAATGAAGCAATTATTTCTAAACTTTGTATTTTAGGAGAAGAGTGTGAACCTTGCTTCGAAGGCTCCTCTATTACAAAGTTTTCTCTTTCATTTGATGATAGTTTTAAAAATGAACTATACTCAATGATGAATGAATTAAAAGAATTATTAAAAGAAGGAGGAGCAAAAGTGTTTAATAGATATGCCGTAGAAATCGGAGATTCTCTATGGAGTGCTTTATGGGAATACGTAAATAAGGCTTTCCCTGATGGCTCTAACAATTATTGCTCTAAGTATCGTATTGATGGCGTTTTTGAAGATAATAGTCAAAAATTTGCTATTCTTCAAGATCGCGGAGATATGAAATATTATCGTTTAAACTTTTCTTTGAGTGATTCTGATGATCTTGTTCCTGGTGAAGGTTTAATTGAAGTGACTAAATCTTATACTCCAGCGGCAGAGCCTCAATTTGCTTTAGAGGCGGTTGAAGCTTATGAAACCGAATTTAAGAAAAAGCAAGAAGAAGAAAATAAAAAGGCAAACGATGATAAGGGCGATAATTCTGGCGACCCTGAGAATAAAAAAGATGATGGTTCTTCTAAAAATAATGGTCAAAAGTCAGAAAATAAAGATGATGATCCTTCAAAAGATGATAAGGATGAAAAGAAAAAGAAAAAGTATTCCTTAGATGAAATTGAAGAATATGTTAGCTTAAAGGTAGAATATGAAGAGTTGCAAAATAAATTTAGTTTGTTAGAAGCTGAAAATAAGGCTCTAAGTGAAACTAATACTTCTTTGACTGAGTTTAAAAATAGTATTGAGCGCAAGGACAAAGAAGCTATGATTCAATCATTCTATATGCTGTCTGATGATGATAAGAAAGATGTTATTGATAACATTGATAAGTATTCTGTTGATGATATTGAAGCAAAACTTTCTGTTATTTGTGTTCGCAACAAGGTTAATTTTAACCTTGATGATGATAATAATAATAAAGGCCCAACTACCTATAATTTAAGCAATTTAGATGATGACAGAGATGCTGGAATGCCAGCTTGGGTCAAGGCTGTTCTAGAATCAGCCAATAAAAACTAATAAGGAGGACATACTTAAATGTTTAAGGATTTTTTAAATTCTCATTTAGGCGTTGGTAAGAATCCACCTAAGTCACAGGCTAAGTATGTTGAGTTTGGTTATGGTCAGGTTGAGCCAAATCACCTGTCTGCACAAAGAACCGCTCAAATTTATGCTCAGTTGCCTGCTAACAAGGATATTAATATTCTTGAAAACGGCCAGTTTGTCAAGTATGATTACGCTGCTAATGCCAATGGTATTGGTGAAGTGAATTTTACTGGCAAGGGTGAGTGGATGCTAGTTTATAATGAGATTAAGTTATATCGCGATCATCCTGATGGAACTAAGCAGTGGGATTGCGAATTTGCTATGCTAAAGGACGACTATCAGGCTCGTATTTATTCTCCATATGATTGGGAGCATACTGAGGTTGAATATGGTGGACGTTTCTGGAATGGTGTTGATGAAACTGGTGCTGACCACAAGGTACTTGAGCACACTGTTGCTTTAGACCAGGGTCTAAAGACTGTTACCATCGCTGGCGAAGTTTATGATGTTAAGGACAATAAGTTTACTTATAATGGTGTAGAGTATGAAATTGATCCTAAGACCAATCAGACTAAGACTCCTGTGCCTGTAAAGTATGCTTATGATAAGGTTCTAACTGATGTCGCTGACATTTACGAAGAGCTGACTTGGACTAATGATCCATATAAGAAGCTTGGTGTTTATCATGAGAAGCGCATGACTCCAGGTACTGCAATGGTTCCTCGTGTCTTCAAGACTAATGTTGGTGATCATTATACTACTAATATGATTAATGAAGATAGTGTTTCTGTTGGTGATATTTTAGCTCCAGCAGCTGCTGACGGAATTCTTGTAAAAGATGAGAGTCAGGATATGAAGTGGCAGGTTGTTAAGGTATATACTATGCCTGATGGACAACGTGGCGCTAAGATTCTACGTATTGCGTAAGAAAGGAGAGAAGAATAATGTTAGATAGAAACAATTTAGTTGCTTTAATGAAGACTGTTGCTAAGGCTGATCCTTCTTCTCCTGTGGCTTACAGTTATAATGGTCAGAACCTTTCTTATGAGGCTCTGAACGATACTTTACGTAATGAGATGAATGAGCTGGCTGGCACTAATGCTCTATATCGTGAAAATAAAAATTTAATTTTCTCAATGATTGAGGAGACTTTGGATGAAGTTCTTCCTAAGAAGGTTTCTCAATCTTATGAGCAGTTTGCTGAAGTTAAGCAGTTTGCTCAGGGTGATAAGCCCATTTTCCGTCGTCCTCTAAACACACGCGCACGTGCTAAGCAGTTTGTGACTCGCGTTGGACTGGCTGGTATCTATGAAGTCTTCAAGCTGGGACCTGCTGAAAACGAGAGCTTTGAGGTTCGTACCTCTGCTATCGGCGGAGCTGCTCAAATCGGCTTCGAAGAGTTCTTAGATGGTCGTGTTGATTTTGCTGAAGTTACCAAGATTATTATGGATGGTATGGATGAACTGATTTACAAGGAAGTTGCTTTGGCTTTGAAGTCTTCTATTAATCAGCTACCTCCTGCTAACCGTGTTGCTGCAGCAGGTTTCGATGAGGGTGCTATGGATCGTTTGATTACCATCGCTTCTGCTTATGGTACTCCTACTATTTATTGTACTTATGAATTTGCTGTTCGTATGATTCCTAATGAAGCTTGGCGTTATACTGAAGCTATGAAGACTGAGCTGTGGAATACTGGTCGTTTGGCTTCTTATAAGGGAACCAAAGTTGTTATTCTAGAGCAGGGCTTCGAGGATGAAAGTAATACCCGTAAGGTTATTGATCCTGGCTACGCTTGGATTATTCCTACTGGTGTTGATGGCAAGCCTGTAAAGATTGCTTTCGAGGGTGGAACTATTGTTGATGAATTCAGCAATTATGATCGTTCTCGTGAGATTCAGGTTTATAAGAAGGTCGGCGTTGGTTGTATGTTGGCTAACAACATTTGCTCTTATGTTGATACTTCATTAATGGGTCAGATGTATACTTGGAACTATGATGGTGTAACTGGTAAGGTTGTTACCTATGATGGACGTCTAAGTGGACAAATTTGATTTAAACCTTAATATAGATTTCATTTAAGGGGAGAAGGGATTTACTCCCTCTCCCCTTATTTTTTTTAGAGAAAAAGGAGATAATAAAATGATTCGTTCTGAAGATATGTTTAATGTAAAAAATAGAAGTACTAGTGTTGTTGTATATAGAATTCCTGAGAGTAATTTGAGACGCGAATGGGCGCCCGGTGAGGTGAAGCGCATTCCATTTGGGGAACTAGAAAAATTGACTTACCAACCTGGTGGACGTGAATTAATTGCTAATTTCTTACAGATTATGGAAAATGAAGTTACTGATGATTTAAATGTTCATCGTGAACCTGAATATAATATGTCAGAAGAGCAAGTGCGTGATTTAATTCTTAGTGGTTCTATTGATGCATTTTTAGATGCTCTTGATTTTGCTCCTATTGGAGTTATTGATTTGATTAAAACCATGTCTGTTCAATTACCCATTACTGATATGGCTAAGCGTGAAGCTTTAAAAGCTAAAACTGGTTTTGATGTAGATAAAGCTATTGAAAATGACCGCGCTAGTAAAGAAGACGATAAAAAGGAAACTATCGCAGATAAGCCAGCTGAAAGACGTGTTACAGAATCTACTCCTGCAGGACGTCGTACATCTGGAAGTGCTTACAAAGTAGTAAAGCAAACTGAAACTAAATCTGCTGAATAATAAATAAATAGGAGGCGTATCATGGGAACTAAATTCACTGATATTTATAATCGCTTCCTTGGGAAAATTACTGATGACCTTTATATTGAATTAACTCCAGAAGATACAATTAAAGATTTACGTGCGATACTTTTAAATATTTTACCTGAATTTGAATTTCCTAGATTTGATATTTATGATTATACTATTGATTAGGAAATTAAATATGAAGATGAAATATTAGAAGATGATTTTGTAATTGGTCTTTTGTGGGAAGATGAAACAGATGAAGAATCAGAAATCCGCCCTCCTCGTGTAATGGTAGAACATTCATCTTTTGGAGCTGAATTAACACCGGAGGAAATTAATATTTTAGCTATATTGATGATGGTAAATTGGGTATAGCGCCAAGTTACTTCTATTGAACACACTCGTATGAAGTATAGTGGTTCAGATTTTAAAATGACTTCATAGGCTAATCATTTACAAAAATTGATGTCTTTACTGAGTGAATGTTAGAGACAATCATTTCATATGCAACGTTTATATAAACGTCGTAAATTAGTAGAAGGGAAATACGAATCCAATTGGGGCGTATTTCATTATAAAAATTATCCTTATGATAACTAAATATCATACAGATATTTCCGATGAAGTCATGGAAAAAAATATAGTAAGATTAACTAATCAACTGTGGAAATTAATCCCTATGAGAGAAAATGAAGAAGATTGGGATAAACAATTAAATACAGTTATTATTGAAATTGCGGGCTTAAATGAAATTTTTATTTAGGACCCGCGATTTTTATAGTTGCTTAGTAAATTAGAAGGATTAAATGTTTTAAATGATATTGAATTCTCAATTTATAGAAAAACTGTATTTGAATGTATTAGTTTATTATAGGAGATTAGAAAGTAATGCCAAAACGTCCAGAAAAAATGGAAAAATTATTGCCTTATGGTTTAAATACTAATAAAAGTGTAAATCTTGTAGGGGCTCGTTTAGGTGATACAAGTATAAAAATTCCTTAGCCAGATTCAGTTGATGGTAGTTTAAATATGGCTAAAAGATTAATGAGTGCGGGTGGTTTTGCCCAACAGTAGCGAATGATCAAAGATAAACGACATTCGTTAGACCAAGCTACTAAATATTCTTATTAGGCGGCTTGGGTGCGTAAATGTGCGGCTACAGAGGTAGAAACTAAAAAAGAAAAAAATATTTTACCTCCTGTTCGAGCATTAATGAATCCTAATAAATTAAAATAGGATTATGATGATAAAGTTATTTCAATTGGATTTGAACATAAATTTAATTGTGGAGATGTATTTGAATGGTGTAATACTGGAACTTATTGGTTAATTTATTTATAGGATTTAGATGAATTAGCTTATTTTCGCGGAGATGTTCGTAGATGTACTTATCAAATTCCATTTATGATGGATGATGAATTAAATGTAGTTTATGTGGCTAACCGAGGTCCAGTAGAAACTAAAATTGATTATATTCAAAAACATACTACTAGCGTAGACAATCCAAATTATTCTTTAAATTTATTAATTCCTAAAAATGAAAAAACTTTGAAATTTTTTAAGCGTTATTAGAAGTTTTATATTTGGCCGGAAGACGGTTCAGTTTATGATACCTGCTGGAGAGTTGAAGCTGTAAATAATATTAGCATGACTGGCGTTATTGAAGTAAATGCTGTTGAATATTATGCTAATGAGTTTACAGATGACCGAGATGCAGGATTAGCTGATGTATTTAAAATACCAGACCCAATACTAAAACGTAAAATTATAGATGATAACAAAGATAATAATAAAATTTTAAATATAGTTGGTGAAACCTTTATTAAGCCTAAAAAAGAATATGATTTTAATTTAAATATTAAAAATGTTCGAGGAACTTGGAAAATTGAAGGTAATGATGTTCCTGTCCGAATTATTAGTGAAGGAACTAATGATAAAGGATTTGCAACAATTAAACTTAAATGGGATTCTACTTATAGCGGTTAGTTTGATTTAGTTTATGGAACTAGTCGAAAAACTATAGTAGTAGAATCATTGTTTTAATGAGTAAAAGGAGATTGAAAACATGAGAATAGACGGATATCATATTCCAAAATCAAGTTTTCTATCTATGGAAAAAGATACTGGGATTATTGTTAATGAAATATTAAAAAATAATCGTTTAAAAAAATTATTATATTATACTACTAGTGATGCTATGGAAAAACCTAATCTTACTGAAGATTAGTCTTTAAGTTTGCTAGGAACTAATATTAAAATAGTGCCTAAATTATATGTTGATGGTTCTGTTTTAAATTATGTATTAATTAATTTCGATAATTTTACTCCCAGTGAAAATCCAGAGTTTAGAGATAATACTATTCAATTTGATATTATATGTCATTTTGACCAATGGAATTTAAGAGATTATGCATTACGCCCGTATAAAATTGCCGGAGAAATTGATTCAATGTTTAATTTGAAAAAATTAACTGGTATTGGTTATTTAGAATTTATGGGTGCTACTTAGATTGTTTTAAATGATGAATTTGCTGGATTATGTTTGATGTATCGCACTGTTCATGGTGGCGAAGATGAAAAATATATGCCAACTTATCCTGATAAAAATAGCGGCAAAATTAAAGAGGAACAATTTATTAAAGAATTCAAGGATTATATTAGTAAATAATGGATTACCGCTTAAATTTAATTTGCGGAACTGATATATTGATTCCTGAATGTAATTTAGTCGCTCATCAACCAAGGATAAAAGAAATTTCATTTATTGGGGAATCTGATTTTTTTATTGGAGCATAGACTCTCTGTTTGCATAAAACTATGTTTATAGAGGACAAAACTATTCTAGACAGTATTAATAATTTTTAGATATTTATGACGATAATGTTATAGGATGAAACAAAGGATAAAAAAGCTAACATTTTAAATGTCTTAAATTTATTATTCCCATCATATAAAGTAAATGTGACGCCGAATTCATTATTATTTATGAAGGAAGGTGTTCCTCCTATTACTGTAGATGGGAATAATTTTGAAGCATTACAAGAAGTGTTGCGTTTAATCTTTTGTATGCACAATGGCCCGATGGATTAGTAGGCTTTCAATCCTGCCAACGACAAGGCTCGTGAGATTGCTCAAAAGCTAATGCGAGGGAGACAGCGAGTTGCCGCTCAAAACGGTAATTCGAATGTAAGTGTTTTTAGTTAGTATATGTCAATCTTGACTATTGGATTAGGTTCAATGTCATTATAGGATTTGACAAATCTGACAATGTTCCAATTATATGATTTAATGGAGAGATATACGCTATATACTGCTTGGGACCTGGATGTGCGCTAGCGTTTAGCTGGCGGTAAACCTGAAGGGACCCCGGATAATTGGATGAAAAACATTCATTAATTAAAAATACAAGGAGGAAATAACACTATGAAATTCGGTGTCCGCGAAATTTGTGATGTTGTACTAAAGGCTAAGTCAGCACAGAAAATCGGTAATAAGGTGTTCTATGCTGGTGAACCTGTTATTTATTTTGACACCCTGAAAACTTCTAGCTTAGAAGGTGCTGCTACCACTGTATATGCACAAGGTGGTCGTGGTAACTCTCGTTTGGTAGCATGGGAAGGTGAAAGAACTCTGACCTTCACTATGGAGGATGCTTTAATTTCTCCTGAAGGATTTATGATTCTTTCTGGTGCTGGTTTGATTTCTGCTAATGCAGATAAGCCAATTTATCAGCATATTACTGAGACTATTGATGTAAGTGATAGCAAACGTTTTAAGATTCTTGAGGATAGTTTTAAGTTTGCTATTTATACTGAGAATAAGCCTTATATGCCTGCTAATGCTGGTGACAACTATGCTTATGTTATGTTTATGAAGAATGGTGAAATTATCTCTGAACCTTACATTCCCGTTCATGAGGTTTATGATGACAAAGGCAATGCTACCATTCAAGATTCTAAGGCTTCTGGAATTGATACTGATTTTGCTCCTACTGTAGAAGATTTAGACGGCAAGACTTATTATCGTGTGGCTGTAATGGACCATGATATGTATGTTGGTTTAGCTTCTTATGAGGATGAGCAAAGTGGTGGACATAAATATACTCCAGCTAGTGGAGATAATACCGCTTATGATGTAGTTACTCTACCAAATCGTCTAAAGTTCGATTCTGTGTTAGTTGATTATTACACTGAACGTAAGTCTGGTGCTACTCAGATGGAAATTACTGCTGATAAGTTTGGTGGTAACTATTATCTTGAGGCTTCTACTCTATTCCGTGATACTAACGGTGTAGACATGCCTGCTGAGTTCATTATTCCTAACTGCAAGATTCAGTCTAATTTCACCTTTACTATGGCTTCTTCTGGTGACCCAAGTACATTTACTTTCACCTTAGATGCATTCCCTGATTATACTCGTTTCGATCATAGTAAGAAGGTTCTGGCTGCAATTCAAGTAATTGAATATCTGGATAATGAGGATTTACATCGTCATAGCACAGTTCACCAGAAATCTCACGATAGTTATAATTGGTAATTTAATTAAAAATTTTATGGGGAGAGGATTTATTCCTCTTCCCATTTTTTTTATTTTAGGAGGTAAAGAAGAGATGAGATGGCTAAAGTAAAAATCTTATCTGAGAAAGAGTTTAATGTAGTAAATGATATGGTTAGTAAAGCCTTTCAGGAAGATTCATAGCAAATGTTAAATATTGACCTAGATGAATTTAAAACTTAGGTAGATAAAACAATATTAATGTGTCAACAAAAAATGCGTGCTATATATCATGAAGGAAATATAAAAAAAATAGTTGGTTTTAAATCAAAAACAAATACTGCTTCAAATCGTATTCTTTTAGCAAATGCTTATGAATTAATATTTAAATTTAGGCGTTTTTTATTAAATGAAACTATTAATTACCGATATTATTATCGAGATTCAGAAGGTAATGTTAAAGCTATTTCAATTAATGAAAATAATATTTTAAAATATGTGAAATTTGGTAAAATGGCATTACAATTAAATCCTACTTTATTAAAATAGAATAATGATGCAATTAATGCAAAATACAGCGAATTAATGACAAAATATTTTAATAAATATGTTCCAGCGAAAAATGAAAAAAATGATTATTTTACTTCTTTAGGAAAATACGGATATATTGTAAGAAAATCAATTATGCAAGAATATGGAAATCGTAACTCTGGATTAAAATAGAAAAAAAATCCTCGTTAGTATTAGTTCTTTAATCAAGGCCATATTTTTGAAGCATTGGATATTGCTATTTCTCATTAGATAGAATTAGAAAAATAGATTGATGATCAATAGATTAAAAATGATGTTTTTGGTACTGCATTAGCCTATGACAATATTATTGCTTCATAGGGTGGTGATAATCCTTTTACAAACACTAGTATTAAAGCAAATCGTGCAGATTTATATGATTATAATACAATTTATTAGCAATTAAAAATTATAAAAGATATTATTTCTGGAGGATTAATTGATAAAGCATCATATCAAGAAAAGATTTCTAAATTGTTTTTAAATAAAGCAAAATTTGAAACTGAAGCAGCTATGGAAGAGACGGCAGAAAAAGCTGTTGATAAATTATTAAATATTTTAAAAATATCGAAATAAAAATTGACAATAAACTAAATTTTTAGTATAATATAAATAAGTGTAAAAGGAGGATTTTGAAATGGCAAAAGTATCATTTTCAAAGTTAAATTTAAATAAAAATACAGAAGTATCAACCTTTGAATGGGGAGATTAGATTATTGAAGTCAAAGATTATCTTCCTATTGGAGATAAGTTAAATCTTATTTCAGAAATCATTAATGATTCCATTGATAAAAACGGTTATTATAACCCTGCTCGTGTATATCTTCATACTATTTTAAAAATGATTATGGCATATACAAATGTAAGTTTTACTGATAAACAAAAAGAAGACCCAAAGAAATTATATGATTTAGTAGTAGGTTCTGGTTTTTCTGCTAAGGTATTTGGAGAAATTAATCCAGGAGAATATGCACAAATTAAAAGTTGGGTGGCAGAAACTATTCATTCAATTTATGAGTATAAAAATTCTGCGGCGGGTATTTTAGATATTATTTCTACGGATTATAAAGATACAACATTTGATATGGAACAATTAACTAATGACATTCAGAATCCTGAAACATTAGGATTGCTAAAAGATGTTTTGACCAAGTTGGGATAATTAAACTATTTAATTTTTTAAAATTAAATAGGAATAATCAAGTGTATGGGTGTGAGAAGATTATTTCTCACACCCATTTTTTTTGTTTATATTATGAGAGAAAGGAGTCCCGTTTATGGCAAAACAATTAAATGTTGCATTAGATTTTACTGCGAATACTACTCAAGCGAAATAGCAGATTTAGGAATTGCAGTAGTTATTAACTAAAGTAGCATATAGTACTGATTTAGGTATTGATCCCAGTCAAATGAAAGCAGCTTCTACTGCGGCTAAAGAGCTAGCTATTCATTTAAATGAAGCATATAATTAGAAAACTGGTAATTATGATTTAAGTAAATTAAATGCTAGTTTAGCTAAATCAAAAACTAATGTGACTGAATTATCTACCAGTTTACTTCAAGCGGGAACAACTGGACAACAAGCATTTATAAAATTAGCTCAATCAATAGCGGCGGCTGATTAGCCAATGATTACATTAAATGCTCGTTTACAAGATTTTTTAACTACTGTTAAAAATACAGTTAAATGGCAAATTTCTTCAAGTATGATTCATGGTGTAATGGGGGCTTTGCAAGGAGCTTATCATTACGCTTAGAATTTAAATAGTTCATTAAATGATATCCGAATTGTTACTGGTCATAATATTGACTATATGGATAAATTTGCTGATAGAGCAAATAAAGCAGCAAAGGCATTAAGCACTTCTACATTAAATTATACTGATGCTTCTTTGATTTACTATCAACAGGGTTTATCAGATAAAGAAGTAGAAGATAGAACTGCTGTTACGATTAAAATGGCTAATGCCGCTGGTGAAAGTGCTGATAAAATATCAGACCAATTGACTGCTGTTTGGAATAACTTCTATGATGGCTCACAATCATTAGAATATTACGCTGATGTTATGACTGCATTAGGTGCAGCAACAGCTTCCAGCACAGATGAAATTGCGGCTGGATTAGAAAAATTTGCAGCTGTGTCTAATACAGTAGGTTTAAGTTATGAATATGCTACTTCAGCTTTAGCGACTGTAACCGCAACGACTCGTCAATCTGCTGATGTAGTTGGTACTGCATTCAAAACATTATTTGCTCGTATTCAAGATTTAGAATTAGGTAAAACTCTTGATGATGGTACTACATTAGGCAAATATTCTCAAGCTCTTGAAACTGTTGGTGTTTCTATTAAAACAGCAGATGGCGGATTGCGAGAGATGGATGATATCCTTAGTGATTTAGGTGAAAAGTGGAATTCATTTGATGCTGAAGGTAATCCATTAATTTCTAAAGATGCTAAAGTAGCATTGGCTCAAACCGTTGCTGGTGTTCGTCAATATACGCAATTAATGGCATTAATGGATAATTGGGATTTTATGAAAGAAAATCTCGAAACTGCTCGTAATGCTACTGGAACATTAACTGAACAATAGAAAATTTATGAAGAGTCTTGGGAAGCTGCTAATAAACGTTTAAAAGCTTCTTTTGAATCTTTATATACTGATTTAATTGATGATAAATTTTTTATTAAATTTACAGATTTCTTATCTGATATGGTTGATGGGGTTGATTCTTTTATTGATAAAATTGGTGGAATTAAACCTTTATTATTAGGATTTTTATCATTAATTGGTTAGACATTAAGCTCTAAAATTTAGCCAGCTTTAGATAATGCAATAAATAATATTCAAATTTTAGTAGGTGGAGCAGATAAAGTTTATGCTAAAATATCTAAAGAAACTTCTGATAATATTAAATTATAGTTAGAGACAAGAACTAATTTTACTCCAGCTCAAGAATAGGAATTAAAAAATTCTTAGGAATTATTAGGAGTAAAAAATAAATTAGCAACCGTATCTGAAAATTTATCTATTAGTGAAAAAAGATATTATGAAAATGAAATTCAATTTATTGAAAAACAATAGTAGGAAACAGTAAAATTAATTAAATTACGAGAACAATTAAATAAAGATACTAATCCTATTGATTTAAATGCTCCTAATCAAATTTATGATTATGGTACTAGTTATTTACAGAAGTTAAAAGCTAATAAAGATAAAGCTTAGTAGTTATATCGTAATAATCCATCTGAAAATAATTAGGCAGATTTAGTCGCTGCTAGAAATGATTTAGCTTTTTTCTAGAATGATAAATTAGATATTCAGGAACAGGCAGCGTCTCAATTAGCACAAACAGTTGAAAAATTAACAAATACTTATAAAACTTTTATTGAAGTTGGGCATGAAACAAATGAAACTTTATTATCAGGAAATGATTTATACTCTTTAACAATTGAAGGACTTAAAAAATTAGGGACTTAGTATACTAAATTAAATGGTGAAATTGATTTTGAAACGGTTCGAACTTCTATTGATATGCTTATTGGCCCAGTAGATGAAGTCACAAAATCTTCAAAAGATTTTCAAAATGCTTTAGAAGCTATTGAAAGTGCATTAGATGGAGGAAAGCCAAAAGAAGTAAGTTAGGCTTTTAAGCAGTTAGCAGAAGTTCTAAAAAATACTACTGTTGAAGGAAAAAATGCGGCTAATGCTTTAGAACAAATGGGTCGTTCAACAAGTAAATCAATGGAATAGGCTAAAGGTGATATTTAGGCGCATAGTAAAGCATTAAAATAGTGGGGATAGGCTACTAAAGAAGCAAAAGAAGCACAAGAAGGACTCAATCAAGCAGTTATTAATTTTAAACCAATTCATAAAATACCTTTCACTTAGAGTATAATATCATTGGCTTCTGCTTGTGGTTCTGCTGCAATGGCATTACAATCATTTAATTCTATGATGCAAACATTATCTGATCCTGATATTTCTGGATGGGAAAAATTTACATCTGTTTTATTTAGTATTTCTATGATTGTTCCTGGGGTGTCTAGTGTTTTACGAGGATTAGGTACTGCTAATGCTTTTTTACAACAATAGTCCTAGAAACAATTTCTTACACTTTCTTTAGAAAATGTAGCAATAGGGGCTAATACAATAGTATTAACCCAGAATCAAAAAAAGAAAATAGATAATATATTAGCTAGTAAAAAATTAAATGATGCTTTTAAAAAGAATGCTATCCAAGCAGTTTTAGCAGCGGGAGGAGTAGTTACTGAAACTACAGCATTGCAAGCTGAAGCTATTGTAGCAGGAAAGGCGGCGGTAACAACTAATGCTTTTTCTACAGCTCTAAAAGGTCTATGGTTAAATATTGTTCCAGTTTTAGCTACTATTTGGCCTTTAATTGTAGCTTTAGGAGCTTTGGTAGCGGCTTGGGCGATATATGACAATGCTACTGGAGCAGCAGCTGAAAACGCTGAATAGAATAATAAAAATTTAGAAGAAACTAAAACTGCTTTAGATGATGTAAATAGTAGATTAAATACATTAAATAGTACTTTATCTGGGTTAAATGATAAACGTAAAAATATTGATAATCTCACTTATGGAACTATAGAATGGCGAGATGCTGTTAATGAGTTAAATGATGAAGTTGATGATTTAATTGAAAAATATGGTTTAATAAAAGGATAGGACTGGGATATTGATGCTCAGGGGCGTAAGTATATTACAGACACTGGCGCGGAGACTATGCGTACTTCAATGGATGAAGAACGTTCTAATTTATTATCAGCAAAAGCTGCTCAATAGAAATTTAAAGATAAATATGAATATGATTAGAGCAAAAAAGAAATTGTTTCTGATTATACTAAACACGGATAGACCCATTATGATAATGATGTAGAATAGATTACTTCTAAAGATCTAGACACTATTATTAATGCTAAATTACGTAATCCAAACTTAGAAATTGATTCTGATACATTAAAAGATTTAGGTTTAGATTAGAGTGTTATTGATTTAATTGATAATAATACTGAATTACAAGATGCTATTAAAGAATTGACTGTATAGGCACAACGAATTGCTGACACAGAAACTAATGATATGTATAATAAAATGGTTTCTGAAGGGATTTTAGAAGATTTAAAAGAGGCAGGAGTTAGTGATGAATATGTCTCTGATATTGCTTATAAAATGGCTGAAGATGCAGTCCGTAATTCTAATGCTACAGATTATACCGACTAGTCTGCTACTGCTTTTAATGTTTTAAATAATTCAAATGAAAATATTCAAGAGTTTTTAAAAGAGAGAGGATATACTTATAAAGATAATAATTTTTGGGGTAATTTATCTAAATTATAGAATGATAAAACTATTGAAGTATATACAGATGAAGATTAGAAAGAGACTAAAAATATTTCTGTTTCAGAGTTACGAGCTTGGCTAGAAAATAAATTAGCCTCTGAAGATACTGTGGCTAATATTGATGATTATGTAGGAATAGAAGCTGATAGTAAAACAACTTGGGAAAATGCTTCTAAGGCAAAAGAAACTTGGGATAAAAATCAATCAACTGTAAATGAATTTGAACAAATAAATCAACAGGGAACTCCAAACGAAGATTCTTTTGATAATACAGAAGATTATCAAGCGGCTTATAATAATTATCAAGATTAGTTAAAAGAAAAAGCTCAAGCTATGTCAGATATGTTAAAATAGAATTCTGAAGAATATGCTTCTATGTTTGACATGACTAAAGAAGGTTTCGAAGAATGGATTAGTGATAGTGATAATATTATTGAACATTATGATTTAATTAAGAAAGCAGTTGAAGGAGACGCTGAAGCTGTAAATGAATTACGAAAATTAACTGGTCTTAATATTGGTACTATTAAAGATATTTAGGATGCTTGGAATGATAATAGTAAAGAATTAAATAAATATATTGAAAAATTAGAAAAAAATAAAGATTTAACAGAAGCCGAATATGAATCTTTCGGGGATTTTTTAGATGCTAATTCTGACAGTTTTGCTTCTTTAGCTGGAGTAAGTCAAGATACATTTGATTAGATGCTTGCTCATAATAAAGATTTTATTAGAAAATCTGGTCCACTAATTCCTAAAATGATGAAGGGCGATACTAAAGCTGTTCAACAATTTAGAGTGGAAGCATAGCGTCAAATTGTTTTAGATGTTAATAATACTAAAGCCCGTTCAGCAATGGCCCAATTAGAAGAATCTGCAGGTGCTGCGGCCGGAACAGTTGAATCAGACGTTCAAAATGCTTTTGATTATATTTCTAATTACATAGAAAACAATCCGATTGAAGTCGGAGCAGAAGTTAATGATGCTGGATTTATTGATGCTTGTAATAAAATAATTGCAGCTAGTGGATGGACATCTGAACAAGCACAAAAAGAATTCGCTAAAATGGGATTTAATTTAGAGTTAAATCCTGTCGAACCTCAAGTGACTAAAAAACATTTTGATACATTAGTAGCCACTAATGAAACTGATACCGTTGATGGTACCCATCATGTTCCAGGCGGAGTTTTTATTAAATCTTTAGATGGAGAAGACGTAATTGAATACCCCGCAGCAGTTAAGGCTGTAACTGGTGGTGGCTTAGAAATGGGTGGTGAAGTCACTGGAGGCACAAAATCTTCTGGAACCATTGGAGGAAATGGTGGCGATGGTGGTAATGGAGGCGGTGGTGGAAGTTCATATACTCCTCCTCCCCCAAAAGAATATAAAGATGAAATTGAGCGTTATCATGTAATTAAGCAAAAAATTGAAGATTTAGAAGAGGTAATGGAGCATTTAGCGAAAGCTAAAGAGCGGGCGTTTGGCACTTCTAAATTAGAATTAATGGATCAAGAAATTGAAAAATATGATGAAATGATTGATTTATAGAATCAATATCTTGATGAAATTAATAAATATTGGGATGAAGATAGAGCTTTAATTGCATCTTATGGCGCTGAATTTGATGAAACTGGTGCTATTACTAATTATGATGAAATTATGAAGCGCCAGATTGATAAATATAATTCGTCTATTGGTAAAAATGAAGATGCTGATGATGCCGCTGAAGATGCTTATGATGATTTTATTAAAGCTTTAGAATAGTATGAAGAAACTAATAATTTGCGCCAAGAGCAATTAGAAAAATTATATGATTTAAAGACTGAATTAGCTGATGTAATTTTTGAAAAAACTCAATATAAAATTGAAATTAAAATTGCTGTTAAAGATGATGAATTAGAATATCTTGATTATTTATTAAGTAAAATTGAAGATGAAGCTTATTCAGCGGCTGAGGCTATAGTTTTAATTGGTGATAAAACTTAGAATACTCTTGATAAAATTACTACTTATCAAAAAGGATTAATGGAATTATTAAATAATCATGGTATTGATTCAATAGAAGAATTAGAGGGAATGTCTGAAGCTGATTTAAAAGCTAAAGGATTTACTGCTAAAGAAATTGAGCAATTAAGAGACTGGCGTTCAGAATTATTATCTAGTAATCAAGAATTACTTGAAATGCGTAATACAATTCAAGAAAAAGTATTAGATAGTTTCAATCAATTCAGTGAAGATATCGAGCATCAAATTGAATTATTTGATCATTATCAAAATATTTTAGAAGGTGTTAAAGATATTACATCATTACTAGGAATGTAGTTGGGAGAACAGTCTAAAATAGTAATTCGCAATTTAAATCGTTCATTAATGAATAACAGTATTAATAATTTAGCTGGGACTAAAAAAGAATTAGAAGCATTGAAATAGATGCGCGCTGATGCTCAAGCTGAGCGTGATAAAGTAGCAGCTAACGGCGATGAACAAGCTATTAAGAAATGGGATAAAACCTTACAAGAAATTGATGATAAAATTAATGGTGTAGAAGAAAGTTTCTTAGATAGTTGGCAAGAAGCTCTATAGAGAGCAAAAGATATCTTTGATGAAGAAATGGATAACATTATCCAAGAATTTGAAAAAGGTATTGCTCCTATTCAAGGCACCATTGATGCATTACAAGAAGCTATTGAATAGGCTAATGAAATTAATGAACAATATTTAAGTGATACTGATAAAACTTATGAATTAAATAAATTAAGACGTTAGATTGAAGGTTCTATAGAAGATACTGATATTATCGCGCATAAACAAGCATTGAATAAATTACAGGATGAGTTAAATAAAAAATTAAAAGATGGTTCTCAAATTAGTGAATATGATTTGAAAATTTTGCAATCTAAATATGAATTAGAATTAGCAAGATAGAAATTAGAAGATGTTCAAAATTCTAATGAAACTGTTCGTTTAACTCGCGATAATAATGGTAATTGGGGATATGTATATAGCGCGGATGAAGATAAAATTGCTCAAGCTGAATAGGAATATGAAGATAAATTAAATGCTTATCAAAAAGCAAATGAAGAATACCTAAAAACTCTTGAAAGTAATATTCTTCAAGTATAGGCTGATTATAAAGAAAAACTTAAAGAAATAGAATTAGGTTTAGCTGATGGCGAATTAACAAAAGAAGAGGCCGAAGCGCAAATTGCTAGTTTAAATGATTGGTATTTAAACAAGATGCAATATCTTGAAGGGGAATACAAAAAGTTATTTGGAAATAGCCAAGACGCAACAGCGAAATTTACTTCATATTATTAGGTTAATACCGATAATATTAAAGACACGTTTGAAAAAACTAATTTAGCAATTAAGGGTGGATATGAATCATTAGATGAAATGTTTAAACGTTTCTGGGATAATCATGATACTGTATTAAATGATTCAATGAAATTATTAGATGATTTAAGTAAAAAATAGGATGAAATAAATCAAACCGCTGGTATTAAAGGCGATTTTGCTAGCGAAGCTTCTGGTTGGTCTATTAAGATTACTGGTGATTCTAATAAAGCATTAGCTGATATGGATGGCATAGTTAAAAACGCTACCAATTCCTTTAAAGATGTTATTGAAGCGGCTGGTAGATGGGAAGATATTTATACTAAAAAAATTAATAGTGCTATTGATAGAAATGAGGCTCTTGTAGCGAGTCTTAATAAAATGGTTGCATTATTATCTGGTATGGATAATATTGATTATAGTAAATATAATCAAAAGACAAATTCTCAGTTAACCACGACAGATAATAATATTATTAGCACGCAACATAATTCTAGAAGTTTTAGTAATACTGATTATGTTACAGAACAATCTTTCCCCTTAACTTATGATATATTTGATAGATTAGATATGAGTAAATAGATAGATGAATAGATGCAGAATAATGAATTAACAATTGATACTGCATTAATTGATAGTTTAGATGTTTCAAGTATTTTACAAAGTATAGGGTTAAATGTTTAGACTATTGTAAATTATTTATCTAATTTAACTCCTTCTTCTCTTGGTATTGATAGAATTGCACAAGAGTTTATGCAACAAATTTCTATTAATGCTGATTTCCCGAATGTGACTGATAGTAATGAAATTATGGAAGCATTTGAAATGATGGAGAACGAAGCAAGTCAATATGCTAGTCGAAAGACTATTTAATTTAAATGGCGAGGTTTAATTACCTCGCCATTTTTTATTGGTCAAATATAAATAATAAAATAAGATTTTTTCTTAAAAATTATTAGAATATGAGAAAAAGGAGAGCGAATTATGTCTAATGAATTAAATGAAAAAATATTCCGATCAGTAGACACAATTGTATCTGCTCGATTATAGAATTTACCATTTGACTAGACGATAGTTGGTGTAATAAAAGAAGTTTTATTAGAAAATGGTATTCATAAATATATTGTTGATTATAAAGGAGCATTACTAGCTGTTTTTTCTAATAATGAAGAAAAAGTTTATAATATTGATGATGAAGTTTATGTATTAATACCTCAAGGAGACTTTACAGCAAAAAAACTTATTACTGGTATAGTTATAAATAATTATAAAACAGAAGGAAAAGATGATTCAAAGACTTTTTTTGCATCATAGGCTTATATTGATTCGCCTAATGAATTTATTTTACACCCCACTTCTACTCAAACTACAACTTTGAAAAATATTCTTCCAAATCAAAGTTTTATTGATGGAAATTCAAATGGTATTATAGGTTATACTGTATTACGATTTTCTTATCATATCGCGGCGGATTTATATGTGGCTAGTCAGAATCTTAATTCTGGGAAATATGGATTAAAAATTAGTATAATTTATAAAGATTAGACTACAGAAAAGTTAGAAACACGAACAATTTCTTAGCTAATTTCAAATAATGAAATGTTATTAATGAATCCATATAAAACTGGTGGATATGTATCTCAATATTTTGATATAGATATTAAAAATAAAATTATTGCTGATATAAAAGTAGATATTTGGCAAGATGGAAAATTTAAAAAAGATGATAGTGATAAAATAGATAATCCAGATGATTTTGAAATTAAATTTAGAAATTTAAAAATCATTGCGGGATATTATAAAGAAAATTTATCTTCTTATGATACTGATAATTTAGGAGCTTATTTATATTCTATTGGAAGTTTAAAATATTATGGTTCTAATTCTGAAAACGAGCGAATTAAAACATTAGGTATTCGTATAATTAATCGTCAAACAGAACGAGTTGTTACTTATACTAACCCTACTATTTATTTATTTATTTATTTAAAAAATTATATGGATAATCATGGTATTTATGGTAGAGGATGGAAAGCAACTGGAACAATAAAAAATGGAATTTATCAACCAATGGAATTGTTAAAAAATAAAAATGATGAATTTTTTTATGCTTTGCCTACAGGAGATCAAATTAAAGAATGCCCATTAAGAGTTCAAATATAGGTAAAAGATCCTTTAACTGGAGAGATTTTAACAACACATTCAGAACCTTGTATTTTTGATAATGGGTCTTATATTGATAATGTAGGTTTATTAGATACTTTAAATATGATTCCATAGAATAATGATAATACATTTTATATTTATGGGCAAGATAATTAGTTATTAGCCCGTTCAAATGGAGAAAAAATACATAATATTGCTGTTGAATTTAATAGTCGAGATTCGAGTAAAGAATACACAACTTTAGCAAAAGGAATAAAATTAACTTATTCAATTCCAGCTACTAATAGTATGATTTTACCAGTCGAACCAGGAATAGCAAAAGACTCATGGTATACCTTTGAACATATCCTTGAAGAAGGGGATAATGCTTCTATTTATAATAAAATAGAATCTGGTTTATATTATATTCCATTTAAGATAGCTTCTCTCTATAATCCATTATATAAAAATAATACTATTAAATGTTCTGTTGAAATTAATAATCAAACGTATTCAAATAGTATTGATTTATTATTTGGTAATAGTGGATCTACTGGTGCCGATTGTGTATTATAGTTAAATTTGTATAAAAAAAATGGATTAGAAGAAAAAGAAGTAAAAATGGTGCGTCCTTTAAAAGATAATGTTTATTTAATTAAAGCAAATCTTTATGGATATACTTGGGAAGCTCTTAATAAATTAAATTTATCTTATAAATGGTATTATAATTCATTAAATAGCGAAACAAAAGTTGAATTAACTGATAAAGGTGAAATTACATTCAAAGAAAATTTAAATAGCAGTGATACGACTTTAATGTCTAAATTAGTGATTGTCGCTGAAGGTACTTATAATATGAATACTATAAGAAGTTATATTACTTTGCCGTGTTCTTTTAATGATAAATACGTTTGTGCCGATGGGTGTTCTATTGTTACTTATGATATAACTGGGAAAAAACCGGTATATGAAAAAACTCCTTATAAATTATATAAATTAAATAATAAAAATTCTTTAGAAGTTGTTTTAAATGTTGAGTGGACATTAAAAGGTGATGGAGCTAAATTTTGGAATTTTAATAAAGATAATAATATGATTATCCCACCTACTATTTATTCCACTTCTAATAATATGGCTTAGACAAATTTATATGTTTAGGGTACAAATATCTAGAATAATAATGAGTTATTTTGGATATAGCCAATAATTATGATTAATAATAATTATCCTATTGCTATGTGGAATGATATAAAAGGTAAAGATATATTTTTTAACAATGAAAATTTAAAATTGTTATCTACTACTGTTGGTCAATTAAATGATACTTAGCGCTCAGGGATTTTAATGGGGACCTTTTTAAAAACTGTAAAAATAGATGGAAAAGATTATACATATACAACTTATGGATTATATGGAATTTCTAAAGATAATATTATATTTGAATTAACCGATTCTGGTATTGCTAGAATTGCTCAGTCTGACACTTCTAAAACATCTCAATAGTTAATTGATAATACAGGAATTGAATATACTATAGGCTCAGAGATTTAGCCAGTATATTTTACAAATGGTATTCCTAAACTTGGTAAAACTTATGTGTCTTTAGATAGTTATAATTCTTAGATAAAAGATTTACAAAATAAAGATAGAAAATTACAAACAACTATTACTGATTTACAAAAAACTATTACTAACTTACAAATAACTATTACTAATTTATAGAAACGCGTTGAAGTTTTAGAAAAAGCAAAATCTTAAGAGATAAAGGAGAGAGAAAAATATGCCTGAAAGATTATATCCTCCGCAAATAGCTGGAACGTTACCAGCTTTTTGTAAAACTTATACAATAACAGGTGAAACTAAAGTTTTAAAAGATATTTAGTTAGTTATTCCTTTTACTGCCAGTGTAGCTGTTAATAATGGAGATTTTGTTGGATTTAGTTTGCGCTTAAGAACGGCATCTACAAATACTTTTTTATTTGATCCTATTGAATCTACTAATTTTGATATAGAAAAATCTACAGTTACATTTACTATTCCTTCTAAATATGGAAAATTATTAAATGAAGGTTAGTATTATAAGATTTAGATTGCTTATATATCAAAATATGTTGACTCTACTAATACTTATAAAGATAGTGAAGGAAATATTTAGACAATTACTACTTTTAAAAAATTAATAGGATATTATTCTACTGTTGGAATTATTAAATGTATTCAAAATCCAGTGGTTTATATTCAAAATTATACTATTGATAGTGTAAATGTTTTTAATAATGAATTACATGGCGTATATTAGCTATCTGATGATTTAGATTAGAGTGAAAAGGTATATTCTTATAATTTTTCATTTTATACAGAAGATGATGAATTATATTATACCACAAGAGAATTATTACATAATAATGCTAATGATATTGAATATGGAATATCTACCGACACTATTACTTTAAGTAGTTTTATTAAAACAAATGAAATTTATAAATTAATATACACAGTAACTACATTAAATGGATTTGTTGCTTCTAGCCCAAGTTATAGAGTAACAACAGAAACTTTATTAGCTCCGGGAAAAGATTTAACTATTACTACAACTGCTGAACCTAATAATGGTTGTATTAAAGTTGGATTTAAAGGCAAAGAAAGAGTTTTAAGAGAAGAAAATATTATTCTTTCAATGACAAAAACTAATACATATTATAAATATAATAAAAATTTATGTCTTAAAATAAAAACATTTTATGAAAGTAATAATTTTGCTCATTGGGTAAATTTATTGTCAGCCTCCGAAAATTCTTTAGCGTTGAAAAATTGTTAGAGTCATATTAAAAATAATTTATATTTATTAAATGAATTAACTGGTATTCCAACAGGTCTTTTAAGTTCTTTGATAGAAACATCAAGAGATTATATTATTAATTTAGGAAGTTTTTTAAAGAGTTTTGTAGAAGGGATAGGAACTGTTGATGGAGAAAAAAATCATTATAATAATTTAATGAATTTTTTGTATATAACAATTGAGCATTTAACAGTAGAATTTAATGATTTTAATAAATTAGATGCTATAATTTAGACAAGAGTTATTGCTTACTTAAAATATTTATAGGATGCTATTAAAAATGATAATACATTAATAGATGAAAAAGTTACTAATAAAGAATTTATTAATTTATGCCAAAATATTATTTCAACAGTAAATATGTCAACATCTTTAATTAAAGAATATTTTTCTCTTTTAGGATATGATATAATTACTGAGTATCAAGTCGATAAACAAGAAGAGGCTTATTTTGGTCAATATATATTAGTTCGTGCGAGTGAAGAAGATGATTATAGATCTTGGTTAGAAATTAAAAAATTTAAACTGGAAAATATGCGTCCTTCATTAATTAAATATAATGATTATACTGTAAAATAGGGTGTAAAATATATTTATGGAGTTATTCAATATAATTTATTTGGCATTTATTCTTCACGAATTGAGAGTGAACCAATATCAGTTGATTTTGAAGATATATTTTTATATGATGGAGAAAGAATTTTAAAGATTAAATTTAATCCAAAAATTTCTTCATTTAAAACTACTATTTTAGAATAGAAAACAAATACTATTGGTAATAAATATCCATTTATTTTTAGAAATGGAAATGTTGGATATAAAGAATTTCCTATTAGTGGTTTATTATCTTATTAGATGGATGATGAATTATTATTTTATGATAGAGAAGTAAATGAATATATTCGTTCTTGTACTCAAACCTCTAATAAAAAGAATAGTGCTGAATTTTTTTCTGAAATGGAGCGAGTTTTAGAGAATCCTTGTGATTTAATCGAAAATAATATCCATAAAGAACGTGATTTTAAAACGGAAGTTTTAGATTGGCTAAATAATGGGAAACCAAAATTATTTAGATCGGGGCCAGAGGGGAACTATATTGTGCGCATTATGAATGTTTCATTGTCTCCAGTAGATAGTTTAGGGCGAATGTTACATTCATTTACAGCTCAATGCGTAGAAGTTGCTGATTTTTCTTATTCAAATTTATTACAATATGGTTTTATATAGACTGATTTAATTAGTAAATATATTTCTATGTGGAGAAGTTATTATTTAAATGATTATGAGCCAATTGGAGATATTATTTTAAAATTTGAATCTAATATAAGTTCATTCTCTGTTCAAGATATGAAACCTGGTTCAAGTATTTTTCTTACTTATGGAGATCGTTCTGAAAAAACTGAAGAAGAAATAGTTATTGGTATTACTGGCTCTTATAATTATAATAATAGTAATTCTTTAATAGAATAGATTCGTATTCCAAATTCTCCAGAAACTCATCCAGTAGGTATCTTAGAATGTTAGTATCAAGGAGTAAGATATTCTAATTTTGACGCTATTACAGCAGTTAAATTAAAAACTATTTTAAGTAATCAATTTGTAGGAATTGATCCAGTGCTAACAGAGCTAAATACTTTAGTTTCTGAAAAGAATAAAATAACATTATTGCCAGAAGATTAGAATAGAATAATAAAAGCTATATAGTCAATTAATGATAGAATTTTATTAAATAATGAAACTTATAGTTCTTCTTTAGATTTATTATATCAAGAACTTTCTAAAAAGAATTTTGAACCTGGTGATATTCTACAACATATTATAACTACTTTTTATAATTATTAGAAAGAGAAATTAAAAATTTTAAATTTAGAACAATTAAAAATAAGAGTTCGTGAATTAATTCCTATCTATGCCGTTCCTTACGAATAGGTCACATTAGAAGGATGGAATAAATTAACTAAAAAGTATCCTGATGGGATTCCTTGGGCTGTGACAAATGGACAAGTAACTAATAAGGTTTTACCTTTGGCTGATGGGACTTATACCAAAAAAGACTATGATGAAGTTATTGGAAGTTAGTATTTACTTTACTCTGTTACACCTTTTGGAGTTCCTTATCCTATTGATGAGCTTACACCTCAAGTATAGCATTATTATGATATCAATGATGAATTTTGTATTTTCTAGATGTATGAATATTCTTCAAAATTTTAGACTTGGATGCCAACGTAGCGAACTAATATTTTTGGAGTAAAAACTGGATAGTATTATGATTGCTATTGGGAGTCTGTTGTTAATGAGTATGATACTTCATTTTATATTGATGATAAATATAGATATGAAAAAATTTCTGATTTTAAACAAGATGAAACTAATAATTTCTTTTATGTAATAATTAATGGTGAAAAAAAATATTTAGATAATAATTTAAATATTTATGTTAAAAGAAATAATGTTTATTTACCTATTGATGAGGTATTTGTTTATCCTAAAGGAAATCCAGAATTAACTAATACTATTAAAACATTAGAAAATGAATTATAGAAAAAATTAGACCTTTCAACAGATGAGGACCAAAAAAACAATCTTAGAAAAGAATATGATGCTAAAATAAATCCATTAAAAGAATAGTTAAGTAAAGATTCTTATTTCTTAAGTATTTCTAATAATGATAAATTAATTGATGATATTAATTATTTAGAAACAGCTATCAAATGGGTGAATAAAGAAGATTATGATTCTTTACCAAATTATAAACATACAGACTGGACTATTGATTAGAATAATCAAGCTGAAGCTATTGTAAAAGCTTCTTAGATTCCAGATTTTTATTTAAGGTATGAGAATTAGGTCCAAATGAATGAAGGGGAAGAACAATATTTTTCTAATTTAGGTTCTCCAAAAGTAATAAAAATAGGCACTGGATTAATTGGAGAAGTAACTTTTTAGTTAGAAATTTTTGATTATTTTACTGAAGAAAACGATTAGTATGTTCAAGGAGCGAAAGAAACTTATTTAAAATTATCAGATTTCTTGAAAAATTTATATCGTAATTATGAAATTATTGCAGAAGCTGATTGCGGGTTTTAGCGTTATTTAACTTTAACTCGTATATATGATACTCTTTTATAGGGATTAACTGAAAATAATAATTTACCTTATGAGAATACTAATAATTATTAGTCAAATTTAGGTTTAAAAATAAATTATTAGGATAGAAAATTATTAAATGAAATTTTAAATACAAATTAGGCTCAAATAACTTAGCGTAATAATATAGCTGATCTTTGGGCTAAAGGCACAACAGAAGAACAAAAAATGGCAGATAAACAAAAAGTAGAAGATTTAATTCGTAAATTATAGATAAATAAAACAATGTATAATGAATTAAATTTAGTTGAAAATGAAGAAAATGATTTAGTTGATTTAATTCAAAAAACTTCTAAAATTGGTATTAATGATAAATTAGCTAAAATTACAACTTTATTAAAAAAATTATATAATTAGCGCAATGGGGTTGTTGAAAATGCTTTAATGTTAGTACAAAATTATGTACTTTAGATTAATAGATTAGAAACTAAAGCTGATGAATATAATACTAATATTTATTAGTATAAAGCAGGTTTATGGTTATATAATTTAATTATGTAGCATATTGCTTTAATATTAGATGATTTTTAGTCTACAAACTATAATAAATATAAAGATGATGAAAAGTTTTTAACTAATTTAGAGTCTTCAATTTCTATTGAGAAAATTTTAAATTCAATTAAAAATCATTATCAACAAATAGATGGAACTTCTGATACTAGTTCTACTGAAGCTCAAGCTCGATTGAAACAATTAAAATATTATTTAGAAAGTTGGAATAATTTAACTCAATTATCTGTATCTATAGCTACTTATCAAGATATGGTAATTGATGGAGAAAATGATACTGAATTAGATAATCTATTTTTAACTTCAATTTCTAGTGATATTTTTAGTTGTTTGGAAAATTATTGGAAAATAAAAACAGCTCATAATAATTTACGATTTTTATTTGGGATAAAAGAAGGAGAGCCAGACTCTGAGGCGTTAATTCAATATATTGGTATTAATCAACAAACTAATCAAGCTTTATATCCTTATGAATAGGTTGCAAGTACAATGGAAAAAATTGGAAATATTCATTTAAATAACAGCGGATTTAAAACAGTAAAAGATTTATTTTAGTATGCTGTTGGTGGAGATTATGCTACTAACGCCTTTTCAGCTTATCAATCATTAGCTGATAAGTTTATTAGCGAAGGAAAAACAAATAATTTGTCAGATAGTGATAGTGAAACTATTAAAACTCTAATTTTATATGCTGATAAAATTGAAAGTATTTATCAAGCCTCTTTAGATTTAAAATGGTCTAATTTTATGATAAATAGTATTTATAAAAATTATTTGAATCAAACATTAAATATAAAATAGTGGTGCGCTGAAGAAAGTGCGAAAAACCATTATGGTTTATTAGCTATTAATAATTATTTATCATATGAGACATAGGCAAAAGCTTGGACCTAGGTTTTTCTAATGAGATATAGATTGTTAAATAGATTTAAATATATAGATTAGCCATAGGGTATACAAGAATCAGAATCATATTTAGCTATTTTAACTTCTACTATTCAAGAAAATATCAAAGCAGAGACAAGTCGAGGCCTCATTTTTGAATTATCAAATTCTGAAGAAATTATTGATAATAGTATGTATAATAGTATTGAATTTGATGAACCAGTATATACTGTTGAAGAAAATTCGATGCGGGCTGCTAAAATTAAAGCTTTAATTAATTTAATTGATAATACTTGTAAGCCTTATGTATCTGATGGTTATCGTAAAGTATTAGATGTTTTATCCGATTAGATTTCTTATATTAATTCAAATAGTTATGGAGATAAATGTTTTGAATCATTATTTGATTTATCAGAGCAGGGTAATGGATTAAATAATATTATAAATGCTTATAATACTTTAATTTAGTCCTATCAATCTATATTAATTAATGAAGGCCTGACTGATGAATTTATTAAAGTTAATAATGTTATAGAGAATGATGAATTTTTTAAATAGAAAAAATACTATATTTATGAAAATTCTAATTATAAAATAGCTACTGTTTTTGATGATTCAGTGCAATATTATATGAAAGATAGAGATGCTTTGGCAAAAACATTTATAGAATATTATAATAATTTGCCAGTAGCGGATTTGGATAAAAAAAATAATACTTATAATTTTATTAGTCAATTTTTAGAATTAAACAATCCTAAACAGGCAGAATTATTTGGGGGTACAATTAATTTATACATTAATAATAAATATCAAGATAATATTACTCTTACGGCAAATAATAGTGAGTCTTTTAATACTTTTATGAAAGATAATAAAATTATTTATCCTGAGCGACAAATGATAGAAAAAACCATAGGATTAAATACTGGTTCTCGTTTGACATTTTTAAATAATACTATTGGAGGAGATAATGCTTTAACTGAACGGGGCACAATTGATAATATTATCTCTGCTTATAATAAATTATTAGATGCATCAGGAACGGCATATAATTTATATTTAGCTTATAATAAAAATAATAGAAATATTTTTAATAAAAATGTAAAAATTAATAATCCTGCAAATTATAAAATTACTGCTCTTAATGAAACGGATTCAATTACTTGGAGAAAATTTTAGTATTTAAGTTTGTTGAAAGGAATTTCTAATATTGCTATTTTGTATTATTGGTGCAATAGTTAGTTATTTAATAAATATCGTATTAATCCTTTACTATTGGAGCTATTTACAAATAAACCTACAATTTCAAATAAACCTGATGATACTTACCCCGCTATTACTTCTATTGGTATTTTTTATTGGTATATTGATTTAGTTTTAAGTAAAGATATTAAAGCCTGTGAAGCAGCAGTAAAATAGGCTGAAATCTTAGAAACAATGTATACAAATAAACAAACATTATATAAATCAAAAAAAGATTATTATGAATCAAAATATACTGAATATCTCTAGATTTTTACTGGTTTTCTTGACTCCAATTCTAAATAGTATTATGAGTATTATAAATCAGATGCTTCTTCAAAAGACGCTCAAATGAAAAAATTAGTATAGCAAGTAAAAGATGCTTGGAATAATTTTATCCTTGAATTAGATAAAGGCTATACAAGAGAGATAAAGGCGGGTATGTATCAATGAAAAATAATCCATTATTAGATACAAAATTTTTAAAAAAATTAGATTTAAATAATTAGAAAGAAATTTTTATAAAAATAATTAGTTTAAATAAAGATGAAGAGCCTATAGAGTTAATTGAAGGAAAGGCCACTGGAGGATCCATTAATATTGATGGATCCTCCGCTATACGTCGGTCTTGTTCGATTTCTCTTGTTTCTACTGGAGTAAATATTACCGATGTTTATTGGGGTTTGACTACTAAATTTAAACTATATATTGGTTTAATTAATAATATTGATGATGATTATGAAAATATTATTTGGTTTCCGCAAGGAGTATTTGTTATTACTAATTTTAACACCTCTTTATCTTCTAATCAATGTATGATTTCAATTTCTGGAAAAGATAAAATGTGTTTATTAAATGGAGAAGTGGGAGGAAATTTCCCGAATCCGATAGACTTTGCTGTTGAGCGCAGAGAAAATCCAGATGGTAGTTTTACTAATGTTAAAATTCCTATTTTTTAGATTGTCCGAGAAATGATTCATTTTTACGGCAATGAACCTTTTCATAATATTTTAATAAAAGATTTAACTGATCGGGGGTTAGAGCTTTTGAAATATAATGATGGCGATTTATATGCTTTCTTAGATGATAATGGTATTTATGTAAATATTACTTTTGACGGCAGTATGACAAAATATACTATGGATGGTAGAAAAGTTTAGTTACAAGATTTAACTAATAATGAATTAACTCCTATTGGATCGACAGATTTTAAAATAAAATTAAAAGATGGTATTACTGATAAGATAGGATATTATGTTTCTAAGATTGAAGCTAATTCTACTGCTGGATATCGAGATGTAGAATTATATTGGCCAACAGAAGATGGATTAGCTGTAAATGTAGGAGATACAGTTACTTCTGTATTAGATAAAATTTGCTCTACTTTTGGGACTTATGAATATTTTTATGATATTAATGGACAATTTATTTTTTAGAAAAAAATGACTTATGTTAATCAATCTTGGACGAGTGTTGTCCGAACAGAAAATAGTGCTGATGTAATACAAGATAAAGAAATAAAAGCTATTGATAAAAATAGTTTAACTAATTATGAATATAACCAATTATATGAAGAAAATGCTATGTTAACTTCTAAGAGCAAATATAATTTTTCTGATAATATATTAATTACTTCATTTTAGAATACGCCAGATTTTTCTAAAATAAAAAATAATTTTATTATTTGGGGTAAAAAAAATTCAACTTCTTCTAATAGTGAGGGAGCTCCAATTCATTTACGATATGCTATTGATGAAAAACCAAAGATTTATACTACGTTCGCTGGTATTACTTATCGTAGTTATGATCCAGAAGCCACTGGAGAGTTTGCAAAAACGCTTAACCCAAATGATACTTTAACAGGAGAGCCATTGAGTGAAGATTGGTGGGACGTTAAAGATTGGGCAGAATTATATAAATTATATTTTGGTGATTATCCTGCCGGTGTATTAAGTAAATATTATAAAAAAGAAAACGGCGCGAAAATTAATTTAAATGAAATTTATACTCCTGCAACTGATAATGATTTAATGGCTTATACTTATAATGGAGCAAAAATTGGACCTTATTATGGTAGTTGGGATAATGAGAAAGAAGATTTATATGTTTTTGATTTACTATCAGATAATACTATTGGATATGTTGGTCATGGCGCTTCTTGCACTCATCCTTGGAATAGTTATTTTGATCCATTGTATTAGCATGGTGGTAGAGCTTTTGTTTACAAACCAATTATTCCTACTCAAGATTCTGAAAATATTTATTATACAAAATAGAATTGGCGTGAATTAATATACCAAATGGCTTGTGATTATTAGCAATATGGTCATGATGATGATTATGCTATACGTTTAGCTAAATTAAATCCAACTTATAAAAATGGATAGACTGGATATGAAAGTTATTATGCCGATATGTTATTATATTGGAGAGATATTTATAATCCTACTTCTGATGATGAAGATAAATATTATGTTGTTAAAGCGGGACATACAAATAAATTAACGGATTAGGAAAAAGTGTATTATGGTTGGAATCGCACTTATGTTAATGATCCTTCTGCTCTTGTTTATTGGATGGATTTTATAGAAGACGCTAGTAGTTTTATTGGCAAGTATTCTGTAAAAGCTATTGGAGATAGGCCGAAAATTGTTAATAATGATGCTATTAAGTCTATTATTTATAGAGATACTCCTAATATTATTTATATTAATCCTGAAAAATATGAATTATATAAAAAATAGAATATGTTATAGGATGGGTATGCTTATATGCCTTTATCTTCTATTTATGAAAATAAATTTAATATTACTTCATAGAGCAAAACAGCTTATACTGAATTAAATGATTTACTTTATCAATATGCTTATATGAATGAAAAGATTAGTTTAAAAACTATCCCTATATATTATTTAGAACCAAATAGTATTATTACAGTAGATGATAATAAAAGTGATATACATGGTGAATATATACTTAATAAAATATCATTACAATTAACACACAATGGAACAATGACAATTACAGCAACAAAAGCACCGCCAAGGTTATTATAAGAGAGGAGAAGGAGTAAATGTCTAAAGGAATTGTTTAGTTTAGATATTTTGGAGAATTGAATGAAAAAAATTATCCAACAACTATTAGTAAAGCTAAATTAATGTCTGGAACAATTTTTGATGATTATACTCCTATTGTAAAAATAGGTATTCAGAGTTTACCAGGTACAAAATTTAGACTTAATGCTAATCAAGATTATATTATGCTAGGTGGGATTGGGTTGTATGAATTAGATATGACTCAAGGCACTGGAGTTATAACTTCTATTAATTTTGATGAAATGTCATTAACAAATATAGATGAAAATCAAGATGCGTATTTATTAATTGATATGCTTTATGAAAAGGAGGGAAGCTAATGGGTTCTTTTTATGGTAATATAAAAACTAATTCTAGAATTTCTTTAGTTTTTGATAAAACTTATCCTAATCGAGCTGCTATGGAAGAAGCCATTAGTAAAATTCATTAGGATAAATCTAATAAAGCAGACACTCTCGGCGATGGAGTTTATAATACGCGATATGTTTTAATTAACTATGGAGAGCGTAGATATAGTCCTTATAAATCAGTTGATATTCAAGATGTTTGGCATCAAAAAAATGTATTTACTAATGAATGTCCAATATTATATACTTATAAAATTGGTCAAGATATTTAGAAAAAGAATTATAGTATTTATAATACAAATGATGATTATACTACAGCTTTAAGAACTCGCCCTTATGGAGAATATTGTGAAGTTAAAAAGAGCGAGAGTTATGATGATACTATTTAGTATTATATAAAAAAAAGCGATGTATTAAAAGATAATAATCGATTAACTCCTGATGGCATAGACGAAAATTGTGAATATGCTATTAATAAAGAAATTGATAAAAAAGAATATCAAGATAATTATGATCATACTGTTTGGCAAAAAATTTGGTGTTCAGTAGGAAGTAATTCTACTATTACTGAAAAATATATTATGGTATCTAGTTTAGACGCTAAAGCCCCAAAATTTGAAGCTATAGTAGATGCTCCTTCTGATAATGATGAATATCAAATTGTAAGTATCAAATATGAAGATGGTAATCGTAATGAATTATCTTTATTAAATACTTATTATTATAAATCTGGAGAAAAAGAAATTGGTTTTGATGATTCTGTTACAACTATTGATTTATATGAAGAATTACCAATAGAATTTATTAAAAATGTTTGGAATACAAAATCTCAAATAGTTCTTGAGGCTGAAGCAAAAATTAAAACAGCTTTACAAGAAGTTATAACTTTTGAAAATAATAATAAAAATACTACTTTGTTTATTGAGAATAATTTATCATTTTCTGAAGAACATAATGGAAAAATTAATGGCGCTGATGCTTATTTAACTTAGTTAGAAAATTAGAAAGATGTGGCTGAAAAATTAGGATAGGCTGAAAATGTAGAATTATATAATGGTTTAATTACTAGATTTAATACAATATAGAATAATTATAATGCAGTATATTTAACTTGGCAAAATGCAATCGATAACGCAATTATAGTTCGAAAAAATGAAATTCCTCAATATCAAAAAAATTAGAATGAAATAATTCCTATTAAAGATGTTTATATAGGCCCTTATTTTCAATACAAAGAAATTTTAAGCGATTTAGTTATTTATGATTGGTTAGTTGATGAAACAGGAAATGAATTAATAAAAAGCCAAGATACATTAGACAGTTATTTAAATAGCATTGGAAATATTTTTATTTCTAATAATTATAGTGGAGCAATAACTACTTATGATGGTATTTATCCAGGATGGAAATATCAAGCCACAGATGGTATCGGCACTCGTTATCGCTATTATCATAAAACTTTTTAGCAATCAGGGTATATTTCTAAAGAATTATTTGATCGTTTAAAAGTTGTACCTTAGCAAATATATACATTTAAAAATAATAAATTAATTGAAATTACCAATGATGATGAATATGATTCCACTTAGAAATATTTTGAACGTACTAAAGTGCGCGTAAATGGTGGTCCCCACATAGATACTTTTAGAAGTACTGATTTAGATTATAAATTACATATTCCTCGAAATTGGAAATTTGATACTTATACTAAATTTCATTATAATAAAGCAGGTTTTAATCCTGAACGTCGTAATTATATTGAAAGTGCTGAAAATTAGATTTATTTAACTAAAACTAGTTCTGGTGAATTGTATCCAGTTCATATGGATATGCAAGGTTAGAAACTATTAAATCAAAGTGAAGAAGGAGTATATTCAAATGCGACTCATCCATTTGATTTTTAGTTATCTGACGCAGGATATTATGTAAATGGTGCATTAAAATATGCTAAACAAATCGACCAGCGAACTTTTGATATTAATTTACCAGAATTGGGTAACGTTGTATCAGATTTATGGGATTTAGTTTATCCAAGAGGAATTTGGGAAGAGTATCCAGATATTCATGGAGGCGCTGATAATCCAAATGCCTATTATAACAATAAATATTATTTAAATGGCGATTTATATTATAAGAATGGATCTTATTATATTCAAGTTAGTAAAGATGATATTCTTGACCCAAATACTACTTATTACATTTTTAAAGAGGATAATACTTCATTAGATGCTCCTCGTTATTTATTTATTGGTAATGATAGAGATAAAATTCATTCAGATGAATATCCAACTACATTAGCAGGATTAATTCGATATATTTATAAAATATTAGGTTTAAAAACTGATAATGATTATTATGATATTCCTAGTGAAGAAAGCCTATGGGGTTTATATAATGGAATTTCTGAGTTATTAGGAAAATATAGTGATAATTATAATATTGATAAATTTTTACCTTTAAGAACTTATTATAATCGTTATGAATACCCAACTCAGGAAACATTGTTATAGGGCGATCATGCTGGAGATATAACATTTGGCTATATTCAAAATAGTAAAACCTTTAATAAATTACACGATGGCGCTTTTGGTCCTTTATATGTATTAGATGATGATTCTCCAATTTGGCATCAAGTTTCAGCAACTGAAAAATTTAATTCATCTTTAGCCTATTTTATAAAAGCTACTCCTAATGATTTAACTGACCCTAAAAAGAAAGATTATATTATTAAAGATGCTATTATTTTTGATGATAATAATCAAATAATTGATACTATAAATTTAATATGTGATAAGGACTTTAATAATGATATTTATACTAATGAATTTAAAGATGGAGTCATTTATTATAAACCTTATTGCTTATATAAAAAAGCGTCTGTTTATAGTCCTACAATTTAGTATTATCGTAATTTAAATTCATTGTGGGGATTATTGAGAGAATTCCAAAATAGTCGAGATAATTATCAAAGTAATTGGGAAGAAGATAAACCTGGTGTTCCTGGATATATTTTAAATAGACCTAATATTATTTTTAGCACTGAGGCAGCAACAACAAAATATTTATTAGATTATAATAATGCAGAAGAAAATGATTTTGGAATTAATCCTTTAACAGAAATTAAAGTGACCAATTTAGAAAATTTACAAACTATTTTTAATTCTTTAAATGAAAATGAATGTTTAATTATGTATTATTTAGATAATATTTAGAATCCTTAGTATAAAATTATTAAAAATGATACTGATTTAGAATATAAAGATACCGCGCATTATTATAAATTAAATATAGATAAGTATCCTTTTGATTCATTAAATATTAATAGTATTTGGAAAAATATTTTAGTTGATCCAAATAATAAAGAAGAATACTATTTGGAAAACTAGTAGATTTTTTCTATTTCTTATTATTCTGAGGAAGAAATTATTAAAATATTTAATGAGTAAAGAGTTAAACGACTGGCCTATAATGTTTAATTATAGGCCAAGTTTTTTTATTAATAATAGTAAGGGAAAAGATTTCTTTTATGATTTATAAATAATTTTAAAAGAAAGGAGATTAATATGCCAAATAATGTTAATTATGTAAAGTTTCAACGTGGCACAGTTGCTGCTTATAATTCATTAGGAGCCCGAAAATTAATTGATCCTAATACTCTATATTTTATTTATGAAGCTGCTGATAGAAAAAATGGATATTTGTATTTAGGAGATAAATTAATTAGTGGTTCTGGCTCAGGCACTAATATTACTAAATTATCTGATATTAGCGATGTTTTAGAAACTGTAACCGATGCTGGTGCGTTTTTAGTTAAAAATGATAGCGGTAAATGGGAAAGTAAATCTTTAGCTGACGTTGCTAATTTAATTGCTAGTCAATTAGAAATTAATGTTAATGAAAATACTTTTGAATTTAAATCTATTGAAGGTCAAAATCCTGAATTAAATTTAATAGGTTTTACTGATGCCAGTAATGGAGCTTATTTACAAAAGGGTGAAACTGGTAAACTTCAATGGGTTAAACCTGCTGAAGATTTTAATGCAATTAGTGAAAAATTAGCTGGGTTACGTACTGATGTTGATAATTTTACTACTGTTATAAAAAATGAAATTGCTAATGCAAATCATTTATCTTATAAGCCAGTTAGTAGTTTAGAAGATATTACTTCTGAAGAAAATAATAAAGAAAATGTTGTTTATTTAGTTCCAAATAACAGTGGTGATAATAATAATTTTTATGATGAGTATATGATTGTTAATGCAAAACCAGAACGATTAGGTGTTTTTGGTAATGCAGATTTAACAGGCTACGCGAAAACTTCAGATTTATAGGCTGTTGAACAAAAATTAATTACAGAATATACTTCATTAAAGGTATTTAATTCTACTATTGGCTCTTTAACTGATATTGGAAATGCTCCTACTGAAGGAGATAGCACTAATATTGTTAATGAAATTAATAAAGTTTATGAAAGATTAACTTGGAAAGAAATAACTTAATAAGTTAATTTCTAATAATAGAAAGGAAGGTTTAATATATGCCTAATACTCCTGTAAAATTTAAACTTGGTTTACAAACTAAAATTAATGAATATCTTAATGGTGGAACTGGCTGGGAAGTTGGTACTTTTTATCTAACTTCTGATAGTAATCGTTTATATGTTGGCCAAGCTGATGGCATTCAATTATTAAATAAAGTTGTTCAAGTATATAGTAGTCTAGACCAATTACCTGGCACTGGTAAAGCTCATGAAGGCGATTTTGCTTATATTTCTGGTTCTAGTACTGGCACAGATGGAAATGGCAATACTGGTAAGGGTAATATTCTTGCTTATTATAACGGCACTCAATGGATTCAGATTAACTATTCTACTGATACCGTTAATAAAACATTAACTAATGTTGTTTCTGATGTTACTCATGGTGTAAATATTAAAACTACAGTTACTGATACTAAGAATAAAAATGTTTATGATAATCTTACTATTAAAGGGGCTAAAGGCGCTCAAGTAACACCTGATGGTACTAAAGGCGTAACAGTTACTGGAGATACTTATACTTTATCTTCTGCTGTCACTGGTAATACTGCGACTTTAACTTTAGATAGTGCTCTACAAGATGATTCTACTGTGAAAGTAGAGGGCGGAGATAATGTTACTATTGCTGCTGATGCTGATGGTAAGGGCATTAAAATTAGTAGTAAAAATACAGTTAATAAGAGTGCTGCCTTAACTCTTACTGACAAAGGTTTAGTATCTACTATTACTGATGATAAGGCAGTTTCAAGCGATGCATTAAAGTTAGGATATAATATTGGTTCTACTTTCTATGGTATTGGTTCAGATGCTAAAACTTCTGAATTACCAGTATATACCAAAAAAGAAGTTGATCAATTATTCACTGATTTAAATGGTGTTACTTATTGTGGTACTGTTGGCAGTTCTAGTGCAACTTACCAGATGAATGGAACTTATCAGATAACCAAAGGAACTGCTGCCACTTTAGAGCCTGTTCATAATGGTGATATGTTCTTAGTTGATGCTGAGGTTACTTACGCATCAGGAAAAACAGCTAAGTAGGGCGACCTTTTAATTGCTACAGGCAAAGAAGAGAATGGAGTCTTAAAAGCTATTACCTGGACTTATATTCCTTCTGGCGATGATACTATTATTGACACTCATTATACTTTTGCTGGTGATGCTACTCAAAATTCTTGGACAGTAAACTCTAACGCTGGTTCAAAAACTGATCAAGTTGGTTCTATTAAATTTGTAAAAGGAACAGCTTTAGATATTTCTTCTACAGCTAACCCTGGAGAAAATTTAGAGGTTACTATTAAACACGCTGATGTTACTCAAACAATTGACAACAAAACTGATACGTCTCAATTAGGTAATGGTGGTACTTTCACTGTTGTTAATAAAGTTACTTCTAATAAACAGGGTCACGTTACTGAAATTACTTCAACTCCTACTAAATTACCTACTTATGGAACTGGTAATGATGTTGTTGCTGTAACTGGTAATACTGCTACTATTACTCACTTTATTACTGCTAATGGCTCAAGCGTTGGTAGCGGTACTGGAACTATAGTATCTGATACTTTAACTCTTACTAAAGGCGCTGACGCTAATGCCTTAAGCGTTGAATTAACTTGGGGTACTTTTTAATTTAAGGACAGTTTATAATAATTATATTCGTGGTTTTTTTAAAAATCAACGAAGGAATTTGGGAGAGGAAAATTCCTCTCCCATTTTTTTTATATATAATTTTGTTTTATATAAAATTTAAGATAGAAAGGAGATACTTGCATGAGCAATAAACGATTCATCCCTGTTCGTGGTACTGAAGCGAAATTGGATTTAATGGGTTTTAATGATGGATATGTTTATTTTGCAGTCGATACTGGTAAAATTTTCATAGACTATACTCAAGCTGATGGCACAATGGTATCACGAAAGCTTTTAGGAAGCGGTAGTGGTGGTGGCTCAGGAAGTAATTCTGGTATTTATTATGCCAATTATACTCCGACTGATGCTGAAAAATTAGAAGATGAAATCAATATTCCAATCGGAGCTATTGAAGGCGGAGAGTATCCCGAAGAAGATGATTTAATTATCAACTTAGGCGATAATTGTTTTTATCGTGTAATAAAAGTTCAGCGAGCATTTCAAAATGTGCTATGTCGTCGTTTAACTGTTGCTGGTGGTGGTGGTGGAGATGCCCCTGGTTCATTGGCTTCTGACATCGAATTAACTGTAGACCCATTACCTACTGTTAACTTAATTAATGGACGCTCTCAAGAAGTAACATTTGTTGCTACATCAGCCAAAAATAAAAAGGGTAATTCTTATGATTCTATCCTTACAATTAATTGGAAATTAGAGTATACTGATGATGGTACTAACTATAATCAGTATAATTCAGGAACATTTCAAGTACCTGATGGGGAGAAATATGCTTTTGAATTTGGTAAATTAGCTAAGGATGATGCTTCTTCAAGATTAGTGTTAGTAGCTAGCCAAACTAACCATTCAAGCACAGTTACTCGTTTAATAACATTTAAAACTTCTAAATTAGAATTACAAGAATCAAGTAGTTTTTCTAATTTAAGTTATTTTGATCCCAATAAATTAGTATTACAATGTAATGTTAATGGTGCGATGGATAAAATTGTTGAATATTATTTCGACAATGAAGATGAACCATTTTTAAGCGTGCCTCTAACGGCGAATGCAACTACTTTATAGAGTGTTAATGTTTCACAATATACAACTGTAACTAATGGTTATCATAAAGTTTGGATTCGTTTATTCCAATCTATTAATGGTAAAAAAGGAATTGAAGTTAATCCTTTAATTTTTGAAGTAGCTGTTTATGATGGTTTAAACCCTCAAGCTCCTCCAATTATTTGGTTGGGAGATTATAAAGATGAATATTATAGTTATGACACTATTCAAATTCCTTTCCGGGTTTTTGATCCATAGGCTGAAAACCCAATAGTGCATTTTAAACGTAACAATATTGAACTTTCTTATTCTCCTCAAACAATTACTGATTCTAAAAATTATGCGATTTTTGAAATTGCTAATCCTGAATTAGATGTAATTAATCACTACACTATTACTTGTGGTGATGGAGCGCGTGAGACTACTCGTAAAATTGAAATTCGTGTTGTAAACGACCCAACAAGAACAGACTTTGGTATTTAGAAGCAGGGCTTTTTAACTTATTTATTAAATACAGTAGGTAGCGGACGTTCTAATTCTGAAACGTTAGCTAAACGTACTACTTTAGTAAATTCTTCTACTGCTCTAGGAGCTGAACCTTGCACAGCAACATTTACTAATTTTAATTGGTATAATAATGGCTGGACCACTGACGAAGATAATAAAACTTGTTTACGTATTAGTAATGGTGCTAAATTATCTATTCCTATTGGACCTACTGTATTTGCAAATCCTGATGGTCCTCAAGATACTAAACAATCTCATACCATTGAATTAACATTTAAAATTCGTAATGTTCAAGACTATTCAAATTTAATTCGTACTATTACTCGCTATGAAAATGATGGTGATTTATATAAAGCATTTTATAATGAAGAAACTGGTAAATTTAATACTACATACACTAACTATGATGCATTTTTAGCTTGGTATTTAAAAACTTATGAAGTTGAATTTGTTGATAAAAATGGCGTTAAACGTAGAATGGAATATGATGATTTAAAATTTGCTAAAACTGAAAAACAAATTAATTTAAATAATGTCATAGGCGGTTATTATTCTGGCAATACTAAGGCCGTTACTGGCTTATGTTTAGGTCCATAGGATGCATTTTTCTCTAATGGTATTAATACAGTAAATGTGTCTTATGTTGAAAATAAAATTATTACTTTATCTGTTGTTTGTAAATATAGCAAAGAAGAAATTCAAAACTTAATTTACATTTATTTAAATGGTGTATTAACTAGTGTTGTTAGAAATACTCAAGAAAATGGATTTACTGTAGAAAATGATAAAATTGAATTTAACAGTGATTATTGCGATATTGATTTATATAAAGTCCGTGTATATCGTACTGATTTAAATGTTAATGATATTGTCATGAATTATGCTGCTGATTTTGAGAATGTAGATATTTATGATCAAAATAAATTAGCAGAAGAAAATACTGCTATCGATGAATTCCAATTTAGTTATACTAATATGATAAAGTATAATAATGAGCATCCTGATGCTCCATTAATGCCTTATATTATTTTTGATACTACTAAATTAGAAGATAGTGAAAATAAACTTCCTTACTCTAAAAAAGTTAAATTAAATGTTGGAGTTGAATTTGTTAATACTCCGCTTGAAATGTATTATAATAAAGGTAAATTGGAAGAATTAGCTAAAGCTGATAAATTATTTGGTGATGGTGCGACAGCAGCTGAAAAACAAAAAGCTGTTGAAACTTATTATAAATATCATTGTCCTTCATTTATTAGTGATAGCGCATCAATGAGCGTTCAAGGAACTTCATCTGAATTCTATCCTCGTAGAAATTATAAAGTTAAAACTAAAAATAACGATGCGGTAGATGGCGAAAAGCGTGTTAACATTTTCTTAAACCGTGGACCATTCAGAGAATAGTATAATGCTGATGTATTAGGTTCTACTTAGAAGCCTTATATTTTAAGTACAACATTAGGTCCTCTAGTTGATTCTGCTACTGGCCAATTAAAAATTAAATATTATGAAGATGAAAATGGTGAAAAGGAAGTTACATTTAGCGAAACTAATCCTTATAAACCTAATACTTTCTATATTGAAAATACTGCTTATGTAAAACGTGGCGATGAAAAAACTCGTCAAAAATATTGGTATTTTAATAACTATACTTGCGGTACTACTAAATTTACTATGAAGATTGACTATATGGAATCTTCTGGAACTTATAATATGGGATTTGCAAATATGGTTAAAAATGCTTATTCTAAACATCCATTAGACGATTATAATAATGCAAAAGCATTTTAGGTTTTAGATTCTGACAAAACTGTTGAAACTGAAACAACTGAATATATCCCTGATGCTACTTATACTTATTATAATCATAAAGGCAATCCAAAAACAGCAAGTAATACAGTCTTAGAAGATAATATTGTGATTACTAGTAAAGAAGATTTTGATTTAGGCCCATATGCCTTATATCAAAAATTAATGGCTGAAAATCCAACTGTTTATTCAAAATTAAAAGTAGCTGATTCAAGTAATCCTAAATATAATAAATGGTATATTATGAAACCTGGATATAGTGATTTTAAAGTTGAAAATACTGATGATTATCGTACTTCTGTACGAGGTTTCCGTGTACTTGCGTTCCACAAAAAGAAACCAGTTGATGGTAGCACAGAACCTATCTATCAATTTATTGGTATGTATAACATGCTTTTAGATAAAGGCTCTGACGAAGTATATGGATTCGCTCTTGATAATACTACTGGCAAAGACCCAAAAGCTAAATTCATAGACGATGGTACTAAGAGTATGCCTAAAGTAGCAGAATGTTGGGAGTTTGAAAATAATAGTCGTACCTTCTGCTCATATCGCGATCCACAAGATCGTAAAGATTTAAAGTTTGATGTATTTAATGCTGATGGTTCTCGTGTATTAAATGCTGTTCAATCTGCTCCTGTGGTAGCAGACTCATTTGAATATCGTTATCATAATGATGAGGATCTCCTTGATTATATTATGGCTCCTGATGGAGAATGTAAGAAAGACCCAACATTAACATTCTCTAAGGATGATATTACATTAAATCAAGAAAATCGCGCTCAACATTTATTGAAAGATTATTCTAATTGGGAACGTGCTGTAGCTTGGGTTTGGAGTACTTGTACTGAAAAAGTTGTATCAAATGGTACTTATAAAATCTGTGATGTTGGTGAAGAATTATTTGATAGTAATAAACATTATATTATGACACCTAATCCATCAACTTCTGAGTAGATTTATACCTTAGCTAAAGAATATATAGAAGGCACTACTTATTATAAAAAGAATCCTGATTATAATCCCAATCAAGAAAATAGTCATGAATATATCGTTGCTTATGTTGGAACAGTATTATTTAGTGCTATTAAAACTAAATTATATACTGGTGAAGTTGATAAAAATAATAATATTACTTATGTTCCTTGTTATAGTACTGATACATTCAATCCTGATAAGCGTTATTATACTTTGGAATCTTATAGCGATGAAGAGCTAGACACAAAGGCTGATAGATTAGTTATTTTATGTAAAGATGAAGCATTTGATGCAAGTAAGACATATTATAACTATGATGGAAATGCTAAATGCGGTAAAGCAGTAACTAAAGCTACTGTGACTGCTGAAACTTATGAGCCAAATAAATATTATATTGGAACCACTATTATTTATGGTGATCGCTCTTATAAATATGACACGCAAGAATATCGTGGTGATAAATTTACTTATGAATTAAGTGACCACTTCGATAAAGAATATATGGCTACTTATTTTGTTATGACAGAAATTTTTGAATGTTATGACTCTCGTGGTAAAAACTGCATGATGGCTTCTTGGGGCCCTCAAAAAGAAGGTGGAGATTATATTTGGTATCCACTTTTCTATGATATTGATACTCAATTAGGTATTAATAATACTGGTATTCCTTCATTTGAATATAATGTTGATGCTACTGAAGATGGTAACTATTCTACTTCTGATAGTGTTTTATGGAATAACTTCTATAAATATTTTAAAACTGGCTTAATTATTCCTAAGTATAGACATTTACGTGGTATTACTACCAGTGTATTTGGTTCTAATTTAAAACAGCCACCTTTAAAAACTGTTGATCGTATTGAATCATATTATTTAACTGATTATAATACAACAAATAATTTAGCTGACTTGGGCACTCGTCCATTGGTAGCAGTTAACTTAGATGAATATTATAAATATATCACTATTACAAATGATGCTTCTTACTTAGATGGTACTACTGGACATATTAGCAGTGATACAACTGGTGTATATACTGTTGATACTAATGGTACTTATTTCTATGCTTTACAAGGAAATAGAAGTCTATCTCGTCAACAATTTTTATCTAACCGTTTAGAGTATATTGACTCTTGGTTAAATGAAGGTAACTATCAACGTGGTGGTGCGAACCGCATTCGTGGTCGTGTAGCCGCGAACAATAAAAATAAGACTTCAGATAAATGGATTGAAACGGCTAGCGATCCTTATTTCAAGGATGAAAGCACTTTAACTAAAAATCATTTATTTGATGCTGAATATTGGATGACATTAACTCCAGCCCATTCTTCTTATGTTACTCTTGGTGATGATAATGAAGCCTATCCTTCTCGTAAATATGATGGTGTTCATGCATTAAGATTTAATATTGACTCTATTGAAAATGGTGTCCGTAAGAGTGAAAATTATCCTGAACAATTACTATATGTTTATGGCATTAACCAAATGAAAGACCTTGGCGATATGAGTAATCTATATTGGCAAGAGTTTGAAATTTCTGGTGATGCTACTAAATTAACTAGTTTGAAATTAGGATATGATGGTTTGGATGTAAATGGAGAGCGTTGGCATAATGATAATGTTAACCAATTCAGTATTCCTGCCAGCTCTTCTGATAGTAAAGGTATGCCTTTATTAAAAGAAGTAAATATGAGTAATATTCAGTTTAATGCTGCTTCTCCTGTATTAGATTTAACTAGTTGTGAAAAATTAGAGAATTTCCGTGCTACTGGATCTAATTTAATTAACGTTCAATTTGCTAAGGGTGTAGCATTAAATACTGTATATTTACCTACTAGTATTACAAATCTTGAATTGGTTGAAGCCAACTTATTAAAGAATATAATTACTGAAGATGAATATAAAAATCCTACTCGTGATGATGAAGGTAATTTACATGCTAATCCTGGTTTATACCTCCAAGGTTTCTTTGATAAGACTTCAACTGGAGATAAAGGAGATACAGTGATTGCTTCTCTAAATATCGCTGGTGGTGGTTTAGGTTATGATAGTTATAAGCTATTAAAGCAATATTATACTATTCGTAGCCAATAGACTAACACTTCTTAGATTTCTATGACTAATGTTAATTGGTGTCCATATATTTAGATGACAGTCGACGATGAGCGCAATCCATCTACTACTTATTATGTAGATAATGGTCATTATGGACTAGAACCTTACACTTATACTAATTTTGATGCATGGACTATTAAAGTTGAAAATGGCGAAATTTATCGTAAGGATGAAACAATCCCAGAAGATAAAATAAATCAAATTACTGATTTAGCTATGTTTAAAGAATTTATTAGTGATAAGAAATGGATTAAAAATTCTAGTAAAAACATTCCTGATATCTCTGGTATTATTTATATTAATAATACAGAAGTTATTAAAGAATCTGAATTGCGTAATACTATTCAAGTTGCTTATCCTGATTTAACAATCTTCTGTGCAAATGTAGAACAGGGATATACTGCTAGATTTGTAATTATGGATGAAGATGAAGGTAATGATGGTCGTTATCAATTAATTGGTTCTATGACCTTAAAAGAAGGCGAAACTTGGTTTGCAGATCCTATTGATGCATTTGGCGATGTTAGTGAGAAAAAGCCAAATCATGATTTCTATGGTTGGGCATTAACTAATTCTGCTAGTGCTGATATTCTTATTAATATTGATAAAAGTATTAATAAATGGAGTGAACAAACTCTTGATAATAATATTCACACTTATACATTCTATGCTATTTGTCCTATCCACAAATGGAGTGTTAAATATTATTATAAAGATAATACATTAATCGAAGAGAAAAAAATTCCTCATGGTAATTATGCTGTAATGTCTACTATTATTCCTTGGAAAGATGATAGCGATTTACCATTAGAGTAGACTTATAAATTCTTAGGTTATAATCGTTCTGCAACTGCTTCCTCTGCTATGAAATTAGAAGAGTATATGATTACTGAAGACACTACATTTTATGCAGTATTTGATAATAATCCTATTAATGTATATGAAGATATTCATCCTGAGTATTTCACTCCTTCAACTCAAGACACTTCTTCACGGTATATAGATAATTTAGATCCTCGTTGGAGTTTAGATAATGGTATCGTTTTAGCTTTAAATAAAAAAGTTAAAGGAAAACTAACAGTACCAGCATTTTTCACAGTCGATGGTGTAGAAAAACGTGTAATAGGTATTGATGCCACATTTGGTACTCCTGGTGATTTATGGTGTTCTACTTTAGAAGATGTTAAACGATTAACTAATCCTGTAGGAAAAACTGAAGGTATACTTAATGGTTACGATTCAGTTCTTGTTCCTGTTTGTTATGGTGAAAATTTAACTCATGTATTCTTCCAAAAATTTGAAGAAAATGGATAGACTAAATGTAATCTACGTTATTTTAGCAAAGGTACGTTTGATAGTTCTAACCAATTAGTGTGGGTTGAATTCCCAGAAGGATTAAGAATATTAAAAGCTTATACTTTTAAAGGAATAGGCTCTAGTGGAACAGTTAATACGCCTTCTTTAATAAATAGTAATTTAAATGGTACTATCGCAGAAATTCAAACTGATGCTATTAAGAATGCTTGGGCTCCTAGTTTAACTACTCTTATTATTGGATCAGAAGTTCAAAAAATGGGCAGTGCAAGTATTGTATTTAGTAGTATGAGTGACTATAATAGTGCAAGAAGTTCTGGTATTAATGAAATTATTATTGGTACATCTGATAGTAAATCAAAACTTACAAATGCTAATATGCAAAATGAAGCTATTCAAGGTTATTTTAGTGTAAGCCCTGTATAGATAAATTCTATCGAATGGTATACTGATCTTGATAAAAGTATTGCTCTCCAGAAATTTACTGATATTCCTGATGGAGCACTGACAATTATTCATTAATTAAAAAGGAGAAAAGAAAATGACTAAAATTGTGATGTATGAATATTTAGGCACAAACGGAACAATTCTTTCTCCCGTGCATCTTGAAGATATATATTACATTAGAAAACTTCGTTTAATTGCTGACCATGACAAACGTCTTACTAAAAATGGAAAAGATTTTGTTCAAAATGTAATTATTCCAGAAGAAGAATTAAATCAATGGAAAGAAGTTTAATTGGGTAGTTCCAATTATCTAATATATAACTTTTTTGAAAAATAGAGAGAAGAGATTAATTCTCTTCTCTCTATAAGGGAAAATTATTTTAGAAAGGAAGGTTTTCTAGTCTATGATTACAAAGTATAAAGACTCTGTTAGATTAGCTTATCAAAAACTGTATGAAGATATTGACAAAGCTAGTAATGGTAAAATTCAAATTGATAACCTTGAGAGCTTTTTTGGATATATACAAGAAATTGGTGAGTTAGATAAAAAGTTTTTAAGACTTCCTTTGGATGAGCCTTTATTTGAAATTGATGCTAATAGCCGCAAAATTACAATTCCTTCTGATTTTACTGCTAATGGTTTATCAGTTCAAGGAGATCATTTAGCTGAAACTGTTTTCTTTAGTATTGATAGATATTTTGATTATATGGATTTAAACAATTGTAATATTCGTATCAATTGGAAAATTGGTGACATTTCTGGCCAATCTGTCAATTTCTCTAAGAGCGTTGATGCTGAACCTGGAAAAATTGTTTTTGGTTGGCCTGTAGCTAAAGATTTAACTGGCAAAAGCGGTACTTTAAGTTTCGCAGTTGAATTTTATACTGAGCGTGATAATATTACTAGCTATAGTTTAAATACTTTAGTTTCAACAATTAATATTAAAGAGGGATTGGTTTTAATTAATCCCACAGTTATTAATGTTAATGATGATATTTTAAATATGCTTCAAAATAGTAGTTTCGGTGAAGGCGAAGCTAAAGTTGAGGATTTAAAATGGCTTACCAATGGCTTGGTTACTGACCCTGGTGCCACAGTAGCTTTATAGACTATAAATTTAGCAGGTAATGCGGTAGATAGTGGCAATTCTCAAAAATTATCTTCTGTACCTGTAAAATTATATGCTCGTGCTCAAGCCGGTGCCGCCGATATTAAGTATTCTACTCCTGCTGGAGAAGATGATCCTGTAGATGAATATGTTTTAGTTTCTAAAAAAGATGAAAATGATAAACGTATTCCTTTAGACCCTGCTGGCACTTATTACATTAAAGAGGGCAGTGTTTATAATCTCGCATCTAGTGAAGATGTTAGAACTTGGAATGATTTAGAGATTGCTATTCCAAATAAGAGTGAATTATATGCCCGTTATGCTACTATTGAAGTAAATGGCGTTGGTGAATATTATATTCAAGCTCAAGGAATTATTTTTGATAAAGAAAATAAGAAAATTGGTCAAGGCGTTCTTGAGCATACTCCAGTGGTAATTTGTCCTGAGCCCGATGCTCCTGCTGAAATTACAATTACTTCTAATAATAGTGATTTAAAAGATGAAGGTTATGATATTGATTTATCTGTAGCTGATTCTGTGGCATTTTTAACTGGTAATGAAGTTATTCTGACTGCTATTGCTTCTGGATATGATAATAAAGACGCTTATGAGGCTCCTGCTGTAGGAGTTGAACCTAAGGCTTTAGTCCAATATGCTTGGTATAAAGATGGGAATAAAACTCCTGTTAACACTTCAAAGTGGATTCGTTCTACTCAAAATAATAGCTTTGCTATTAGAGAAGAAGGCAAATATATTGTTGGAGTTAAAACATTTTTAAATAATCAAACTACTTTAGATGAAACTAAATCTAAAGAATATATTGTTTCTCCTTTAGCTTCTAAGATTGAAGAGAATAGTATTATTTTAGGTTTAAGCAAGCAAGGTGGACAATATTGGATTAATTTAAATGCATCTACTGATGGAGTTACAGATAAGTATACTCAAAAATCATTTGATGTTAAATATGTTTTAACACCCACTAATGAAAAAGTATATAGCGATAAAGTAGTTTGTGCTCTATATCAATTACCTAATGAAGAAAGTGATGATACTAATCCTATTCCTGTTTGTGAATTGGAATCTTCTAATATTGAAGGTGGAAAGCATACTACAATTACCTCTTCAATGGTTGGTAATCAAGAAGGTAATTATTTTATTCGTGTAACTAATAAATATAATGGAAGTGCTTATTCACTAAATAGTGATGCATTCTATATTAATATTAAGTGATAAATTAGGAGAAAGGAGAATGAATAATCATGATTACTAATTATCAAGATTATGAGAATAAGCTTTGGTCAATTGACAAATAGATGCGAACTTCCAAAGCCATTCTCCTTCCAACTCCACCTAAAGAAGAATTAATCCCTATCGATTTGAATGAACGTAAAATAAAAGTGCCTAAGTCCTTCATTATCGTCTCTCAGGACCATTCGGCTGAGACTTTATACTTTACATTTGATCGATATTTTGATGGCATGGATTTATCTAATACTTGTTGCATTATTCAATTTCAAAATGCAAAAGGTGAAGCCTATTATTATGTAGTACCTTATATGGATATTACTACTGATAATGTAAATCAAAAAATTATTATGCCTTGGGTAATTCAAAATGCCGCTACTAAATATGCTGGTACTGTAAAATTTGCTATTAAATTCTTTAGTCTTAATGCTGCTGGCCATTTAATGTATGAATTGAATACATTAGTTGCAGAAGCGATTGTAGAACAAGGTCAGAATTGGGATTTAGATAATATCTCTCAAGAAGAATTTGTTTTTGATAAAGCATTTATTTAGGCAATTCATGATTTAGAACAAGCACATTAGAAAGGTACATTTGCTTTAGAGTGGATTGATAATTTTTAATAAAATAAAAATAAAGGGAAGACTTTAAATTAGTCTTCCCTTTATTTTTTTGGGTAAATATAAATAATGATTTGTTATAATTTTTGATAATAAATAGATATATAAAGTGTGAAAGGAGAAGTATTATGGCAGAATATAAATCTCCATATAAAGATACAGTAGTTTTATAGAATAGCGCGCTAATTAAATTATTAGAAATAATAAAAGCCTATCCAGTAGCGGGTAAAGATACTGGTATTCGATTGCGCTTAAATAAAGATGGAACTCATTTATAGATATAGAACACAAGAAAAGTTACATTGAAAAAAGATAAAAACGATAATTATATTCTAACTGTCACTGATGAAAACAATCCTGATTCTAATCTCACTGCCATTCTTAATAAATGTCTATCATTTAGTGATGGTTCTTTATCTGATACTGGATATTTAAACTATAAAGAAGGAGATACTTCTAAAAAAGTTTTAATTTCTGGATTCAAAAATGGAAATCTTACTACTAATAAAATCTTAATAAGATAGACTAATAATTATAATTAGACTTATTTAGAAAATGGTCAACTTACCTTATACCCTAAATCAACTGCTGATAAAAGTGGTATTAATTTTAATATTTCTAAATATACAGATGGTAAAGAACATTATAATTTACGATTAGAATGTAAGGAAGATGGGTTTCTAGATTGCTCAGGGAAAATCCGTGGTGCAGTTTGGAATGACTATGCTGAGTATAGAGAATCTTATATTAAAGAACCAGGCCGTTGTATAATTGAAACTGGTTTTGGAGATTTAGAATTATCAACTAAGCGTTTATAGTTAGGAGCTAATATTATCTCAGATACATTTGGTTTTTCTATTGGAGAAACTGAAAAAGCAAAAACTCCTATTGCTGTATGCGGTAGAGTATTAGTTTATCCTAATGAAGATAAAGAATTATATAAGCCGGGAGCGGCTGTTTGTAGTGGTCCGAATGGAACAATATCATTAATGACTCGTGAAGAAATTAAAGAATGGCCTGATGCGATAGTTGGGTATGTAAGTGAAATCCCTTATTATGATACTTGGGGAACAGATAATATTAAAGTAAATGGGCGTATATGGATTAGAATTAGGTAAAAAAAATAAAGGCACATAGTATATTTTTACTATGTGCCTTTATTTTATTGTAAAGAATCAGGTTTTACCATAGAACGGATTTTTTCTTCAATTTTATTATTTACTTCTACTTCAATAATATTTTCTAAATCATTTACTGTATATAGCATTAATTGAACTGTATAAATATCATTTGTTTTTCCTAAAATTTTTGCTTGGGCAGAAGTAATTTTATTGTAATTACCTTTTTCATCTAAAGTAAAATATGGTATGTAATCAGGATAAGTATAAAAATTATAATCATTATTATTATAAAGAACATATTGATTTATATAGTTATTTATAGCATCTTGAGTGTTATTGTTTACAATATTTTGGACGCTATCCATTATATTCAAAATTGTTCCTTGATATACATAAATATTATTAGTAGGAAGCTTATTAAAAATTTCTATTGGATTTGTTATTATCGTTGCCTCATTAGTATCAGAATTTATTTCAATAAAGTTTAAATAAGATGGGATACTCTCAACCGTAGGAAATAAATCTGTAGTTGCTAAAATCATTTTATCTTGATTAATTAATCCTTGAACTGTTTTTACAATATTGCTATTAATATAATTAGGATTAACTCCATAGGTTAAACAATTATGTGAATAAATTTTTAATTGTTCACCATATTTTGATTGTAAACTTTCAAAATCATCGGGCAGTAATGGATAATAATTTGTATCATTAATTGTATAAAAATATAAAAAATTATTATAATCTATAGATGACAAATCTGTAATTAATCTTAATCCTTGAATCCAATTATTCTAATTAGAAACTAAATCTTCTAGTTTTTGGTCAACTTCTGTTTGTGTATATCCTTTATCGCCATTAGTATTTGTTAAATAATAAAATTCATCACTTTTTGCTACAAATTTATTATCTATTTCAGTTTTATTATATCCCTAAACAGTAATTTGATTTAAATTTTCCGGATCTGTATTTGTGCAAATTAAATAAGAACGTCCTAATAATTGTGGCATAAAATTATTATTAACTTCTTCTTGAGTATATCCTTTTGTTCCAGTGTCACTTCGTAAATAGTGACTTCCTTCTGGTAAGCTTATATCACTTAATCGATCATCAATCTATTCAGCAGTATACCCATTTTTAGTTGTAATATATTCATAATATTGTGGGTTTCCATTAGAATCTAAAATTGGATTGCCTGTTTCATCTACTATAGAATCCAATTGTTTAGGAGCAAATTTCTTTTTTAACTCAGCATAAAAAGTTTTTAAATTATTTAACCCTACAACTTTTGCAATATCCATTTATTTCAAGTCTCCTTTCACTCATTTTATTCTATTAAATAATAAAAAAATTAATTGCGATATTATATATTTATGGCCAAATTAAAATAATATACAAATAAAAATTCTTAATATTTATATAAAATAAATATTTTAAACTTTTTTTCAGAGAAGGGAGTTTATAAAAACAATGGCTTTATTTAAAGTAAGTAAGGGCTTGGCTAAAAATTTAACAACCAATGTCCCGAATGCTAAAGAAGGATTTGCTTATTTTACTACAGATGATGGCAAGTTCTATATTGATATTGCGGGTGATGGTACTTCAACAACAAAAGCAGAAATAGGAACTAATCGTATTCCATTAAATGCTTATGCCAGTGATTTGTTAAAAGCATCTGAAATGCCTACTAATGATAATATCGTTTATCCTATTTTAGCATTTAATTTAAAAGATACTACAAAAAATTTAATTGAAGCTAAATATACTTAGATTGGTATTAAAAATGGTTCTTTAGTTATTCCTAATGTAGCTGGAAAAGATGAAATTTTAATTTCTAATACTGGAGCAGGTCGCGGTATTGTCATTGACAATACTAATGGGACGGGCCATGCTATTGAAATTACAGCTGGTAAAGGTATTAAAGTAGCCAAAGACCCAGTAGATAATTTAGAATTAACAACTAAATAGTATGTTGATAAAATATTGAGTGCCAATGATGCTATGATATTTAAAGGCATTCTTGATAACACTCATAACTTACCAGATACCCATGAAACAGGTTGGACTTATCGTGTTAATAAAGCGGGAACTTATGCCGGAAAAGTTTGTGAAATAGGAGATTTAGTTATCTGTATTGCTGATGGGTTATCAGCAAATGATTCTCATTGGACTGTTGCCCAAACAAATATTGATGGCGCGGTGATAGGACCTAATACTTCTACTGCAAATGCTGTTTCTACATTTGCTGATGCAACAGGTAAAGTCATTAAAAATAATTTAACAGTTACTATTAATGATACTGGATTATTTACTGCTCCTTATATCGCTACGGGCACTGATAAAACTCATTATTTTCAAAGTGCAAAATTCCGTGGTGAAGGTAATGCTAATACCTATTATCATGCTATTGATTTTGGATATAGTGGACATAATCAAGTTGATTTTCATGAATATGGTGGAATTTGGAATTTCTATAGAAATACTAAGGGAACTGCCGCTGATGGAGAGTTAGTTGCTTCCATTTAGCCCAATGGGTTCCATGGCAATTTAAATGGTAATGCGACTACTGCAACAACGGCTACTAAAGCTGGTAGTGCCGATAAAGTTAATAATAATTTAGTCATTAAACTAAACAGTGGAACTACTGAAGGAACAAACCAATTTACTTATAATGGTAGTGCTGCTAAAGATATTAATATAACTCCAGCTAATATTGGAGCGGCTTCAAATTCTCATAATCATGATTCTAATTATGTTAAAAAAACTGGTGACACAATGAGTGGAAAAATAACATTTAAATTTACAACATCTAAACCAGCTAGAGGTGTCAGATTACCAGTTTTATCTGGATAGTATCAAAATGGATCTGGGGCATATTATTCTACAGATTTAGTGGATATGATAGGAACAGCATCTACAAATGTAAATAATGCTGCAGTGCGTTTTGGTTCAACTAATGGAGCTACATTTATAACATCTGGTGAGGGTGGTTGTGTCTTCCCAAGTAAATTAAATTCTAATTTAGTTGACTGTGAAGATATTAGTTTTTGTGCTAATGGCGGTTTTAATTTTTGGGGTAATATTTCTAATAATGGCTCAACTTATACTTCTTATATGAATATGAGTGGGTCTAAAATTACAGCTTATCAACCTTTATATGGAGCAGTATGGAATGACTATGCTGAGTTCCGTGAAGGAGATACTATTGAACCAGGCAAATGTGTGATTGAAGTGGGTGACGATACTCTTATTACTTCAACTGAGCGCATGATGCCGGGCGCTAATATTACATCTGACACATTTGGTTTTGCTATTGGTGAAACTGAATAGGCAAAAACTCCAATAGCAGTAAGTGGACGTGTTCTTGCTTATCCATATGAATCTCATGAAGAATTTAAAAAGAATATTGGGCGTCCAGTATGCTCTGGTCCTGATGGAACAGTTTCTATTATGACTGATGAAGAATATAGAGATAAAGGCTATTGCGCGATTGGTACTATTTCAGCAGTTCCTGATTATGAAGAATGGGGAACGGGAAAAGTTAAAGTTAATGGGCGTGTATGGATTAAAGTATTTTAATTTATAAATAAAAAAATAGCGATTAAGAAAAAACTTGTAATGTTTTTCTTAATCGCTATTTTTTGTTTGCTCCATCATGTTATTCACATACTATCGGATAACATTATAACCATATTCATCAATTTTTTCATTAGAGAAATAAGTAATTGGTTTATTTAATTTTCTAGCATAACAAATTTCTTGATAGCCAGTTGTTCCAATATATTCATTTTCTCCAGTAATAAAATAAACAGCATCAGCCATATTAATTTTATCCTTGCTAGAATTTAATAATCTAGTTTCTGTGTCTGACGGTAATATAATATTATCTGCGTGAGCAAATACTCGAGGAGATAAAACAATATGTCCTTCGAGAGATAGGATTGCTTCTAATTTCTCGAAGGACTCTTTGAATTTAGTACTCCCGCACAAACAGATAATCAATTAATCTTCGGCCTTTTTAGGTTGAGCTTTATTTGTATTGACTTCAGATTCGATTTTAGTGGTAATATATCCACTCAAATCGCCAAGGGCTTCATTAAGATATTCTTTAGCATCTTCAGTCAGAATACCCATTACAGCGTCATAAGTCTTTTTGAATGCTTCCAATTGAGCATTTTTATCAAATGCATTTTGTCCCTTCAGACTTTCAACATATGTTTGATTTGTTGCTAATACACAATCAGTAATTGTTTTATTAAGCATGTCCATATATTTTTGAAGAGTTTCATCATTGGTTTTAGCCTTCAACTCATTAGTTTTAGACTAAATAAAACGAACCAAGAATAGAGAGACAGCTGTTAATACTGGGACAATAAGAATATTGAAAATTTGTTGTAGCATTTCTAGCCAATCCATAAATTATTTCCTCCTCTTCTATTTTCTGTATTATAAAATAAATTTTTGGAAAAGTCAATAAAATACCAATTCCTATTTAATATGAAAAATATTCTAGATAGTTTTCCCGAAAATAACCAGGCAAAAATTATTAATTAGTCCATCTTAATTTACATTATATAATGGAGGAGCTTAGTAAAATTTTTTACACCACTGTAAAATTTTTTACTTCGTTGTAAAAAATTTGGAAAGCGAGGTATTTTCTAGAAAATGTATCCAAACAGTTATAACTATTATCCTCAATCTCAAAATCCCTACCTGAATCGTTATATGTCTACTAATCAATATACTCAACAACTTCAAGGATTAAAAGGTCGGCCGGTCTCTAGTCTTGAAGAAGTCCGAGCAACAGGTATTGATTTTGACGGGTCGGTTTTCTATTTTCCAGACTTAGCAAATCGACGCATCTACACAAAACAAATCAATTTAGATGGAACAGCTTCATTGAATATGTATGAATTAAAAGCTACTCCTCCTCCAACAGCATAGCCAGAAGCAACACCATCTGACGCTTCTTACGTAAGCAAAGAAGAATTTGAGAAAACAGTCACAATTCTAGTTAATGAAATTAATAAACTGAAAGGAGCTAACGCAGATGAATCCAAACCAAATGATGAATCCAATGGCGATGCTACAGAATTTAAATTCTAATCCCTTATTCCAATAGGCACAAAGAATGGCTCAAGGAAAATCAGAAGCAGAAATTATTCAAATCGCTCGCAATATCTGCCGAGAAAAAGGAATCAATTTTGATGAAGCTTATTCTATCTTCCAATCTCAATATAATTAGAAAGGAATGTAAAAATTATGGCTCTAACTGAAAACGGATTATCTCCTGCTGATATCATGGCAATGACTCAAGGCGACCACAACGATAATGGTTTTGGCGGCACTTGGACTTGGGTATTCTTCTTATTCTTCCTACTGGCTTGGGGAGGCGGTGGACTATTTGGCGGTGGTTCTACCCAAGGCGCTTTAACTCGTGCTGAATTAACTGACGGTTTAGGCCGCCAAGATATGTTCCGCAATCAAGATATGATTCTTTCTGAAGTAAGCGCTTTTGAACGTGACGCAACTAATCGTTGGGGTAATATCCAATATGAAGTAATGAAAGGGCTAAACGATAATCGTTTCGCTCAGCAAGAATGTTGTTGCACAACTAATCGCAATATTGACGCTGTGAGATATGAGAATGCTAAAAATACTTGCGATATTGTAAATACTAGTAACTTAAATACTCGTGATATTTTAACTAATCAAAACGCTGGTATTCAGCGTATTCTTGATTATTTAACTACCGACAAGATTGAGAGTCTGCGTACTGAATTACAGTCTGCCAACTTAACAATTCAGAACATGAATCAGACTTCTGACTTATTAAACACCTTACGTCCATATCCTACTCCTGCATATATTACTTGTAGCCCTTACACTGCAAGTAATATTTATAATGCATTTAGTGGATGCGGCGCTTGCGGTAATTAATTTATTGAGGGAGGAAATATCCTCCCTCTATTCTAACTAAGAAAGGAGTTCATACGAATGAGTACTTGTTCAAATTGCTCTAATCCAATTTTAAAGACTACCTCTACAACTAGCTAGACTCTTGCTACGGGTAATCCCATCCCACTTCAAAATAATATATTCCAAAGTGGCTGTGGTATTTCTCATATTGCAGGCAGTACTGCGATTAGTTTAACTCGAACCGGCACTTATTTAGTTGCGGTAACCGCAACTGGTAATGCTGGCTCTGGCAACACATTTTCAGTCTAGGCTTACAATAATGGAACTGCCATTCCAGCCGCAATTGCAAGTCTAGTTGACACTGGCACAGTTCATTTTACTACGTTAGTAAAAGTACTACCATCATGTCGTTCTATAAATAACAATGCCAATTTGACATTTGTTAACACTGGTGCAACAACCTATTCAACTGTTGAAGTCGATATCGTAAAGGTTGGGTGAGTTGAATGGATTGTCAAGAATATATGATTTCTATAATTAAACGCCAAACAGAGGGAGTAGTTTATCATGAAAATATGACTGACTATTACCGTTTTTTATGTTTAGATGGTTTAAAAGAAATCCATTGTCATCAATCTTAGGAAGAATTAGAAACTCTTCAATGTATTAAAGATTGTTATGCAAAAATATATTTTTCAATTCCACAATTTGAAATGGAAAACACAACATTAATTCCAGCAGAATGGTATAGTAAAACATCTATGGATGTTACCAAAGGAGCCATTAAATCATTAAGTAAAGAGAGTCTCTACCATTGGCTCGATTGGGAGAAGGAAACAGTGAGCATTTATAAAGAGGCCGCTATGCACTTCAAAGAAAATATGGCATTCCATGAATTAAAAATAGCTAAAAAATTAATTAAAAATGTTTCCGCAGAAATTTGTGAAATTGAAGGATTGATTACAGAAGGGTTAGCTTACGATTTTAGCCCTGAATTTTTAAAATATTATTATAAAATAGAAGAATAAATTATTATAAGCCGAGAATTAAGTTTTATTTAATTCTCGGCTATTTTTTATTCTTTATAAGTAGATAAACTATTCCTAAATTTCTATTCTACCATTTGGAATAGTTTATCTCCTGTATGATTTCCATTCATTTTATTATATGTCTCATGGTCGCTCTCAATTTCTTCAAATTCATCGAGAGTGATTTCATGGTCTGGATTTAATAATTTTCGACAGTCATTTTTAAATTGTTTTCCCTAAATAGATAAAATACCATCTCTTACAACATCTATTTTATCATTTACATTATAAATTTCTTGTTTTAAACTATCGTTTTCTTGTTTAGATAAATTTCGCTCAGTTTGCAATAAATTAGCTGTAGTTTTATGTTCATCACTAATTTTACTTTTTAATTCTTTAATAATTTTTTCATGAGCTTCATCTTCTAAACGCTATTTTTCTTTTTTATATAAATTATAAAAGTATTTAGCTAAACCCGTAAGTCCTAATGCGATTATACCAAATAAAAACTCAAGCCAATATTTGGCGATAAAATCAAGCATTTAAAAAACTCCTTTCCGTAAGAATCTCTATCCATTTGTTCTTACAAATAAGGAGTTATTTTTTTTTGTATTTTGGCCTCATTCCCAATTATACTCTTCTTGAGGTTTAGTGAAATATGCAGTATACAAACATATAGCATCACATACATCATCGTTAGCCACTATACCATATTTATTTTTTACAAACTCAATATCTGCTTGTTTAAGAGCGACTCGTTTTACTTTTGGGCCGAGCTTCATTCCAAGTAATTTTCGCCATGATGATGAATTCATAAATTCAATAAAATCATAATCAATGTTAGTATCAACACTATGAGCGCCTAGGGCCACAGACCCTTGAAGCCACATCAAAACACGTTCAGTATGAGACTTATTCCCATATGCTTCTGGATGCACATCTTCTGCAACTATTTTACCAACACTATTTTCTTTTATCAAATCTACAATTTTATCAGTCATTTGTTTAATACGTTCAAGAGTATTATCTCCTGAAATAGGGATTAATCCCCATTTGAGCATTTCCCCTTTTTCAGAAGATAAACACCATCCAGTAGATTTAGATGATAAATCTAAAAATAATATATTCATTAAGTTAGACTAGCTTGATTGGCTTCTGGACTACTTGTAGTAGAGCCAAACCCACCAAGTCGTTGACCAAAAGCATTATCATTATCTGTTGTTAGATAAGGTTTAATAATACCTTGACCAATTTTGTCTCCCTTTTTAAGTTGAATATCAAATGGAGTAAGATTAATTACTTGAAAATAAATATGTCCTTCATTATCAGGATTATTATAATAATCAGCATCAATAATACCCACTCCATTAGCAAGAATAATCCAATGCTTTAATGGAGTAGAACTACGTACTGATAATTCAAGATATGTATCAGCATCAAGACAACATTTAATTCCAGTAGGAATAAGAGTAGGTTTTATTTTTAATTCTTTAGTAAAACTAGCCATTTCAGTTAGAGTATAAGTATGGCCTGTTCTACCCCATCGAACCATTTCACTCATTTGATTAGAATAAGATGGAATTACAATGTCTTCAGCTACAGTAAAATCATAACCAGCCGAATTAGCAGTGCTACGAGTAGGAATTACAGCATCAGGGTATTTAGAAACTCTTTCAAACTTAATCATTAGAAATCAATTTGCTCCCCATATTTAATATTAACAACAGAAATAGGGTCTTTTTCATCATTGAATTTCTTGGTTAATGAAACTTGATACCATTCATCAATGATTTCTCCTTTCTGTTTCTTTTCCTTCTTTACAGAACTATACTTAGCTAGTTCATACATACTATCATGTTTAGCCTTCTCAATTAGAGAAGTAGCACTAGCTTCATCATCAACTCTATATACTTCAGTTGTACTTACTAGGTATTCCATTATTTTTCTTCTCCACAATCAATAATTAGATTTAAATTTTCATATGCGTAATTAGTTTTACAAAATTCCATCATTCTTTGTTTCATTTCAAATGTGTAATCAGTAATACCTAACAAATGAATTACATTAATATTATTATTTTTGCAATAGGATGGAACAGCTTCAATCATATCGTCGAACGTACAACTAAATGTATCTATGATATTGCCATTATTATCTACTGCATAAATTTGTTGAACCATATCAAATGGCTATAAACTACAAAATAAACGATTCACGAAAAATCCACCACCCCTGCATCATATCCAAATAAATAGAACATATAAATATTATCATCAATAGACATCCAAATTTCAATGGCGCCTTGCTCTTCATTCCAATCTAATGTTTTAATCTTACCAACATCAGCGAGGCAATCTAATACAGATTTACCAAATGAATCAGCGATAATTGTTGGTTCATAATGGAATACAGTATAATAATTATAATCTCTACATAACATAAGATAATAATTATTATTTATTTTTCGATGATAACTATTAATTTTTTGTTGATAATCTCCTAATGTATCTGTATCGGGGTCTGGTAATGAACGTACTAAAGATTTATTTAAATCATATAAATTTAAGTTTAAATTAGCTTTAGTATCATCAATTTTGTCAACAGTACCATAATTTGATACTTCTTCCCATTTATTATCTATATAACAATATACTTTTTTATCATCAGTATATGCTACTGCCCCATTTTCAAATACTTGAGGAGAATATTTTAATTCATCAATGGTTTTTACACCAATACATTTTAATCCATTAGTCATTTATTATCCTCCATTTTCTATATTATATCATATTTTTTCCCATAAGTCAAATGGAGCGTAATAAACTTTTTGATTGCGTGAGCCACGCATAGGTAAGGTGATATCTCGTTGTTCAATCTTAAATGGGCCGTCAATAATACAATCAATATTATCAACAATATTTTTTAGATGTGGCTCTCTGCGCATAGCCAATTCATCCATTATATATCCAGTCCATAAAAAAATTTTTGTTTTAGGAAGAGCTTCTTTAATATGTTCAATAATTAAATCTACAAGGAATAGATTTTCTGGGGCGAGGGGTTCTCCTCCCATAATACAAAAATCACGATGTATACCATTAGCAGTAAGAGCATTTACTATATCATCTAATGTATCTGTAGTAAATTCTTTTCCGCCATTAAAATCCCAAGTTTCTGGATTCTAACAGCCCTCGCAATGTCTGGCGCATCCTTGAGTGAAAAATGAGACACACACTCCAGGAGCTCCAGCAATATCATTTTTAATTATCCCGGCGTATCTCATTCCATCACTCCTACATGTTTGACTCGATGTTCAACTTCATCTTGCTTTCCTAAATTAAACGCAGTTTTATAATTACCAGTTAAATAACCGGTCACACGACGAAGTTGCTGAATTTCTTTACTACCACATTCTGGACATTTATCATTGAATTCACCAGTATATCCACACTTGAGACAAGTGTCATTAGGAACATTTACAGCAAAATAAGGAATATCTTTATCCATAGCATAATTTACAATTTGCTCAAGAGCAGTTAAGTTATTAGATACAGTAGAATCTAACTCAACATAAGTAATACAACCGGCATTACTATATCCAGTTAATTGACTCTCAATATCAATTTTATCAAATGGGCTCATTTCTTTCCATACAGGAACATGAATTGAATTAGTAAAAAATTCTTTATCACTTACATTAGGAATTTCGCCGTATTTAGCCTTAAATTTCTTCATTGCAGTATAACAGAGATTTTCTGCGGGAGTATAATAAACACCGAAGTTTAATTTATATTGTTCCTTAAATTCCGCACAACGCTGTTTAAATAAGGATTCAATTTTTTTTGCTAATTCCATTCCCTCTGGAGTAGTGTGGTCAACGCCAATAAGAATTTGTAGAGTTTCTGCTAGTCCTAACTGACCTAGAGCCAGTGTTCCATGTTTAAGCGCACTTCTAATTCCTTCTTCGGGAATATAACCTGCCATTAGATTGTTTTCATACATGAATTTAGCTGAAGCCGGACTTTGAGAGCAAATCCAATTAAAACGTTCAATTAATTGATCTTTTGCCTCATGGATTTTTTCATCAAGTAAAGTCATAAAACTTCTAATCCTAGCAGCTTTTGGAGTTAATTGAAAATCACTATTTTCAGCTGCTTCTTTTGCCATCATAGCTAGTGTAGGCATAATAATAGTTACCGGACAAATATTGCCACGGCCATCTTTTAATTGACCTAAACCGTTAATATCATATCCATTAGCAGTTCGGCATCCCATTGTGCTAAAATAGGTGCGTGGGTCATTAATATCATAGCCAGCATTTCCAGACCAATCAACATTTGCATAATTAGGATATAATCTTTTAGCAGTAGATTTTAACGCAAGTTTAAATAAATCATAATTCGGGTCACCTGGTTCTCTATTAACACCTTTCATACATTGGAAAATTCCACAAGGGAAAATAGAAGTTTTATGTAATTTACCTAATCCTTCAAGAGACACTTCTAATATGGCTTTTGTAATCATTCTTCCTTCTGGAAGAGTACAAGTTCCATAGTTAATAGAAGTAAATGGAAGTTGATTACCACTACGACTTTGAAGAGTATTTAAATTATGATACATACCTTCAACTGCTTGATGGATTTCTTTTTCTATCTGTTTTAGAGCATAATTATAAGCATTTTGATGACCAAATTGACTTTGCAATTCTTTATTAGAAATTTCAATAGGCTCACAATCACTCATAATTTGTAGAGCCATACCTTCACTATAATCATCAACATCAGTTAAATATGCTTTAAAATGTTTTCTAAAACTCTTTTTAACATAGGGAACCATAGTCCAATCAAGATGAGTAGCACTCACTCCACCAAACTACTGAAGAGATTGTAATTGAAAAATAACTGCAACTAATTGAAATGCTGTGTTTACTGAACCTGCTGGACGCACATCTGTTTGACGAGTATTAAATCCATTAGCAAGCAAATCATCAAATGGAATTGATAAACAGTTATGGTCACCCACAGCATAATGGTCAAGGTCATGGGTATAAATCATATTCTCTTCATGATTACGTTTTGTACGAGGAGATACGATATAATCAAGAGCATATTGCTTCATTAAGAGACTATTAGCTTCACCCATACGCCCACCAAATGATGCTTCATCAACATTAGCATTTTGATTTTGAATATTAGCTCCACGAATTTTTTCACCAATTGCAGCAATAAATTCAGTTGAATGAGTGCGAGCAACTTCTTTTTTATATCTATAGCGAATATAAGCACGAGCAATATCAGGACGCTCTGATGCCATTAATGCTTCTTCAATCCAATTTTGGATGTCTTCAACATTAACGCTTCCATCGGGGAAATGACTCGCTCTATATTCTACTTCATCAGCGATGCTATTAATACTATCTGATTCAAAAATATTTTTATCTACAGCAATAAATGCTTTAGTAATAGCATCAATAATTTTTTGTTTGTTAAATGGCATTACATCGCCATTACGTTTAATTATATAAAACATTTATAACCTCCGCACTAAATATAGTGGAAAAAATTAGGATATCCACTATATTTAGTGTTTGTTGTAAATAGATTAATAAGTTGTGTCCAGATGCTCCGGCCATCGAGACAGGAACAATGCTAAATCTTTATATATATATTCTAATTCCGCAGGAGTATTATTTATATATAACCAATTACATAAATCATCAGCATCTTCAAAATCGAGTTTATCTGTTTTATATCGACGAATAATTTCATCAATATCCGGGTTAACTTCTCGATTTAACTGTCTAATTAATCGAATCTTATCATCTGCGTGGATATAAACGATAATTAAATTTACTCGTTTATCATGTAATAGAATCTCTGCGCCTTCTGGATTAAATACTCCTACATTGATAGCGCCTTCTTTGACTGACTCAATTCCTGTGCCATAGCACCATTCATTAAAAACAGTAGCTTCAAACATTTGATTCTATAAAATCATTTCAGCAAATTTTTCTGCTGAGATAAAATGGTAATTAATACCATCCACTTCTTTTTCTCTTGGAGGTCTCGAAGTATAACTTATAATTTCATGTAGAGGTAATTTACCATTATAATAATGTTTTGTATCATCAATTAGTTTACGGAGAATGGTATCCTTACCACTCCCCGCTTCACCAATTAATGCTAATATATTATACATTAATTAGATCCTCCATTGTATCTTTCATCTTTTAATTCAATATCACCATTATCTAAAATTTTATCAATTTTATATAATTGATGACCACCAGAGCTGGCATATTTTTTCGCTATAAAATTATCACCTTGACGAATACCTTGAACAGCAATCATATTACCACGATTAAACCAGCTTTTTTCCATTACTTTTTTAGTACCATCAGCTTGTTTTTCTGAAATTTGTTTATCAAATAATGAGAAATATTCTTTTCTAAATTTAACTTCAACAACTCCAGAAGTAGTGAGTAATGTAACTGTTGATTTAGTTTTATTTTTAGCAATACAAGTTCCACAAATCTTGTGTAATTTATACATAGTAATCGTTTTATTACCCTTAGAAAAAACTTTATCAACAATTGGTTCTTCTGGTAGATGGAAGAAATCGACAAATCCATATTTACTATTATTTACATGGGCTAACTCATGCTCATGATAATAGAAACACAAAACTTCCATCTCCCACGCAGAAATAGATTTAGATGCATATTTATCCCAATCATCTTTAAATATTTTATTATTTAGTTTATTTAAAATAACATCTTTATTCTCTGTAATCCAAGCCCGGAATGTATCCATATATTTTTGATATACTTTATCCCAAGCTTTAGAATCTAAGAGGTAACAACTACCAATTAAATCGTCACAACCAATTTCAGTTAGGAAATTAATTGCTCGTTCATCGACTTTATACACATTACCATCTTTACAAACGGCTTTTAAATATCTATTAAATTCGTAAACTCGTCTTGCAATTATATATTCATCTTTATCTTCTGGTAATAAATTATAACGAATTAAAGTTGCTAAATTTTGTAATGTTAAACGAGATTTTTTATCACATGTTTCCCAAATATACCAAATCATTAAATCTTTACGGTCCATCATTTCATCAAATGCACCGCTTTTAATCAATGAAATCATTGCTTGCTTACTTGGCTTAATGCGATAATAAAAATCTTTCACTGATATATATGGACGATTTGCAATAATATTATTAATCAAATCATCGCCAACATTCAATAATCCTTTTAAACCAAATAGAATTTGATTGTTTTCAACGTCGGGCGCGAATCCAAATTTAGCTTTATTAATATCAGCTAAACTGACTTTAATACCAGCAGACTGAATATCTCCAATCGCCTTAGCAATTTTACCATAATCAGTACTAGCCACTTTTTTATTTTTTGGTTTATTCTCCATTACATCTTCTGGAGAAACACCACAATATTCTTCGCCAGAATAATCATAATCTTCATCGCTCATTTCTTCTGGTTCATTTTCTAATGCTCCACTATTTACAATCAAACAAGCACAATTCCAATAAATAGGATTGAAATTAATTGCCAAATAAATCATTTGAATTGCAACAAATGAGTAAGGAAGAGAATGATTTAAACTAAATGCATATCCCAATTGAGGAGCGATTGCATTTTCCCAAAAATATTCAGCATTATGTTCATTAGTAAATTTACTAAATACTTGCTCTTTTAATTGAGGAATTTTTGCCATTTGTTTTTTAGCAACAACTTTACGCGCGCTATTTGCTTCGCCTAATGTAAATCCAGCGACATCCATAAGGATTTCCATCATTTGCTCTTGAAGTGGACAACATCCATAATATCTATCACAATGCTTATGCATTTTTTCAATCATTTCGTCTGGCAAATGATTATCTTTCATTTCTTTATCAAAAACTTGAATACCAGCTTTTTGAATTCGATAATATCTATCTTGCTGACTTTCTTTGCCCTTTTCACTCATTAGACGCATCATAGCATTTGCGGCTGTCATTTCCATAGGATCTTTTGGTTTCAGTTTTTTAGCAATAGCTAAACCTACACCAGTAGAAAATTGGAATACGTCAAGAATATCTCCCGCGGCCAAATGTTCCCAAATGCGCTTATCAGAAGTATCTATTACTTCTGGATGAAGATATTTATTATAAAAATCACGTAGACCAATATCAGGAATTTGATTATCCTCTTTTAATAAATTATAACATTGAATAATTTTATCACATGCTTCTGTTACCAGGAAGTCATATTTAGTATCTCCGGCGGCTTCAGCCTTATGCAAATCCCAACAAGTAATTAAATCACCACTAGGGGTTTTCATAAATGACGCGGTTTCAAATGGGTCTTCTCCATATAGAATAACACCAGAAGCATGAGAAGAACGTTTATTAACGATGCCCTCAATGTATACAATAATATCCAATAAACCAGGATATTGATTTACCTTTTGGATAAATGTAGTTACTGGTTTTCTATCTTTATCAGGATTACCATTTACTACATCTTTCATCGGCCATAAAAATCCACGTTCCTGCGGAATTAATGAAGACATAAATTGAGCTTCATCTACATCAATACCATTGGGATAATCATCACTTCTATAACCACGACAAGCAGTTAAAATTGCTTGCTTTGTTCCTTCAGTTCCAAACGTTGCAACTTGAATTAAACCTAATGTTCCCCGCTCTTTACGAATAGCACTAAAAATTGCCGGGCGTTTGCTTGGCGCAAGATCGATATCAATATCAGGCAACTCTGCGCGCTCTAAGTTCAAGAAACGCCAATATGGTAATCCCCAACGAATTGGATCTAGCTGAGTAATTCCCAATAAATAATTAGATAAAAAACCAGTTGCTGAGCCACGACCTGGGCCAACAATACTTCCGCACTCCCAGAACAAATCAATATAATGTTTAAATGCATTAAAATAAGCAAACAAACAATCTTCAAGTTTTTCGCCAATATTTTTAATTACATTAGCTTCAGTTTCAAGTCGAGATATATATGTTTCATTCTCATATAATTGTTTTTCTTGCAGTGCTTTAATACATTCATTCACCCAATATCGTTCTTGAATATCATCACTATTAATCAGTGAACAAATAACAGGATATTTCTCAAGCCAATCTGCTGGAATGAATCCTTTTTTATAATCAATTACTTCTACTCTTGGAATTTGTTGTTTACGTTCCAGAGAATAAAATTTTATTTTCTTTTGAATTTCTAATGTATTATCAAAAATCCAATTCATAATTTCTTGAGGAGTTTTATTTTTATCCCAAGTATCCATATATGGTAGCATTAATTCTTCTACTTCATCACTATCCATTACATAAGCGAATTCATAGAATGAATCAACTTCACGTTCGCCATCTTTAGAATTTAAATAAGCCTTATGAATTGGTCTATCTTTCTTTGTTAAATAATGAGCATCGGTTCCAACTACCATTTTTAAATCATATGCTTTTGCTACTTGATAAATCTTTTGATTTACTACAAGTTGGTCTTTCATGGTAGACGGAGCACACTCTAAATAAAAATCGTCTTTACCAAAAACATTTATACAAAATTCAATGAATCTAACAACATTATTATAATAAATGCTTTTAGTTTGTATATCGCCTACTACTTCAGCCTCATACATTGGATATAAATTAGAACCTAATTCACCACCAATGCAAGCTGTTGTTGCGATAACATGTCCTTTATATTGTGCCATTACATTTTTTAATTCAGATTTTAGTGTTGGCACACGTTCCATTTTTCTATCAGTATAAGAATTAATCCAAGCAGTTGAACTCAATTCTTTTAATGCTTTATAACCGATTTCATCTTTTGCCAATAGAATAAAATGATAATACTTTTGACCACAATCTCTTGTATCAGTTAAATAGATTTCATTACCTAACGCAATAGTAAAATCAGGATGCTCTTTTAAAAAATCTTTTGCAAATTGATTAACTTCCATATGAGCAGATAAACATTCGTGGTCAGTAATTGCTATACCACTTAATCCTAATTTTTCTGCTGTTTTAATCAACTCTTCTGGTCTATTAATAGAATCTAATAAACGCAGATTTGAATAGTGAGTATGGTTGTGTACGCCAAAATATGGTCGCATAATCCACCTCTTTCTCATTTATTTTATTTATAATAATATTATACCATATAATTTATTATAAATCAATCATCTACGACAAATGTTGTATCATAAATCCGATTTAACATATCAATCCAACAATTATATAATGGTCTATATTTAGGTGGCACCCATGGGGGAGATAAACAAATAATTAATACATCATAATTAGTCATAGTTAAATCATAAGCCTAAATTATATCTGATTGCTAACAATATCTTTTGCTATTAAATTGACAATAAATAGAATTAGGATCATTAACCCAAATATATTTACTGATATTATAATTATGTTCAAAAAGATATTTAACCCAATTTCCACAAGTTAAAATATCAATATTATCCTAATCACTATATTGTAAATCATGATGATGATCAATATTAGTTAACTCAACTAATTCATTCTAAGGAATGTATTTTACTGCACGCTAATGAGAAGTAATAAAATGAACATTTTCTTTTGGAATATTTTTACTGATTTGACAAATTGTTTTTGTTAATAATTCATAAATTTGACTATCAAATTGAACAAAATGTAATAATTCATTTTTTTCAATTTCTTCCCAAGAAACAGCCCCAGCCATTCCATTATATAATTCAATAGATTTCCAAAGCATAATATCAAAATCAATAGTTAATACTTTTATCATTTTCTAATTAATACCAACCTCTCTTTAGCTCTTGTTGCTAAGGTATATAAATACTTTTTATGAGTTTCTCTATCATAAGGTGGAGCTTCTTCAAACCCTAATACTTTATTATATTCACTACCTTGCGCTTTCCAGCAAGTAATGGCATAGGCATATGAAAAATCAAATGGAGGGTCAGGACAATTTTTATTCTTTTTAATTTGATAAATTTGTTTTCCTTCAAATGTTCTTTTGCCAGTTAATAATTGATTATAATCAATAGGGACTCCACAAAATGTATCATCATCGTCAAGCCTTAATTGAGCATACATAAATGGTACAGGATTTTTATAAATCCAATAGGGAAATCGTATATCTTCAACGTAGAAATTTTCTAATATCCCAATAGTCCCATTAGTTAATGCCCATGTATGACTAGAAGACATAAAATCCCATTGGTTATGTAATCCAATTAATTTATCTCCAATGCAAGGTCGATCTGGGTCATATCCTTTTTGAGTTCGGACTATACGATTAATATCATTTCGTTTTTCATTTGTTGAGCAAATAATTTGATCTGCCCAATTATACATCTAAGGAAGCATTTCATCCCATTTAAATCGAATTAAAACCTGTTCCTCAGTGCCCTTATATGAAGAGATTGGTTTGTTATCACGAATCCACATTGAAAATCTAATAATTTCACTATTTTGCGCTTGACGCATAATTTCATCAAGGAAAACGTGTGGATTGTCGAGAACATGATTATTATCTTCATCGACTATTGGTGGTAATTGACCTGGGTCGCCGGTTGCCAAAATATAAATACCGTGAGATAGAAGTAATTCCCACATAGCTTTAGGGAGCATTGAAACTTCATCTACTACAATTACTTTATAATGTACTATTTCTTCTCTTGGTCTTGGGAAAAATTTATATGTTCCATTAGGCGTAATCCGCGCTTTATATAATAACTAATGAGCAGTAGTCGCATTCGGGCAACCTTTAGTCTAGAGAACTGTGGCTGCTTTACCAGTAAATGCCACATAACAAACTTCTTCTTCTGGATTTACTCCTAAGGCAGAGATAATAAATTTAATTAGAGTTGATTTACCACTTCCAGCATAACCTGCTATTACTGTATATCGTTCTTTATTTTTATATCGTTCTACTGCTATTTTTAATCCTTGTTCTTGTTTATTTGTTAAAATCATTTATATCACCATTTTGGTATAAAAATTTTTAAATCACTTTTTCATTTTGGATTTCGGTTCTCAGAGCCATAAACGACCGAGCGAAATCTTCTGGCGTTGTAAGGAATGTCTCTGCGAAAATTTTACTAATTTCAAATACTTCATTGTATATCTCATTACCAGATTTTTCTGTATTATATAGTAAATTATGTAAGTCTTGAGCAATATCCCAAGCTGATTTAAATTTTGTCATATTATCTCCATAAATGAAAATAAGGGTTATAGGGAGAAATACCTCTCCATATAACCATATATAATTAAGATGCAAAATATTCAAAAGCGATTAAAGCATTTGATTGTCTCACATCATAAGAACCTGATCCACAGCGTTCATAACATTTAGCAAATGCTAATGCAATTTCTTCAATATCAGTCATTTCAATAAAATCATCATAATCAAATCCTGATTTATATTCACTACCAAATGAATTAAATTCATTTTCAATAGTTTCAACTAAATATTGACATTGTTCAGATAAATTCATACCTTTAGTATTACTATATTTTAAACTCCATTGGCATATACCATAATATCCTGGATGGGTATTGGTAGTATGTTCAATATCTAAAGTATGTCCACCAACCTCAGCCATTATATTACCAAGGATACCGGCACATATTTCATCGCTATATCCTTGATCGCTTAAATATAACCAAATACTAGAAGCAGTTGGGTATTTCTCAATTCGAATTTCCCAACGTTTTTGTTCTAACCGATTTTCATAAATTGTAATCAATTTATTTAATTGTTCAATTTCAGCAGTCGTTGTTTTAACTACTGGATGTTTATCGGTATATCCTAAATTATCAGCCAATACTAGCATTTGTTCAGCGGATTCTTTTAATGTTTTACACTCTTGGATTAGTGTTCTTAATTCTTGTGTATCTTCTGTTTTAGATATATTTCTAATTTGTTTATACTCAATCGTAGTAGTAAGATCTACCACAGAAGACATTTCAGAAGGGATGTAAGCTTCCGAAAGTGCATTTCGAGTAATGACTGATGCTTCAACAGTTTTAATGCTGCATCCAATAATTAATACACAGCTTAATGCAATCAGCCATTTATTCAAAATAGTATTTTTCATAATTGTAATTCCTCCTAATAGGTTTTTGGTCTATTAGTCATAAGTGTCAATTATTAAAAATAATAATTTGCCCTATCTACAATTTCGTAATCTTTAATCATAACTTGAGGACTAATTTTATTATTCCAAATATTTCGTTCGCATTCACCAACGATATTAATTGTCACATAACCTAATTCGGAATATAGTTTATCATATTCCTCTTCAGACGACCTAAACTTCATAAAATTGATGCCATTCGGCAACATTATCTTTAGAGTAGGATTTTTATCTGGCGATAGAATACGTATATTGTCTTTATGAACTTTAATACCTTCTACTGCAATTTCAGCTTCTTCTACTCCTTGGCCCCATAAGCTTTTCATTCCTGCAATATCAATAACTTTATCAGGAGTCAGCTCATCTGATTTGTAGATAAAATCTACATTATAGATTGGGGTGAAATCAAAACCGTCTAGAGCAGAATTTGTAGATACAATAAATGCGCTAATATCTTCATCTTTAATACCAACACCAAATGCATTTGCATGGCCTTCGGCGTACATAACATATTTATTATTTTCTAAAAATCCTCTAAAATCTTTCAATCGAGATTTGTCGTATCCTCTACCAGACCCTTCCCAAGTTATTGTACCATCTTCATTTTCAATTCTATTTAAGATTAAAACAGGTCTTTGATATTTACTCATTAATTGATTTGCTATTAATCCAGTTAGGTTGCGGTCAGTAATCAAATCATCTAATTGAACGATTAAGATTTTATTACTCAATAAGTTTTGATTTACGATTATCTATTCAATTTTTTCCAAGCTATTGTCTCGAATTTTGGTTTGCCTACTTTTAATATTGGTACAATTTCGACAAGCTTGTTCTACTCTCGTTTCTGCTTGACCTTTACATCCACGTTTTGTTGATGGGACAAGTTCGTATCCCCGAAAATCAAGCATTGATTCGAATAGCATGAGCTTTTCTTCTTGCGTTCCGACGCGAGTTGTCGCGTTAATTAATGGAGCAATATAAAAAGCTACTCCAATAGGTGTAATCTCATTTGTAAAATGAAATTGGTCTTTATCAATCACACCTCTGAAGTAAGGATTGCGGATTTGTTGAAGTCCTTTATCTATTAATCTTCTTGTTTCAAAATCTCGCACATCCATCATGTCGGCCACCAATCCAAGAGCTACTAAATCTAAAAACTTCTACGCATGGTTAGTTTTTAATAACATATCAATGTAGCAACAAAATTTCCAGACCATCGCTACACCAGATAATGATTTAGTAGGATAATCACATAACTAATTATTAATTACACAAGCATATTTAGAAATGTGATCAGCTTCATGGTGGTCTATTACCAGCACGTCAACTCCACTTAGATTTAAATATTCATGAGCTTCATAGTCATTTGAGCTTGAATCTGGAGCTATTACTAATTTAACGTCTTCTGGAATTGTATCTGGAATGATACCGTGCTGTTTTCCCATATGGACACGATAAGAAATGTTATTATTCACAAAACTGGGAAATAGACAATATAGATAATTCATAAGTAATGCGGCAGACGTATATCCATCACAATCACTATCTACCTATATCAGAACTTTGTCATTTTGTGAAATATGTTTAATAAGCATTTTAGCACCTTCATCCAAGTGCGGTATTAACCGAGGGTCTAAAATGTCATTATCAGTAGTGTTTAAATAATGATTAATCTAATCGTAGGGTATTCCACGATTTACTAGCACTTGTTCTACCGGTGTATATATCGGGAACTCGGGTGCTCTTAGGCGGTATTCCATAGAATAGTCACCCTCCTTTCATTAAATCACTACCTATATATTTTAATTTTTTTATTAAGTTTATTATTTATATCAGTCCTTTTCTGGATAATAATACTCAAACCCATGATAAGGAAAATCAGTGGTACAAGGTTTAATAATAGTATCAACAATATCATCAGCAATTTCACGATCAATATAAGAAATATTACATTTATATCCTCGACTATTAGTATTACCTCGTATAGCTCGCCAATTATCTCCATTTTCATAAGTAATTGTATATTCATTTTTAGTTTTAATTATTTGAATAGGGCTAATATGGAGATATTCGTATTTTAGTGCTATCTAATCTAATTTATTTACTGCTGAAATCCAACGATTACCCCAAACGATACCTTTCATAGTGTAATTCTCCTTTTATTGCTTTTCCGCAGTTGGGACATTTATCATATTCTTCTTTAAAACTTTTATAACATAATGGACATTGATATCTTATATCTGGGAATGGATCTAAATCTGCAGCCGCATTATATTTATTCCAATGCAATTCACTCATTATATTATAATCCTTTCTTTAAATAATTTCAAGAAAATATCTTTACCATCATCGATTGGCGAATCCTTATATCCAAGTAATCCTGTTTTATCAAACATAAATGATATTGTAGCGTAATTTTTAAATTTACTTCTTGCTTTTAATAAATTTAATTTAAGATGTTTAAATTCATCATCACCAAGTTCTTTAAACTGTCTGTCGAATGCAATAATAATTTCTTCAACACCACAATCTAATAATAATTGAACTTGATGACTAGATAAATTGCTACCACAACATGCTACAGATATATCATTATTAAGACCAAAATAAGTTTTATATTTTAAAACAGATTTTTCTCCCTCAAATACTATTGCTTTTTTAAATGTCTTTATAACATTTTTACTCAGATTTAAGTTATATAAATTCATACCAAGAGGATGGCTATACCATTGATTATTTAAATGAATGGGTCGATATTTTCCATATAATTCACACTCTTCTTTACATAATGACCGCCCACGCAAGCCAATAAACCGTCCATCAATATCATAATGTGGAATTGTTATTTGGTCGCCTCCTGGATAAAAACCAATTTTAGCAGCATTTAATGCTTCTTGTGAAATACCCTCATCTAACCAAGGTGTTAATTGAACTTTATAATTAAATCTTGTTAAAATTTTTTCATCATAAGTTTTTAATGTTATTTGATTAGTTTTCTTTTCAATATTTTGAATACGACTGTATTCATTAAAAATTTTCCAATCTTCAAGAGTTTTGGCTTCATCTAATTCTTGAATTGTTCCGCCTAAACCAAAACGATGAGCTACCCATAAAATTGCTGAATTTAAATCAAATTCTCGCTCATGTTGAATGCGCATTACTTTCGTGCATAATTCAAATACATCAAATGTAGCATCGCATCCAGTATAACATTTAAACAATCCAGTATTTTCATAATAGTAGAGTTTTTTACTACCTTCACCAGGCATATTATGACAAATAGTTGAAGAGACGATCCCAGTTTCATTATACTCAGGATCGCCTCCCCATTCTAACAACAAGTCATAAATATTATCGGTAGTAAGTTTTTCCCGGATTTCTGACTTGTCGAATACAATCATTAATCAACAATCACTTTCACGCATTTACGCAGAAGATTTAGATTAGTATTTACATATTCAATCAAAATATCCTGTGGATTCTTACGAGGCCCTTTATAGCTTTTAATCAACTCTGTAGCTTGACGCTTAGACATCTTATATTCAATCTGACCAGCTTTTTCCATAATTATTCTCCTTATAGAATTAATTTTTCTAATTCATTACTTTTATTTAAATATGAAACTCTAATTAATGGGATATTATGAGTATCACAATAATTATCTTTTAATGTATCACATAACTATTGATATTTAATTTTTTCTTTTGTATTCCATCCACCCATATAATTTATTGAATGTGTTTCTCCATCATACTCAATTAATTTTTTTACATTATCCTAATCATCTAAAATAGCAAAATCAAATCTTAAGTATCCATTTTTAGGGGATAATAAATCAAGAAAAACATATTCTTTTTTATATTTAATATTATTTGTTTTAAGAATAGTCTCAATAAGATATTCGCCGTGAGATTGCTTCATACAACCACAAGACATAGTATTATTCTATTTTAAATTATTTGTAGATACTTCAGTTATTTTTCCACAATCACATTGGCATTCCCAAATAATACCTCTATTATTGGTTCGTTTTCCAGTGTCTTTTATAACTGTTAATTTACCAAATTTCTAACCAATTAAGGTATGTGAAATTTTTTCTTTATGTAAACATCCACAAGACTAAGTTAATCCTGATATTAAATTATTATGCTAAATACTTTTAATATTTCCACAAGAGCATTGACAAATCCAATATTTATTTTTTGATTTTCGTTCTGTGTCTAATTTTAATACAGTTAATCTATTAAAAACTTGACCTGTTAAATCAACCATCTTTTTTCATCTCCTTCTCTTACTTTTAAGAGAAATAGAGAGCATTTTAATGAATTTTGTCCGCTCAAAACGCACTCTCTTCATCAAAATTAATTTTTATATCATCTATTGGGACTAACTCATATCCATAAGTAGTACAAAACATAGGTTTAACTCTACAAGTTCCTAAATCTGCTTTACACCACAAATATACACCTTTATATCGGCCACGTCTATTTTTATAAACTGACATTTTTATTGTTGGAATTTCAAAAATATTTGTTTGTAAAATATCATTTAATGCTACTAAATCATCATCTTTTACAGGTAATAAAATTGAACCATAGTCAATTTTATCAGCAATAGCTTTTGCTCCTCGTAAGAGATTTTGATCTGGTGTTTCTGCATCTTGATAAGCACCATTTAACTGAGTAGCTGACATAATAAATACACCATATTGATTACAAATATCTTTTAATTTAGTTGATAGCATAAATAAGATATTATCTTCACGCAATTTAACGCCACCACTACGACGAGTAATTTCTTCAAGAATTTTTAAACTTGTATGAATATAATCATGAAATACATATTTTACTTCATGGTCGCGAATACCTTTTTTAATTTCATTCTCAACATCCATTAGAGAGAAATCAGGTAATTCACGAATATAAATGGGACTAGACGCAATAATTTTACCAGCTTCTAATACTCGTTCTTCTTCATCACCAACATATAATTTTGTATTCAAAATATGCTCTTCATTAACATTTGATAAAAATGCTAACATCATAGTTTGAATTTCACTAATTTCTTGTTCTGTGGTAATATATAAAACTGGTTCACAAATACCATTTCTAATCCAACCAAATGTTTCATCATAAATTTTATTACACCCAAGATTACAAGCATCGGCAATCATTGAACGAGTTTTTCCAATGCCAGAAGGGGCTGAACGCAAATAAAATTTCTTTAATCTGGCCCCACGGGTCACTGTATTGACAAGCGGTCCGTATAATGGTGAACCAATTTCTGGATGTTCTTTTAGAGAATCAAGCAAATCAAAAATTCCATGGCCGGCTTGAACTGCTACACCCTCTACATTATTTACATATTCATATTTGATTGTTTCAATTCTATCATCAACTAATTTTGCAATATTTTCTAATGAGGAATTGTCTAAATTATCTTCTTGTAATTGTTTTTTCTCAACATCTAAAATATTATCAGGGTCATAAATAAATGATACATCTACACCATAATTATCATATGCTCTTAATAGAGACATTTTCTTTAAACGACTATAATAATAATCAAATGATAATGGTTTTGCTGTATCCGCAATATTTAGAAGCCATTCTTCACCTTTATTAGCTTTATATATACCTTGATATTTTGGACGAGAAGATAAGAAATCATTAATATTTTCTAAGGTAACTTTTTCAGCACCTAATTCATGAATTTTATAAATAGCTCCAAATACAACTCTATGAAATTGATCTGGGAAATCTTCTTCGGTTATTGAATATTTATCAGTAAAATCAAGTAATTGCGGAGAATTATAAACACATCCAATTACTTGCATTATTGCAGTTGGATCGACATATTTAGATGCCATTCACACCCTCCTCTTCATCTAAAAATGAAAATAAATTTTTCTTGTATGGTTTCCGTTGAGGTATTGGTATAGTTATTTCTTGAACTTGTGGAACATATAATGAGATATTTTTATCTTCATTTCTTTGTTTTATCATCCATAAGTTATAGTAATAATTATAGGCATCTTTATATATCCAAGGAATTATACCAACTCCGCCATTTGCTTTTTCGACAGAATTCCCTTTAACTTCATAAAAATATATAAGGGCTTTTAACATACCTGAATAAGTATAATTATATTCTTCTACATATTGGTTTAATTGTTTCCGCACACGAGGATTAATATAATTTTCTCCAAGTAATTTCATTATATATTGTTCTAATTCAGCCTTATCTTTATCCTCTTCTGGAGGCTTAATAATTTCTTCTTCAGAAGTGACACCAGCACATTGAGGATGAGCATAACGACGAGTTCCAACTTGAACATATGGAAATTTATCTCTATCGAAAATCTATCCACAATAAAAACATTTTACTTTATGTGCTATTTTCAATCACTCCTTTCAATATTTCTTTATATAAATATAATATCATAAAAATGGATAAAAATCAACCTGAGGCGGATTTGAGTACGCCTCAGGTCAATATTAATTATTCAGTAACAGTTTTTGCCTCAATAGTTGGCATCAAATCTTCCTTAATTTCAGTCACAATCAAATCAATCAATTCAGCTTGATCGATTGTCGCATCATTAACTTTCTTGCCCTTACCCAAATACTTATCAACAATCTGAGTAACGCGAGGAGTGTAATATGCCTGATTTTTAGCCATTAGAGTACCAACCAATTCCTGGAACTCTTCACGCAGAGCATCATAATCATAAGTCTTCGCAATAGATACTACATCACGAGCATCAGTGACAAACTTATTATCATGCATTCCAGCTTCCTTATCAATAGCCTTATTCAGAGCATTTACCAAATTCTCATAGGTAAATTCAATCACAGGCTCGATATAACGGAAACGGCATCCAGTCTCAGCACTATTATCAGGAGAACGCAGAACCAAGCGGACCTTGGCCTCACCATTTTCAGTATACTTCTCAGCATAGGCATAAATATCAGCCATATCCTTAGCGATATTATTATAAGAACTAGGACAAGTAGGAATAATCTGATTATATTCAACACCAGCCTTAGTCTTAAATGTCTTATCCTTACTATGAGAAATAAATACTACAGCATATCCCAACTGAGTAATAGTGCGGAATACTTCCTCAAATTCCTTCTTTACCATATTCCAACCCTGTCCATAGGGAATACCAGACAGAGCATCAACGCCGTTCTGAGAGCAAATATACTTCTCACAAAGCGCGCCGGCGATATCAACTGTATCAACGGCGATAGACTTAAATCTCTCTTTTACTTCTGGCTTCTTTAATTCGCGGAGAGTTTGCTTCATTTCACCCCAAGTAGTAATATCCTGAGCGATAACACCAGGTAGAGCATTATAACCACGCTCAAATGCCAGAATTAGAGGAGATGGCATATGAGAAGCAAATGTAGTTTTACCACTTTTCTCAGCGCCATAAACATATGTAATATAACCAGACAGGTCACGACTAACCTTATGAGGCTGTAGAGCCATCAAATCAATACCCATTATTTTTTCTCCTTAATATTTTTATTTTGTTCAAATGATTTTAAAACTTCATCTAATAATTTCTAATCAATATAAAATTCATCATCATAATAAAGGGGCATTTCTGAACGATGGCCCCGAATTGGGGCCTCGTTATCTAAATGGCTCATTATTAAAAATTAAATTCTGCTTTAGAAGAAGCTGCAGCCGCTGGAGTAGTCTGGCCCTTAGAAGCCTTATACTCATCACGACGCTGTTTCATAGTTGCCAAATAAGTTTCACGATTCGCAATCGCTGTAGTCAATTCAGAAGCAAGAATAGTGTCTTCACTATCCCACTCATAAGGCTCTTTAGCTGCACCAGTAATTACGAAATCCTTGCGAGTACTCTGGACTTCACGCACAGAGTCTTCACCAAATGCAGACTCTTCACGAATCTCACGCTTAATAACCTCAGATACCTGACGTCCCCAAACCTTAGTGAATACAGGATTAGAAGTAGTAGCTCCCAAATCCTCAAAATAAGCCATAGCGCCAGCATTAGTAGCGGTGAACTCAACAGGTAAAATTTCATTACGGAAATTAAATACAACACCCTTAATAACTGCCTTCTCAGAAGTCTTACGCTCATCATCAGCATCAATATGAGTCACTTGAGTAATAACCATATCGCACTTAAATGTATTACGGTCAGTCTCCTTTTCAGCCAGAACATTGGTAGTATGAACGAATCCACCCTCATTAGTCTTTACACTAACAAGCTCTTCCTTACCATTACGGTCAGTATAGAACTCATTCAAACCAATAGCGGAATCAACACGAAGCTTAGCAGCCTTATCGGCGCCATCCTGCATATATGTTCCTACTACACCATCAATAATATTCTGAAGCAGAGAATAGGTAGCATTCGCTCCACCTTTTGCAGTCTTCTCAGTTACATAGGTAAAATGAACAGGAACAATATTAATCATAGCATCATCAGTTGCAATACTAATAGTTCCAGAAATAAAATTAGTTCCGGGAGCTTTAGAGTTAGGGCCAGTTACCTTAGCCTCTAGAGCATGCTCGTATAGAATTCCTTCAATGTGAGTCTCATTCTTTACTTTCATCATAATATTATATTCTCCTTAATTAATCAACAATTTCAAAATTCTTACCTTTATCTGTTAATACATAAATTACGGGGTCTTGACCCACTTTTTCTACAAACCCATCAGAAACAAGTTTTCTGAAAGCGCCAGATACTGCTCTAGATGAAATTACCAATCCTTCGGCCACTTCACGAGCTTTAACCATTGGCATTTCTGGATGTTCCCGCATCCACAGAATAATTTTTTTACCATTTTCTGTGAATGTTGGTTTTTCAATCTCTTCAGTTTTTCTAAACGATTCCCAATAAAAGTGAGCATCTTCATTCATTTCTACTGGATTATTTTTTGTAGCTTCAATCAATGTCTCAACATATTTAATAAATTCAATTTTTTTACTCATAATTAATTTTAATTAACTCACTTTCTCTTACTTTATATAAATATTATATCATTTTTTTTAAATAAAATCAAGAATTAGTTAATTAATAGTTCCTGAGCATATGGCAGAGTTTCTATCCATCTACAAAATGCTCGCCACTCAGGTAGACGATGATCTTTTCGTTGCATATAAATATTTCTTAAACAACGATAATTAGTAGTCATTCGCGCTGTTAGCATAAATCCAGCAGGATTAGAATAGAGAATTTCTAGATATGCATCTTTTAACCATTCAGTTAAATCTTCTCTACGCTAATCATCTTTAGGGAATGAATCTCTAAGATCAGTAATTTTATTATATTCCTGAACTTTGGATTTCATAATTTCAATAATGCGCGAATCAACATATTTATTATATTGATTATCTAAATTAAATTTAGTAATACGATGCATTGTAGACTGTGAAGATACAAATTCAAGAAATCTATATCGTTCTGCTTCTACCCAAGCTTTATTACTAAATGTTAAATCAAAATTAACACGAATACCAGTCATAAATTGAGCATGTGCTCCATTACCAGTTTTCGTAGCATTTACCAAATTTTGGCAACGAGCCAAATCTTTTTCAGTAATATCTCTATCAGGAATAATAGTTCTCATTGGGTATCCAGAAGCTAGAATACTTTTTTCCAAATCATAAATATCTACATTACTTACAATATCTTTATAATCCATTTTAATCCTCATTACTTAGAGTATAGCCACTGAGATTATGTCCAAGAGATTTGACGAAGCAATCAAGTTCATCAACAAATACCATACTACCTTTTGGATAATTTCCATTTACATAATCATAATATGAAATAAAATTAATTCCAATGATTCCATATCTTTCTGCTTTAATTCTCATAGCATCAGGATTAGAACAAGCAATAATAGCATTTTCCTCTTTGGCCAGTAGCATCAATCTACTTGTTTTTCCAGTTCCACGTTTATCAATTATTCTATACATTATTTTATACTATACCCAAATTCTTTGGCTTTAAAAAAATCTTGCCAATAGTCTTCACGTTCATCTAATTTTGAACGCTCACATTCTTCTATTACTTCAAATGAAAAATTCTCTACACCAATCGCCTTCATGGCTGGGTAGAGTTTATTCTTAGTAACTGGATCAGCACCTAATCCACGTTTAATATGTTGTTTCCAACGTTCAGCCAAATTTGCCGCTTGACCTACATAGCACATCTAATTAGTTAAATTGGTAATTTTATAAATCCCAGTATGGGTTCCAGAGCCAATTACACGACCAATTAAATCTGTAGTAGGTTTTTCATAATAACATTTCCAAATAACTTTATTAAGAGGTTCAGGATTCCGCAAATGTTTTTCAACTTCGCGCAATTCTTTAATCTCATCTAAATCCTCTTTTGGAATTGTTAATTTATAAAAATCACTTTGAGAACGAATTTCTTCGGCTCTTTTACTTGCTTCTACAGAAGCATTTACTTTTTCAGATTGTTCTTTAATCGCCAAATCTAATTGTTCTAATTCAATTTTCTTTTGGTTAATTAAATTAGAAATAGATAGCGCGCAATCAGCCATCATTTCTTTATAATCATTCTAATACTATTCAGTTTGAGTAGTATAATAATTACTAGCATTTTCTAATGATTTATCTAAATTAGTCTATGCTATTTCCATATTTTTTTGATAAAATATGTCGGCTGATTCTTTAGCTTGCTATTCTAACGAAAAAATACTAGATTGAACTTCGTCTCTCTTCGCTTGAAGCGAAGCTAATCCAATCTGTAATTGTTTAGTCTCACCCTCTAGTCGCCATTTTTCACCAATTAAATTATTATTTAATCGTTCAATATCTAAATTATACTCTTGCGTTTTTTTAATTTTAGGCTAGAGTATAAAATAAACAACAACTCCGCCAAGAATGAGTGATAATATACAAAATAAATAGAGCATATAAAATTAAAAGGGGTAGAAAAATCTACCCCTTATTTTATATTATTAATTACTCAGCGTCAGGAGCATCGGGGTCGAAGCTCATGCCAGCAGGAGTTAGAGACAGGAACTTAACCTGCTTATGAGTACCATCCTCCAACTCAATCTCAGCGGGAGTGCGGATACCCAAACCCTTGCGCTGAATAGCGGAAGTGAAAATACCATCAACAGAACGCTTCTCAAAACCCAGAGCGTCAGCCACATCAGCAGCAGTCACGTTCTGACCATTGATCTCCTTTAAATAATTTAGAACCTTCTTAGAATTCTCTTTCATAGCCATAATAATAAATTCTCCTTAAAATTAAATAATTATTTTTTTTTAGTTTGTGTAAATATTATATCAAAAAATTTTTTCTTTGTCAAGAATACGTCGCAAGAAGTTCCTGAACCATCTCGTCGATGATTGTAATATCATCAAGACTATCAACATGGCTCGATAGAGTCATAATTTCCATTTGAGCCCGTTGGACTTCATCTTGATTATCACTTGTCTAAACAATATGCTCCGCTTGAGCAATTTTTTTTGCGAGATTTTTTAGTTCTTTACGCTTCATTTAAAAATTTTCATCCTTAATTTTTACAATCATATTATATACAATTTTTTTCGGAAAGTCAAAATATAGTATCTATTAGGCAGTCTTCAAAATTTTTATCATTAAATTAAATATGGGGAAGACTAGGGAATTAAATCCTCTAACTATAATTTATCAATAATTGTATAAGGAATTCGAATAATAGGAATATTTTTTTTCTTACAATAGTCATTTCGCATTTTATCTCGTTCTCTTGTTTTTAAAAAATTTTCTCTATTATTCCATCCTGTTTTATCATAATTAAAATGCTATCGGCCATCAAATTCAATAATATATTTATTATTTACATATAAATCGAATTTAATTGGTTTTCGACTTTCTTCATAATAGAAATCATCAAAATATTTTTCAGTAATATATTTAATATTATTGTTTTCTAATATTTTTTTAATTTTTGTTATACCCTAAGAGTCATGAGAGCATAAACCACAACTTCGAGTATTACCACTTTTTAAACTAGAGCCTCGAATATATTTTAAATTACCACATTCACATTGACATAACCAAGTATAACATCCATGGCTATCTAATGGCCCTACATCTAAAACTGTTAATTTATCAAAAACTTGACCTTTTAAATTTAATCGAATTTTAGTTCCTAATCGCTAAAATTGTTTTTTCTTCTCCATAAATAATTAACCTTCTTTCTCCATAAATATTTAAATATTTATGGAGAAAAATTAACTAAAAATGTCCTGAAGCATACAGTCTTGTGGATTTTTATCCTCCCGGAAATATTTAAAAAATCCATGTCGTAATGTATGTTCTTCATTATTGCGTTGCATACACTGAATTGAAACAACACGATTGAGATACTTATCAGGATTTTTTGCAAAATCAGCCTTTAAATCATCAGTTAATCCAGATGATACCGTTCCAATTTCTACAATTTTACCCTCATTATCCAAGGCTCCAAGTCGCATAGATGTCTTCCATCCATAAAAATAGGGTTTGGTAACTGGCATATAATATCTCTCATTATCATCTATTAGTTGGAGTCCCTAATTTACATTATTACGATTTTGAGTGTATTTATAATAATAATTACCATTTAATAATTGAGGATTAACCCAGCCAGCAAAACAATGGTCTTCTTCGAAACAATCATAAAAACTTGGTTTTTTTACTTCCCAATATTGCCAACTCTGAATTTCTTTGCCATCATAATATTTAGTTGCATCCTCAAACCCAATACAAATGCAATCAATAAAATCCATTTTTTTAATTTTAACTGAAGACCAAGCCGGACGTTTATCTGGCACATAAACAGCGTCTTTCTTCTTAAGAACGACCCCTTCTTCACCTTTATCCAATGCGGAGGCTGTAAATTCTTGGATATTAGAAGTGTGTGCTTCAGCCAATTCTAAAAAATGATATTGAGATAAATTAAATTTATCCCAGATTGCCTTAAGAACCTGATAGCGTGTCCAAGCACCCTTATCTTGTAAATCGACTCCATTATATCTAATTACATCATGGAGATAATAATGAATTAGACCGGACGACTGCTGACGTATAATCGCTTCAGGAGCTAAACATCCCATAATTTTAGTCACATCTTTAGACGTTTTACCTGGATAATAGATTTCTCCGATTAAGATAGTTCCAGAAGGAAGACAATCTAACGCTACTGCAATATGAGGAACATTATCAAGTTTTTCAGTTAGAATGCCAGTGTTTGCGCTTATATTGCGACTAAATAAATAGCTATGATGCTCAGTTTTTTCAAATTGATACCAATAACCATCTTTCTTTAATTCTGCAAAATAATTGCCACTATTACAAACTTGCGGAAACATATTCTCTTTCCCATCTGGAAGTTTCCAGATTTTCATCGCCTGAATACATTGCGCTTCAGGGGCAAATTTATCAATTAATTCTTGTGAAAAACTCATTATTTTCTCCTTCTTTTATCTTATATACATATTATATAATTTTTTTTCTAAAAAAACAAGTTGAGGAGCCTAAACTCCTCAACTTAATTATACTTTAGTGATTGATTTAATGCGACTATTACGAATTAATTGATTACCAACAGATAAACGACTTTGTAGAGGAATATCCTTTGCAGATACGCAAATTGTTGATTTGTCTCCAACAATCAATACATTATCTTCATCAGCAACTAATGTTGCTCCAACAATATCACCACTTATATTGCTAGCCTTATATCCCGCAATACCTTTACCAGCACGCTTCTGAGCAGGGAATTCAGTCAAACTAACTTTTTTACCACTACCACTTTCGGTGAAAATGGCTAAAGTATCTGTGTTATGACGAATCGGCAATGCACTAACAATTTCATCACCTTCATTAAGACCAATGCCTTTTACGCCATAAGACGCACGAGAAGTAGGCCCAATTTCACTAGAATTAAATCTAATAACATTACCCTTTTTAGTAATTAATAGAAGTTCTTCATCTTTGATTAGAGAAACTAAAGCGAGTTTATCTCCCTCTTTAATTGAGACAGCGGCGATACCAGTTTTCTTTTTAGTTTTTACATATTCTTCCAAAGGAGTCTTTTTAACTAGACCATTTTTGCTTACAAACAATACAAATTTAGCATCAGTATCTCTATAAATTGAATACATTGTAGCAGGCTCTTCATTAGGCATCATATTCGCCAATGCTCGAATTGATAGACCCTGTGATGTATTTGTTCCTACTGGAATATCATTAACCAATAGACGATACATTAAACCCTTATTAGAGAAAATCATAAGAGAATCAATAGTATTGGTTCGCAATACACAAGAAGTAATATCATCTTGTGATTTTATACCTTTACCATTTTTCTTTTGGGTGCGGAATGATGTAGTAGGAATACGTTTAATAGTTCCACCTTCTGTCATTACTACAACGCATTTTTCAGGCTCAACTTCGGCAATTTCTTCGTCTTCTTTTGGAGTTGCTTCAATTTGAGTAATAACAGTTCTGCGTTCATCACCATATTTATTTTTAATCTCAATAAAAATTTTTCTTAATTCATCTGTTGGGTCTTTAAGAATGAATGCTAATCTATTAAATTCCGCTACTAATTCTTCTTTTTCAGTATTAATTTGAACTTTTTCTAACTTTGCCAAACGTGCTAATTTCATATCAAGAATAGCTTTAGCTTGAGCTTCAGAGAGATTATATTTTTCTACCAATGAAATTTTAGCAGCGGCAGAAGATTCAGATTGTTTAATTAATTTAATTACATTATCAATATCTTCTAATGCGATTAACAATCCTTCTAAAATATGAATTTTAGAAGCAATTTTATCAGAATCATATTTAGTTTTACGAAGTAAAACATCTTTTTGATGGTCAATATAAATCTCAATTAATTCTTTAAGATTCAATAATTTAGGCTTTTTATTAACCAGAGCTACTTGATTAAAACTATATGTATCTTCAAGTCGAGTTAATTTATATAATTTATTAATAATAGGATTGATTGCCGTTCCTTTCGCTAATTCAATAACAAAACGAACGCCATCTTTATTACTTTCATCTCGAACTGCTACAATACCATCAAGTTTACCTGCTTCACATAATTTATCAACTTCAATAATTAAATCATCTTTTGATACTTTATATGGCATTGAAGTAAATACAATAGTATCATAACCATTTTTGCTTTCAATAGTATAATCCGCTCTTACACGAGCGCGACCTTTACCGGTCATATAAGCACTACATAATTCATCTTTATTAATTAGGGTCGCTCCAGTAGGGAAATCTGGCCCTTTAACGTATTGAAGTAAATCATCAATAGAACAATCAGGCTTATCTAAGTCGCAAATAATAGCATCCATAATTTCAGTTAAATTATGAGGAGCAAATGAACAAGCCATAGCAACTGCAATACCAGTAGTGCCATTTACCATCAAATGAGGAATACGACCAGGTAAATATACTGGTTCATCTTCTACATCAGTATAAGCAAGTTGCCAATCAACCGTATTTTTTTTAATATCTGCCAGCATTTCTTCTCCAATAGGAGATAGTTTACATTCTGTATAACGATAAGCTGCTTCTTGCGCGCCATCACGAGAACCATTATTTCCATGAAAAGCGATAGGAGGATAGCGCATTGTCCAAGGTTGGCTTAAAATACACAATGCTCCATAAATAGAACTATCACCATGAGGATGAAAACGACCCATCGTATCACCTACTGGTTGTGCGCACTTAACGAATTTTTTATTATATGCGTATCCTTTATCAAACATATCATATAAAATTCGTCTTGCTACTGGTTTTAATCCATCTTCAGCAGAAGGAATTGCACGGTCTGTAATTACACTAACACTATAATCTAAAAATGATTGTTCAACTTCATGGATAATCGGTGTTTGAATAATATTATTTTCCAATTGTAGCTTCCTCCTCTCCAGTAGCCAATCTATCAGCTAATTCATTCCATTTATGTCCTGAATGCCCTGAAATTTTTCTTAAATCCATTTTTAGCCCAATATGATATAAACGATCAAATGCTTTAAATAAATCAACATTTTCTGGAGCTTTGTTGTCTGTTTTCTTTATCCAATTAAATGTTTTCCAATTCCACATCCAAGTATTAATTGCATTAACACAATATGCAGAATCACTATACACAATTGGATTATATTTACCATATTCAGAAAATGCATATAAAATAGCTTTCAACTCTTCACGATTATTTGTTGTAGTAGTTTCACAATCTTTACGATATGTGGCTATTAATTCATCATCTTTGGTAATTACAACCCCAAATCCTCCTGAGCTATTTTTTGTACCATTTCCTCGGCAAGAACCATCAGTATAAATAATATAACTCATAGAACACCTCTTAAAAATGGATTTTGGTCGTGATCAGAGAATATTGTGAACTCTTCAACAAAATAATTATTAATTACACTTACTGTATTATTTGGAAATAGTTTATTTAATATCTAATGGATTTCACGGGCTTCATCTACATTAACATTTTTACCCAAATGAGCAATAATAGTATCACCAGGATATAAATTAACTACATTAACTTTAATATTCTCACACATCGACATTAGCCCTTTCTGCATATTTTTCAATAAATGCCTTACGAGGACCGACTGCCTCACCCATTAAACTAATAAATGTAGTTGCTACTTGCTCTGCATCTTCCATAGTAATTTGTTTTAGAGTGCGAGTTTCTGGATTCATAACAGTTTCTTCCATCTCATGAACGTCCATTTCACCAAGACCTTTCATTCGTCCTAACTCAAATTGACGATTCATTGAACTACGGAATTCTGTTAATGCTCGTTCATCTTTCAAATATTTAATATTAGTACCCCAAGTAGCCTTAAATAATGGAGGCACGGCAGTATAAATATAACCTTTTTCCAGAAGCTCAGGGGCGAATTTCCAAATAAATGTTAAAAACAAGACACGAATATGACTCCCATCAACATCAGCATCTGCTGTAATAATAATTTTACCATAGCGCAATTTAGATTCATCAACAATAACTTTACCATTTTGGACTTCCAATCCAAATGCATCAATCATAGCACTAATTTCATTATTGCCTAATGCTTTATGTAAATCTGCTTTTAGGGTATTAATAATCTTACCTTTTAGAGGTAAAACTGCTTGAGTATTACGATTTCGCGCATTTTTCGCGGGTCCTTCGGCAGATTTACCTTCAACAATAAATACTTCACAATTTTTTCTATCTTTACTATTAGCATCACTTAAAATACCAGGAAGCATAGCACGCTTTTTTGTATCAGCTTTACGGACTGTTTCTTTAGCTTTCTTTGCTTTTTCTCTTGCGGCTCGTGCTAATAGTGCTTTATCAACAATGGCTTTAGCATCTTTTTCATTTGACATTAACCAAACTTTTAAATCTTTAGAAACAAGCCGTTGAACCATTGTTCGTGCTTCGCTGCTTGATAGAACATCTTTAGTCTGGCCTGAAAATACTGGGTCTGGCATAATGAATGAGAGAACTAAAGTTAATCCCTCTTTCAATTCTTCGCCAGTAATATTAGCATCTTTATCTTTTAAGAGCCCTTTTTCACGAGCATAATCATTGATTGATGTCGTTAATGCTGTTCTAAATCCAGTCAAATGAGTTCCGCCACTATTAGGAATAGAATTGGTATAGAGTTTATAAGTATCACTATAAGTATCATTATATTGAAGCGCGATTTTTACACCAATTCTATCTTCTGTATTCTCAGTATAAAATACAGAAGTAAGAGTAGTTTTTTTATTATTTAAATCTTTAATATAATCTAAAATACCATTCTTGGAGCTAATAGTTTCTTCTGGTTTATCTTCAAATTTTAATGTGAAAAGCATTCCAGGAGACAAATAAGCTAATTCCTGAATTTGCTTTCTTAGTGCATCATAATCAAGTTTTATACCTTCCTTGAAAATGGTTGCATCTGGACGGAATTTTACCCAAGTTCCTGTATTTTTATCACTATATTTTTCTTCTTTATAGCTAATTAATTTACCACATTTAAATGAAGCAGTAGCCTTTTTTTCATCTCTAAATGAAACAACTTGAAATTGTTCAGATAATGCGTTAGTTGCCTTTGCACCGACGCCATTCATACCACCAGATGTATTATATCCAGTTTTTCCATTACTATCGAATTTAGCACCGGTGTGTAGTTTTGTATAAACATTTACTAATGTTTCACTACCATCTTTTGCTTTACCGAATGGAACACCACGGCCATTATCTTTAACTTCAATATCACCATCTTTATTGACAGCAATATTACATTCAGTACAATGACCGTTCAAATATTCATCGACAGCATTGGAAATAATTTCAAGGGTAATATGTCTTACGCCATCAGGTCCGACTGAGCCAATATACATACCTGGTCTAAGTCGAATCGCTTCAATGCCTTCAAGCGTTTTTATGTCTTTTACGCCATAATCAGACATTTATTAAATCTCCTTCCAATTATTTCTTTTTTATACTTTTTCTTTATATATTTATATTATATTAAAAATTTTTAGAATTGTCAAGAAATCGTGGCTAAAATTGGTTGAATTTTTTTTAAGTTATCGAGCGAGGTATTCGCAAATGAAATCCGCGCATAACCAGGCATATTATAATTTTCTCCAGAGAGAATATAAATATTATGTTCTGCCAATTTTTTAAATGTTTTGTCAAAATCCTTTACAGGGACACAAAAATACAGTCCCGCATCAGGAGCCTTCCAACCACATGATTCCGCCAAATAATCTCTGCGTGCTTTATAATCAACAATTCTATTATCAATAATATTATCCCAATTATATTCTACTGCCTTCTGGATAAGAGAATTAGGAGGTCCAATAGTATTAGATTTAATATGAATCATATTAGATGCAATCATACTATTACCACAAATTGCATATCCAAAACGCCATCCAGTTAGAGAATATTTTTTAGAAAAACTTTTAATTACAACAGTATTAGACCACATTTGCGCTGACATATAACTAGTTTTTTCTTTATCATAAATAAAATCTTCATAGACTTCATCTACAATAAGATAAAAATTATTTTCCTCAGCCATATCCACAAGGCGTCGAATAGTAGATGGGCCATAAATTTTTCCTGTTGGGTTATTCGGATTGTTTAGCACAATCGCTCGCGTATTCGGATTGACAAAATTAGAAATTTTTTGTAAAATTTTAGTGAAGTCAGATAAATCGATATATCTAACTATACCACCGGCATTTCTAATCATATCAGTATAGCATGACCAAGTGGGTCCGCATACGATATATTCATTTTTTTCAGTATCTTTTTTAGTTGCTTGAATGGCAAGATTAATAAGCTCTTTTGCGCCATTGCCAATAACAACGCGAGTGGGATGGCTAGGATAAATTTTTTGACGCAAACTTTGATATCCTGCTACTGGACTATAATTATGAATACCCATATTCATAGCATATGATAGTCCACCCATGATTCGAGGCGGGACTGGATAATTAGGGTCGCCAGTAGCTAAATTATAAACAGTTTCACCATGTTCTATTCTGGTTTTAATAATTAAATCAATTTCAGAAGGTGTAAAACTCATAAAAATCATACTCCTTTATTAATTTAATTATATTATAACAAATAAATTAAGAAATAGCAAATAAAAAAAATAAGGGTTAGCGAATTAATTCGCTAACCCTGTAAATAGATTATCCAACTGGATCTTGAGAATTTCCAGAAAATTCATTAATTATATCATCGGTTGAAACATCTTGATGAGGATAGGTTGTATTAGCATAAGCATTATCGATACTTCGTATAATACTTTCAAATTTAACACCATCCTTTGTGTTTTCTAACGCAGCTTTTTTATAATAAAATACTTGACTTACGCCATATGCACTCCAAGGAAATGCTGCCATAGCAGTAAGCCAAGGCAATTCTCCAAAATACTATTTTATTACACAATAAAACGCTAATACAATAAAGCATATAGTAGTTATCCATATTAATATAGATTCTTGTATCAATAAGGATTTTGAAAATTCTTTTTTCTTCTAACGCATATCTTTCTTAATCATAATTATTTCTTAGTTGTATAGGCAAGATTAATCCATCCGGCACCACTTTTCAGTTTACCGAATCCATTTTTCTCTTCAACTATAGTATAAGCACCCTTATTCAAAACCATTACTACTTTACTAGTATTATTTGGTTGAGCGCGAACATTTAATTTTTCAGCATTAACACGAACTATATATGGGGTAAATGGTTTAGCTGGAGTATAAATTACTTTACCTTCAGCATCAAATACTTTATAATCTCCGCCCAATTTATCACAAGCATTCTTAGCATTTTCTAATGAACTATATGCTCCCATTTGAGTTTTACTATCGGTCCAAGTTTTACGGATACGATATAATTGAACTTTAGTAGTAGATGAATTAGGAGTATTTGATGGAGTAGATGAAGAAGTAGCATTCATCAATTTAGCCACATCAGCACGAACTGTTGCCATTGATTTACCAAATTTAGGGAACCAATGATTAATATCACCATGATTTGATCCTAAACCTAGAGTATTACTATCAGCGTGGCAGAGAATTGTAGGAACATTCACACCTTTAAAATTAACTGTGCCATTTGGGTCAATATTATATTTTTTACACAAATAGGCTGTTAATTGGCAAGCTTCCTCATACACTTGCTTTAAATAAGTTTCATTAGCTAGACCATCTTCACAAATTTCGAATTGAATCCAGCCATCATTACAAGAGCCTTTTGGTCCACTACCACAGCCCCAAGGACGATAATTCCAAGGCATTGTTTGAACACATCCAACAATACCATCACCCATTCTACCTACCCAAGCATTTAATCCAGCTTGACGGGTAATATGATTCCAGTCGTTTTTATTTACATTTTTACCTAATTTTGTTATTGCTTCATTATAACCAGAATCGCCTTCATAGGGCTAAACATAACGTTTTAACCAAGTGTTATTAGCACCAGTGCTATGCCATAGAACTCCTTTAATCTGCATTTTACTTGTGCCTTTATAACAAGTACTATTTTTCTACATACAAACAAATGGAGGATTGCTCTCTGTATATTTTAATTTACTTGTCATTGTAGGCTATGAAGCTTTTTTCAATGCAGTTTGAATTGCTGATAAAGTAGCTGGTCCAGCAATTCCATCAACAGTTAAACCATTTTTAGACTAGAAAGAGCGAACTGCTGCTTCAGTCCCAGAACCAAAATCTCCATCAGCTCCCGCAGAACCACAAGAATAACCCAAAGAAATTAAATTATTTTGTAAAGCGCGCACAGCGTCATTTCTATCTCCGCGTTTAAGCAAAGCGGTTGTAGAAGTTGCAGAAGTATCACGTTCATATGATGGTGGCATAGTTTTTAAAGTCCAATATGCTGGACGTCCATAACCACGAATGTTTCCAGCGCCAACGATTAAAGTTCTACGTTTAACACTATCACTATAATTGCCTTCAATAGTAGTAATTACATTATTATTTACTCGTTCTACAATACCAACGTGGTCAGCAGAACCATCATTGGGTTGACTAGATTTATCCCAATTATAAAAAATATAATCACCAGGTTCAGGAATTTTAGTTCCATTTTCTTCCCATTTACTAGTAGGATGATTTTTAAATAATTGAACGTGTTTTTCACATCCTACTTCTGTTGGAATAATATCTGTTAGTCCAGCTTTAATTGCTATAGCAGATGCAAATCCAGAACACCAAGAGTCAGTATATTTTAATGTATAACCACGAGCTAATGGTTTATGAGAATTGTATAAATCTACAATTTTTTTATGACTACCATCAGATTCTTTGCATCCAATATATGACTGTGCTAAATAAACGACGTATTCACGCCAAGCTTTTTCAATAGCAGTCATTTAATCATTCCTCTCTTTAAAAAATTATATATAAAAAGAGACGCTCCGAAGAGCGCCTCTGAATTGGCTTATTACATTTTTTGAGCAATTTCTGCAATTTTACTACGATGAATTGTTTTTAATTCTACTTCACCATATACGTCGCTACCTCTAAATACCTTAGATGCTCTACGCATACCATTATTTGCGCCAGCAAAATGCACATCATCAACCTAGGTCTAAGCATCGCCATCAATGATACAAATGCTGTCTTCACCAATACGCTGTAAAGCTAATTTCATTAGAGTAATATCAAGATTTTGAGCTTCTGAAATATAAATGCCAGCATTCATACCAGTAGTATCATAACCTCTAATATCTGACATAGGTAATAGAATTAATTTTTCGCGATTCATTAATTCTTCAACGGCAATTCTATCTCCTAATTTACTAATTAATAGATTACCGATTTGAGAATCAAGAAGTTTTTCATCTCGACTGCCGGGATAAAAACCTAATTTAGCAGAATTTTTAGTTGCCACAGTATTACAGAATATAATTACTTTGTCAATATTACCGCGGTCGAGCATATGAAGTAAGAAGCCAAGAGCAAGATAAGTTTTACCGGTGCCCGCAGGACCTTTTAACATAGTAATTTTATTATTCATTAAACTATCACAAGCTAATTGTTGATAAACATCGCCCTTGATTGGTTTAACATCACCAAACCAGCGAGAATTAAAAGTTTTATAATCTAGATGCCGATAATATTTACCATTCCAACATAGCCGATCGACAATTTCGCCATCTGTGTTTTTAACTAGAATGTATTCACCTACTTGTAAGTCCCATTCATTTTCATTAGGATTACTATAAAAATCACTCATACAGTCATCAGACATAATAATTTCTTTATAACCAGTATAATCATCAGGTTTATCTTCTTCTAATGATTGGACATTGGAAGTAAATACCCGCGCGATATTTTTTAAGGCCAGGTCATTAGTAATAAACACTATTTTTTCTTCTGGAAGTAATCGCACGCATTCTAGATAACAACTAAGAATTTTTGTATCATTAGTTAATTCAAAATCTTTTTGTGTTATATTTTGAGCATAGGAATTTTGGTAATTAATGATTAAATATTCACCAAAATGCTCATCTAAATCGTGGAGAAGCTGACGCGCTGAAAATTTTACATTATCGTCTTTATTAGATGATGTTTTTATATTCTCTAATTCTTGTAATGTAATTGAAGAAATAACAAAATCTTCTGGTTCATCAAACAAATTCCCCGCTCTCAGAAGCAGGCTACAGGTATCATAGAATTGTCTTGTTTTTATCATTGGGCATCTTCCTCTTCTGTCTAGGGTTTTTCTTCAACTATAAATCCTATCTTCTGGATTACTGGAGAAGAGTCTTCTGAAAGGGCCTTTATACGGGCTTCACTTTGTGTAATTTTTTCGGCGCATAACTATTTTGGGTATTCTAACCAAGTTACAATCATTTTTATAAGAGCGTCTAATAATGGTACAATATAACCAAAAAATAACATACCGGCTAAAAATATTAATAAATATTCTATAATTTTCACCCTTTCTTCTTTTTAAATATAAAAATTAAGGTGAAATTATTAATTTATTTTGTCCGTTTCTCCGTTCTTTAAGCGGATTCTGCGATATAATTTATCTTTTTCTTTAATATACCCTTTTAGATATGATTGTTCATTATCTAAGGCTTTTTTACACATAGTCAAATCTTCTTCTAGATTTTTAATTTCAGAATTTAATCGTCTAGAAAAATAATTAGGCGTATCACTTTCCCAAACTGCTAATGTTGATTTAAGATGATTTAATGCTTCTAATTTTGGTAAAATTTCACAATTTTTTATAAATTTTAAATATTTTTGATGAGCACGAGATTCGGCGATAAAACAACCCGTTTTTTCACTCATAAAATCTTCATCATCTGGATGACAATGAGCCTATCCTACGAAGTAATGGTCTTTATATTCAATTACACATAATGTTTGACCATTATCATATTCAAAAGAAGTTTTCATATGATTCTCCTTATATTATTATTTATATTTATATTATATCAAAAAATATAGGAAAACGCAAATAGTTGCTATTTGGTTAAAAAAATTGCTATAGGCGCGAAGAATCGAAATTACGACCGAAATCGGGAACAAATAAAAAAATGGGAGAGAAATTAATCTCTCCCATTAAATATATTAAATTGATACCCAGTTATCTACATCGAATTTTGTAGGATCTAAATATTTTTTATCAGTAAAGTCGTGAAGGAACTCTCCACCTTTAACAAATTCAGTTAAATCAGTTGCCTAGAATGGTCTACCACCAATTCCAACAGAACGGAATGAACCGCCATTAATTTCAGCTTTTACACTGGCAATAGATAGTTCATCATTACCCATAGGATTACCTTCAATAAATGGACATTCAGCAATTAATTGTCCATTATTAATAATTACATTAATAGGTTGTTTAGTAGTGTGTTGAGCAATGGCAACCGCAGCTCCCTTTGAGGTAGGGCCATTACTATTTTTTTCCATACACTCATTGGCGAAACCATAGGCTTCAGCAATACCACCGTTCATAGTAAAATCTCCACTACGAATTTCAATAGCTGAACGGCCACGAATTACTCCATCATTGAAAGTCATTCTACTATTGAATTGAGGTTGATAATAACCACAATTATCTTCTCCAGTAATAATACTTGATGCTTCAATTAAACCACCATTAATAATACATTCAGTATTTCCACGTTCAGCGTTAGAACCATTACCACTAATACCATAACATTGACCAACAATATGTCCACCATTAACAATTAATCTAGCAGGTTTAGAGTTATCATTATCAGTTTTGTCAACTGTTAAAACAATACCACAATATACGCAACCTCCAGGACTTACTCCAAAAATTTCACCTTCACCATTAATAGTTAGAGTCCCACCATGATGAATAGCTAATAAACCAGAATTAAAATTCCAATTAGGTTTTGCGGTCAATGATTTCCCATTTAAATTGAGTGTAATATCTTGTCCATCGCCAATTACAACTTGAGCACTCATAACTTCATTACCAATTAGAGTAATAGTAGATGGAGTAATTCCGCAAGCAATAACTGCTTCATTTAAACTAGCATATCTTTCGCCATTTACTTCTGCGACATACGCATTAGCATCGACAATATTATAAATTTGTCCTTTAATTTTAATTTTAGAAATATTCATATTAACCCTCCTCTACTGTATCAATTAAATCATCAGGTAATACTAAGGTATCTCCTTCGACTTTAACATCACTTAATTTTTCTACTTTTTCATTGGCTGTAGCTAATTCTGATTTAGTTGTATTAAGCTCAGTTTCTTTATTATCTAAATTTGTCTATAGTGTAGTGATTTGAGTTTCTTTATTATCTAAATTTGTTTGTAATGTAGTAATTTGAGTTTCCTTTTCGGCTAATGTATTTTTCTACTCTTGGATTGTAGTAGTTAATTCATTAATCTACTTAGTTGCTTTAGTTTCTTTTGCTTGATATTCAGCAACTTGAGTTTCTAGTTCAGTAATACGGGCTTCTGCCTCAGCATTACTTCCACTTCCACCAGCACTTACTAATTTCATTTTTTTCCAAGTGCGGCTCCCACCTGATAAAATATAACTATTACCAGTAGCAATAATATACGCAGTAGAACCAGGTGCATCGAGGACTGATAAATTATTTACTTCTTTTTCTTCATCAAGAACATATTCTGTCAATCCATATGTAGTGTGTCCACTTTTTGACATTATATTTACCATACTAATGCCTCCTTTATTTTTATATCTATTAAATCTAAAAAAATCACGGATGCGATTAGTCGATTATACCCAAGAGCATAAAAATAGACCGCTGAAATTAATCAGCGGTCTATAAAATCAGTCTTTCTTCTTCAGAGCAGAAGTCAGCATATCCTTAATATCAATGCCACTATCTGCCATAGCTTCCATAATCTGGTTTGCGGAAGTCATTACATCCTTAACCAGCTTGGTTGAATTTCCATCGCCATACTGGACAATCTTATCAACCTTAGCCAGAGGAGCGGCTGCGCTTGCGACTACATCAGGCAATGCCTTGAAATACATCTCGATAATAGATGCTTCGCCCATCTTTTTCTGAGCTTCAGCCTTAGCTTCAATAGCAGCAGCCTCAGCGGCACCAACTGCCTGAATACCAGCGGCTTGCTGTTCAGCGGCATATCGGTCAGCGTCAGCCTGAGCCTTCTTAGCTTCAGCGTTCTTTACGGCTTCATAAGCCTTAGCTTCGGCTTCTTTCTGACGACGAACCAAATCGGCCTCAGCCTGCTTCTCAGCCGCGAACTTATCAGCCTCAGCCTGCTTACGAACCAGAGCATCCAGTTCATATTCCTTCAACTGAATCTGCTTTTGCTTCAGCTCGGCTTCGCGCTCTGCCTTAGCAATATTAGCATTAGTTGCGGCAACTTCCTTAATCTTACGCTGATTCTCTTCCTCAATGCCAGTTGCTGCGGCTGCTTGTGCTTTACGAGTATCGGCCTCCTGCTGGAGCTGTGCCTGCTTAATAGCCAAATCATTATTGCGAGTAGCAATATCCTCAGCCGCCTTAACCTTAGCATCATTGGCTTGCTTAGCATTCTCAGCCTTAGCAACTTCAATTTCACGCTCAGCGTTAGACTTAGCGATTGCGGCGTTCTTACTAATCTGAGCAACATTATCAATACCCAAATTAGTAATTACATCATTGTCATCAGAAAAGTTCTGGACATTAAATGTAATCAACTCCAAACCATAGCGAGCCAGGTCGGGAACGGCATTCTCCTGAACCTTTTCACTAAACAGCTTGCGATCGCTGACCATATCAGTCAGCTTCATTTGACCAACAATTTCACGAATATTACCTTCCAGGAGGTCATTAATCTTTCGAGCAATTGTATCACGGTCTACATTAAGGAAGTTTTGAGCAGCAAGAGCAATCATCTCAGGATTTTGACCTACTCGGACAGATACTGTAGAATCAACTCTAACATTAATATATTCCGCAGTAGGAACGGCGGACCCAGTTTTTACATCAATCTGAATAGCGCCGAGAGACAGATTATCTACTCGCTCGAAGAAGGGAATTCTGATACCAGCCTTACCAATGAGAACTCTTGGTTTCTTGTGCATACCAGAGATAATCAATGCTGTATCAGGAGGGGCTTTGACATATCCGGCTTTAAGGATAATCAGGGCCACAATTACAATCAGGACAATGGGAAGATAAGGCAAAATAGTAGTTAGAATTTCCATTTGTTTCTCCTTAAATATTTAATTTTTTATATCAAGTCTTTTACAGACTTCGGTATACATTTGATATTTTAATAATTAGCCATAATAACCACCATCAGGCGGGTCGCGACGATACTCATGACAATCAGTGGGGTTTTGACCACAGAACCATGTACTATATACACATTTATCGCAACGAACAGTTGCTTTATGTTCCTCTAATATTTCTTTTTGAGTTAAACGAGCAGGAAAATCAGGAGTTTTGCGCTCTACCGGAGCAGGAGTCGTTTCCTCTTCATCAAGGTAAGAACGGCATTCTCTTACTTTGGCATTCATTTGCTCGATAATAATATCAAGACTTACAGGATAGCCATCATGAGAATCAACTCCAACATGATACATAAATGGCAAATCATTATAAAAATTGGTAGTCTGATGGGTATGTCCAAACAAATTACAAGTGCATTGTTTCAAACTTTCTTTCTCCAAATTACCAGTCATACAAGGAAAATGTGTCATAAAAAAATGATATTTTCTATAATCTAACATAATCGCCCATGATGCTTCTACCACATTAGGAAGTTCAGCATACATTTTACGCCGATTATTAGTATCATGATTACCATATACAATATGGATTTTACCATTGAGTTTCTTAATATATTCAATATTAGAAGGGTCACCGAGCATTAAATCGCCCAGGCAATAAACATCATCTTCAGGGCCAACCACGCTATTCCAACGATTCACGTATTCATCATTCATCTCTTGGATGGACTTAAATCCACGAACCTTCCAGATGAATTCCCGGTCATGCCCGAAGTGCATATCTGACGTAGCGAAAATCGCCATTACTTATCACTCCATTCATTAATATTTCCATTTTCATCGACCTCAAGGATACGATTATAATGGTATTTTTCATTAAAGGTGGGGTAGCGGTAAGAAGCATACATTTTGGTAATTACATCAGTTGGCACATGAGCTCGGCCAGTCCGCTGAGCATTCCGGTCAATGCATACATTCAGAGGAACCTTAAAATAAATGACATTGATATTAACATCATTTAAATTCAAACGATCAAGAATCTTATTACGAGAACGTTCATTCAAATGAGTAGCATCAAGAACAGTATGTTCATTTTCCTGAAGGCTATCTTTAATAGCATCTACATACATATTCCAGACGGTATCTTCATTCTTGAAATAGGCATCTTCATCCCCAAGGAGTTTGAAACGAATAGCATCACGAGAAATAATCTTTGCATTAGGCTTATTCTGATTCGCAAGGAAAGTGGATTTACCACTTCCAGGCACTCCGGCAATGAGCCACAGAGTCTTCGACTTCATTCGCATACACCCCTTCGTTAAAATTTTTCAAAAATTCTTCAATATCAGTCTCATTCTTGCATTCGATATGATTGACTTCTTCCTTACAATAAGGACAATACAATTTCTTACGATGGAAACGTTCGTGTTGATGACTTGTGCGTCGAGCTAACGGAATACCTCGATGGCCGCACTTCATACAATAAAATGCGTGCTCTTCAAACATTACTTATCCTCATCTTCCTTGTCAAATTTTATATTATCAAACAATTCATTGTTAAGATAGGAATTAGACAGAGCAATGTCTTCGAAGAGGCTGCCAGCCATAAGCTGCACCATCCAAATCAAACCATACATACTCCAAAAACTGATTGGCTCAATGTTAAACATAGGGACAAGAATTAATCCCCAAAGCCAGGTGCATACGGCAGACGGCACCAGAAACAACACGCCAACCAACAGGACCGAAATAATAAACATCATATTTATCAATTCCTTTCTTAACTTTCTATATATATTATAATATATTTTTTATAAAAAATCAAAAACAGAGCTTATAGCCCTGTTTCTGATTTATAAGCCTGGTATAATGCTTTTTCTTCTGATAGCCATTTGCGGTATCCAGTATAGCGATTTACCAATAATACTTTACCACATTTGCTGCACCTATAGAGAGAAAAAACTGTATTGACATAAAATGGAACAGGCTCTGCTTTATGAAAATGTAAATTAATCATAATTAAAAATTTCCACGCTCTAAATCTTCATCAACAACCGTGTCAAAATCATAATCTTCATCAAAAAGATCTTCAAGAGTTTTATCAGGATGATTTTCTAAATAACACTCTTTCAAAAAATCACCGAGTGAATCTCCATACCATGACCAGTTATCGACGCCGCCATTTTGAAGTGCCAAATATTTCAGATAACCGCCATAAATGCGCTTAAATTTATTTTCACTCAGAGTGATATTCTTTTCCATCAATCTTTCTCCTTTTGGACTTCATAGTGGCCGGGCACCCATACAAGGTTTTCACCATTCTGTTCTTCCCAAGCCTCAGCCATTTCCTCAATACATTCAATGCAACAAGTCCATAAACTTAGGCATTGGTCGCGGACTAATTCCTCTGAAATTCTATCCCATAATGCTTCTGGAATACGAGGACGAATTTCATTGATACATTCATTTCGAGCGTTCCGCTCGACCATTGCTGAATCGAGCGGAACTTTTACAGGGTCATACTTCATCCTGTGCTTCCTCCATATCAGGAGCCTCAGCCTCTGCTTTCACAAGACCTTCCAAACACTTGAACTCAAAGTTCTTATGCTTGTAGGCACAGAACTTAGGCTTATTAATAATACGAACTACTACGCCTTCACGAGTGTGAGTCTTGCCAATCGGGTCGGGACCAGCATAATACTTTTCCGCAATATTCATAATCCACTCACCGGGAGTCCCCTTGCGGATAACTCTCCAGGTGCCCCACTCACCATTACAGTCATAGCACTCTTCCAGAGTTTCGTCAGCGGGGATAAAACCCTTCCACATAACAGGAACAGTTTTACAACCCATCTGCTCACAACGATAACGCATGAAATCAGGAGAATACTCTACTACATCGCCATCCTCATTAGTCATAGTCATACGATAAACGTAAAGTTCAGACTGAGGAGATTCGCAACCGTAAGAGAAGGTAGTGGTTTCACCATATTGCTTGATAAATGCTTTATCATTCAGCTTCTTATTCGCCGCGGACGCCATAATAGGAGTACCAGTATCAGTGAAGCCAACGACCTCATAATAAACCTCTTCACCCTTATGGAGTTTACCCTCGAAGAACTTAGAATGCTGTTCACGGAACAGGTTAGAACCATAAAAACCGCCATTAAAATTCTCCAGAACAGTACGTCGAGTACCAGATACATAACCCCACTCATAAATAGGAGTACCATCACGCTTCATAATCTTATCCCACAGAGAACGCTTATAACCCTTAAATACGGGCAAATAACCAGTGCGCTGAGAAGTGCCATGCATCTTCAGAGTAATTTCAATCTGGTCACCCACCTGGAATGCGCCAAGGTTATAGGCCAGCTGCTCAGTATCTGCGTGTTCAGTGAAGAGAGGAGCAATAGGAACCTTTTTCTTACGAGTACGATTTCCTTCAGTAGGATTGCCAGTTCGCTTATTAGAATGAGGAATATACTTCTGACAAATTTGATGACCATTAATAGTATCAATAGTATCTCCAACTTTTAAATACTGAGAAGCATCATCGTTAAACAAATAATCAAATGCCTGAATAGACATATAAATACCATCAGACTTTTCACCGCGCAGCTTAATGGTAGAAACATTGCGCTTATTGGGGTCCATATAACCAGTATCAGGAGCACCACAAGGATACTTTCGCAGCAGATGATTATGCATACAAAAATCCAACTCTAGCTGGAGATCAGTGGGGAAATAAACGCCAATATCGCCAATTTTTACATCCAGACCAACACAGGTATCATTTCCGAAGAAGGTCGCTACCTGAAGGCGGTCAGCATTAGTATGAGGACGCAGCTTTTCAACTTTAACAACGTATCCAACATGCTCAGACATATTAAATCAATCCTTTCTTAACTTTCTATATATATTATATTATATTTTTATAAAAAAATCAAAAAAAAAGGAAATGGTTTAAACCATTTCCTTATCTTCTTCAGCCATTTTTTTAATAATGTAATCAATTTGGTCAGCGCACCAGATAAAATCTGATTCTTTCCAACCTTTGGTAGTCATTGCGGCGGTGCCAATGCGGACACCACTTGTAATTTTTGGACTACGTTTTTCATTAGGAACTGTATTCTTGTTGAGTGTTATACCAAATTCATCAAGTTTGTTCTGTACTGCTAAGCCAGTGATAGTTGGAAACTTGCTAGAGAAGTCCAACAGAAACAGATGATTGTCTGTTCCTCCAGTAATTACATCATATCCTAATTCAGTAAAATGGTCAGCCATCGCTTTACAATTTTTAACTACTTGATGGATATAATCCTTATACTCTTGAGTGCAAGCCTCTTCCGCGCAAATTGCTTTTCCAGCAATAACATGCTCTAGTGGGCCACCTTGAAGTCCGGGGAATACAGCACTATCAATCTTTTTAGCCAGTTCAGGCTTACAAAAAATTAAACCGCCACGAGGTCCGCGTAGAGTTTTATGAGTTGTCGTGGTAATAATATCAGCAAGGCCAAATGGAGATGGATGGTCGCCCGCGATAATCAAACCAGCAATATGGGCCATATCAACCATAAAATATGGATTATATGAATCATCATACTCCTTTTTTACCTCTTGGATAATGTCATAAATTTTTTGAAAATCAATTTGACGAGGGTAAGCGCTAGCTCCAGCAATTATTAATTGCGGATTCCAGCGGTCAATTTTTTTAGCTAAATCATCATAGTCAATTAGTCCATTTTTATCAACATCATAATGAATGAAATTATATAATTTACCACTAATATTAGCGTTAAGTCCATGACTTAAATGACCGCCATTTTCAAGACTCATAGATAAAACTGTGTCTCCTGGTTTCAAAACAGCCAAGTAAGCAGCAGTATTAGCATTAGCGCCACTATGGGGCTGAACATTGACATGATAATCAGTATTGAACGCTTTTTGCCACATTTTGCGGCAATAGTCTTCAATCTCGTCCACATATTGGCATCCTCCGTAGTATCGTCCACGCTAGCCCGCAGTATCTTCTACATCGGGATAGCCTTCGGCATATTTATTTGTAAGAATGGAGCCAACCGCATATAGAATTTCATCGCTAACGAAATTTTCGCTAGCGATTAGTTCTATATTATTGTATTGGCGGTTAGCTTCCTTGTTAATCATATCAAGGACTTTAGAGGCCAATTACATTTCCCCCTCGACACAATCGCATACAGCGCATTCGCAATCTTCATCAGAAACATCTTCTGCATAATCTTCAGTTTCACTATCAGTGAGTTGATTTTTAGCATCTTCAATTGCGTTGCTTAGAACGGTGACTGCGAATGCAATAGCAGAAAATGATGACATATTGGCAGTCATCCAACCGACAAGGTCTTCCATTTTAGACTCTAGATGTTCAACATCCTACAGAGTTAATTCAATTTCCATTAATCCGTATCCTCTCTTTCAGTAATTGTAAAAATTTTTCCTTGTATATTAAGGACTTCATATTTATCGTAAAATTCTGTCATTGACACAGAATCATCGATTATAATGCTATAAGTATTAATTGTTTTATCTGGTTTGGCATGAGCAAAAATAAATAAACTGAGCATTCCAACAAATATTGCAGCAATAAAAAATATATCTCCTCCAGTACCATCAATCATACATATAATAGAGACAACAATAAGAAGCATTGTAAATATTGCTGCAATAAATCCGCCCCAACTCCAGCCCCAAGTATATGAAACTACTTTAGTACCAGTATCAAGCAATGTTATTCCATCAAGCATTTTTCAATTCCTCGCTTACACATTTTTTCATAATCTGATATTGAACAAAATCCAGAAGTTCGTCAGTTTTTTTATTATATTCATCGGGGTGAGATTCACAAAATGCGTCAGCCCGCTCAGTAATATGCTTCATAGCTTCATCAGCCTTAATAACGGCTTCATCAACATTATACAAACCCCGTTTAACAGAGATTAAATATTCCTTATCTCTTGGTTGGAGGCAATCTTCATAGGGTTCACCTTCCATATACCGCATTAAATATTCCTCAACGCGGAGTAGATGATGGAGTTGTTTAGGGTCATAGCCCCATTGAGCAAGAACATCAATTTTGCTAGGATACTCATGTTGAAGAGCATGGTATTTTTCCAAAGCGATACCTTTCATACTCTTAACTGCCCGATAGAGATTATAATGAGCAATATCTTCTCGATGGTTAATTAACACGTCCCAATAAGGAGCATAGTCAGGATTGACAATTTTATACGGAGTGAAGAGAATCTCAAGAAAATTCAAATTTTGTTTCCTGAAAGTCTGCATATATAACCGAATATCTTTGAAATCAATATGCTCTTCATTCTCTCGGATATGAGTAGTGCTAACCGGCTTTTTATTAAACGCAATTTCATTAAAATTAGGCAAAACAATTAACTTAGTGTCAACGTCGCTGTTCTCATAGTCTAATCCATAATTGGGACTGCCTTGACAAAAAATACCTACAATATTTCGTTTATGAAAATAGTCTAAAGATTCTTGATAATGGTCAGATACACATTTTTGAATCCATTCATCAGAATGAAAATTTCCCTTCATTTTATATCAACTCCAAATCTTCTAATGTTAAATTATCACGTTCCCAATAAGGTATTCTTATTAATTTAATATTTTTATTTTTAGCAAATATATTTTTCTCTTCATCAATTTGTTTCTATTCTTCTAGAGTTTTATTGAAAAATGGGGCTTCAACATAATGTTGTTCGCCATCAAATTCTATTAATTGAATAATTTCATTTTTATTATTAAAAATAGCAAAATCATAGCGACGATTTGGTAAATCAGAAAAAATATATTCTGATTTATATTTTATATTATTTTCATCAAGAATTTGTTTTATGCGAATTTCTCCAACAGAATTTCCTTGTAAGCATCCACAAGATTTAGTATTACCTGTTTGTAAATGATTCGTAGAAATATAACAAATATTTCCACAATCACATTGACATTCCCAAATTTGATTGCCAAAATTAGTTCTATCTGAAGTAGATTTTATAACAATTAATTTACCATATCGCTTACCTGTTAAATTAATTTTATAACGATTAGCAAATTTTTCACTTCCTAAATTTCTACATCCACAAGATACATTATCTCCAGTTCGTAATCCTTCAGTAGTGGCATAACAAATATTCCCACAATCACACTAGCATTCCCATAGAGCACTTCCATGCCTATTTTCACTAGTATAATTAATAACAGTCAATAAACCAAATTTCTAACCAATTAAATTTTTTTTCTTAGCAGAAGCGCAACCACAAGATTTAATACCTTTTAAATTTTTAATTTGTTTTGCGGTTTTATAGCAGACATTTCCACATTCACACTAACACTCCCAGATAATTGAACGGTCGCTTCTTTTTCCACTATCTCGTATAATTGTTAATTTATCAAATTTTTGCCCTATTTGAGTCATTGAATATCACCTATCTTTCTATTATATATAAATTTTAAGATAGATAAAATCGGTATTTTTGTCCAAGGGAGATTTCCTTTAACTTATATAAATATTATATCATAAATTTTTTCAAAAATCAAAAATAGAGTAGAGGATTAGTCCTCTACCCTATCATTTTCAGTTGTTCTATTACACCAATCTAGATAATCTTGATCCATCTTTTTGGCATCTTCCATCATTTCATCGAAGGTCTTACCAATTTTAATAAGAGATTTTTCAATAATATTTTTGGCTCGCTCAGACATATTATCCCAACCGCAAGACCAAACAGTAGAGACGCATAAATCATAAGGCTCAAGATTGAAATCATAGCACTCTTTACAATAAGCACAACTACAAGGTCCAAATGAAGAGGCTAAAACTACAACTGGCTCTTCTGCTCCACATACTTCGCACTTGCCAGGTTTTGCGATTTGATTAAAATAATCATCACAATTCATCAGTAGTACCTCCGTCCATTTTTGCGCCACAGTTGGGACAGTATTTTCTATGGTTGTCGTTTGATTCTTCTTCATTACATTTCGAACAGATAACACAGCCGTCACCACCGAAGACCCACTTGCCATGCAATACTGGTGAAACATCAGCGGCGGGAATGGCATCAACCAATTCTGTTGCTTCATACAGCCCTTCACAAAAATTTTCTCTCACGCTATGTCCCGCGAATTGCAAGGGGTCATCTAAATCAACACCATACACGTCTGCCGCATATTCCTTAATTCGGTTGATTACAGCTTCCCGCTTCATGTATTCAGCCATTACTCTACCTCCGTCTTAAAGTTCTTCTCCTGTTTCAGTATCAAACACTTTAAGGTTTTCCACACACTCGAAATTGGTATGCTCAATTTCATCATTAACTGCAAACCACGGTGTATACTTGTCTGAATATATTTCACACTCAAATTCTACTCTAACTTTCATTTTAATATAAATCCTCCGAAAATAGCTCTCGTTCACCTTTTTCCAGTTTATAATGACGAGCGGTAGCACTCATCTGACCATTAGTCATAGCAATATCATATGCTTCATAACGGTCATAAAAATTTCCTTTTTCATCAAGGAAACCTTCAATAGCCTTCTCATGAGGAGGAGTGATATCCGCATCATGCATCGCAGAATAGATAAACCCATGACGGATACCACCAAATACTGCCCCAGTGCGAGTATCTTTAATTGCCGCGCAAATAATCATTTTTTATTCCTCCTTATTCAATGTTAATTTAATTTCACGGTCATGTTTTGCTTTTTCAATATTTTCTTTTACCTTATTATTAATACGTTCTGCTTCACGAATTTCTTTTTCGGCGCGAGCGCGAATCATCTCGATATCTTCTTTGCCACGAGTCAGCACCAATTCAAGACCGTGGTTTTTCTCGCTTCTTTTCTCTTGGATATTACGGAGCATATTCCAGAAGAGGAAGAATAAAAAACTGATAAAATGGAATTTAATTTGAACTTCTGCATATAAAGCACCATAGTCAGGATATTTATTTAAATATAAATGAGCAAAATCACTATAATCATTAGAACAATATCGGTATCTATCCTCATTTAAATTATACAACGTCTTGAAGCGATGAAATGAGAGAAAACAATGAGGACGGTCTGAACTGGTGGGGGTATTAAAAATTATCCACCAAATAAATAACCAAATAAATAAACCAATGGCTAATACAATTAACAGTGTAATCATTAGTCAATCTCCTTTAAAAATTTATCTTCAAGGACAATACAATTTACTTTATGGGAATAAGCGGTGCAAGCATCAATTGCGATAATGCCCTTGTCATAATAGGGGCTAAAATCAGCATCTACACCCCATTCAGGAGTGCCATCTTGGCGATGATGTCCCCAAGAAGTATGCCAATGTCCGCATACAATAGTTTTGCCTGGCTCAATATGACCTTTCATTGCGCGTTCCATACCATTATCCCAACGCGCTTTCTCCCATTGATTCTTAGTTGCTCTACGCCATTGATGGTCAGGAGACTTTAAATTACCAGGGATCCAACCATGAGTGAAAATATAATTTTCAGTCTCAAAATAATCAACCATACGGTCAAAAAAACCGCGAGTTGTGCGATAGGCATACTCTGTGATTTCATCCTGAGAAGCCCACATGTGTTCGGGAATTTTAGCTCTACCCAGCTCTTGGATAGTCTGATATGTGCCATTTTGAATATCGCGCATTGTAAAACCATCGCGCACCGCCCAATCAAACAGGTCTTCGTGATTACCTCGAATCAGAATTGTGCGAGGGGTGCGGATGAAGAATTTTTGAACTTCCAGATTCTGAGGCCCGCGGTCGAAGTTATCACCGCAGGAAATCAGATAATGGTCAGTGTTTTCAGGGTCAAACCCAGCATCGTCCAGAGCATTCAGCAGTTCATCATAAAACCCATGGACGTCGCTCACTACGAAGAATTTCGGCATAATTATCACCTCTATAAACTTTACTAAAATCGGCAAATTCTTCAAATGTTTGATTAATTACAGGAGGAAGAATTTCTTCAAGTGTTTCTTCTATAATTTTATATATTGCGTATTGGCGAGATTTGAGAGTATGAGAAGCAATGCGCGTGAGGGCGTTATCAGTGCGATAAGAAATCTCTGTTATTGACCGTCCTTGACGAAGTAAACGCTCTGTTTTAATGCGAAGAGAATTACTAAGGGCTTCTTGTTGTTTGAGCGCGATTTCATCTTTAACCGCGTGAGCGATATTTCGGACATTTTGGAGATTTTTATCGAAATTTCGTTCGGGCATTACATTAACTCCAATCTGTCAAAAAATATATCTCTTTGAACTTCATCAATTGGGCAATTTTCATCTTCAAAATAAGGTTTCAAGTATTGAATTTGCTCAGGTGTCAGAAAACGGTTAATATTCCAATAGAAATGATAATCGTGGTCTAATAGACTACCTCGGCAAATATGAACCCAACCTAGATCTACAAGTACATCATCAGGATTAAATACATAGCCCATATCATAATTTTTATCTAAAATGTCATAGGCGGTTTGGATATGCTCATAAGCATTACATTCCACCATTTCTGCTGTTGGACTAAGCCAACCTAATTTAATTTCATTCATATCCATCACTCCATTTTTGCTCCACAATATGGGCAATAATATAAAATAGACCATTGAGATACAACAGTAATGTCTTTTTGGCAATTAGAGCAAAATCGTCTCATATCGCGACTGATAATATAACAATGCTTTAATGGAACCATTTCTTGATAATGTTCACAATTACAATCGCATAATTCACAATGTAAACCAATTTTACATTCCATACTCATATCTCTCGCCACCCATTTTTTTGAATAATTGCTTTCATATTTTGGATTCCTACTGGATTCATACTGTGGATATGGAAGGTAAATCCTTCATCAACGTGTCCTTCGCTTTCTAACCAATCAAGAAATTTAACATAATCTCCACCTTCAGCGAAATAATGACCAGCATCGTGATCAATATCAATAAGAACTTTATCATCATATGAATTTCGCTCATAGGTTTTAATTGCGATTTTTGCTTGATTTACGCTAGTAATCCAAATATATCCTTCGGGAGCGGGACGAAGATCATCGATCCATAATTTCATCAATCACGCACCTTCTTCCAATTATCATTTCGACACCAATATACAGTAGCACCATTACCACAGTTGGAACAACCAACCTTACCTTTAACAGTGAGAGTTCTCAATACACCACTCACTGACTGAGGAGACATATCAATACCCTTAGTCCGCTTAATCCACATAGAGAGTTCCTTGGCACTCACACAAGAATACTGGTTCAATACTTCATAGACGAGTTCGGCTTTAGTCATTTCTAATGTCTCCTTTTCTTATCTTATATAAATATTATATCATAAAAATAAAAAAAAATCAAGGGACAAGTTTTCACTTATCCCTTGATTTCTTATATATCAGAACGATTACTCGTTAGTTGTGTCTTTCTTGGTGATTCTATCGACAATACCCTCAAGAGTGGTCCCTCTCAGCAAAGTATTAACGAAGTCAGCCGCAGACTCATTGTTAGCCATCGCATAAGGTGCGATACCATTTGCGATACCCTTGAATACATCAGCATTAGCCTTAGACTCCAATGCAGCGGTGAGTTCAGGAGTAATAGAATTCATAATCTTGACCACAGAATCAGCATATGCCTGCTTCTTAGCAGCCTCAATCTGAGCTTCAGACATCTTGATATTCAGAGTCTGCTCAGCCTCCTTACGCTTACGCTCCAACCCAGCCTCCTGAATAGCATCCAGAACAGCCTGCATATCCTGCTCAGCCTGCTTTGCTGCCTGCTTCTCAGCATCAGTCTTACGATTAACCTCGCTCTGGATTTCCAACTTACGCAGGGCCTCCTCGCGCTGAAGATTCATACGGTTAATCAACTTAGTGCTTGCCAGCTCATTCTCGCGCTTTTCGGCTTCAAACAGTGCTTCGGCCACCTTCACGCGAGACTCCGCATTGGTCAGTTCCAGACTCTTCTCAACCATATCTTTCTGATGCTCGTTCAAAATCTCAGCGATATCAGACTCAACATGAATACCAAGGACTTCACAATCCTTAATAAACATACCATTTTCGGGGAAGAAACGACCCTCGTGAGCAGCCTTTTCTACCCTCTCTTCATCACCCATAGGAAGGGCAATAGCCACATTGCGGACAATATCAGCATAATTCTGGTAGAAATCTTCAATAGTATGCTTCTTGGCTTCGCGCTTCATCAGAGAACGCACTCTATCGCACAAATACTTAACATAGTTGTCAACAGAGAACCACTTATCCATATAGGCAGTATCAAAATCGACACAATAACTGACAAAAACGTCAGCACTTACAAAATCTTTCGTCTCAATAGTAATAGTGTCAGATACCTTATTGTTCTCGTAGCGAAGGAATGTAGTATGCTCCAAAACATCAGTGGTCTTAGGCTTGCCGGTGCTCAACTGGAGTTCCTCAAAGGTCTGGTCATAATCCAACAGAATAGTCTGAGGACCACAAACAACTTTACGCTCGCCATTCTTAGAAATGACATTAGCCGCATAGCCAGTCCAAATATCGACGCTCACAACACCATCCAACTTAGAATCAATGGTGATAGTGCGAGGCTTGGTATAGGAAGTGCCACGAGAGATAGAAGCATTACTTTCCAGATAGGCAAGAGTCTTTACATATCCAGTATCACTGGTGCTTGCGGATGCAGAATACAGAGTATCCAAATCTGCGGTATTGACAATGTTCTTATTCCGCATCGCCTTTTCCACAGACTTCTCAGACAAACCGCGGTTATAGTCGAGGACAGCCTGATTGCCGGGGAACCACAGATTACACTGGCGGTCGCTTAGCTTACGCTTAACAATTACTTGAGTTCTGGGGTCGGGCAAGAACATAGCAGGGCCCTTCACAGTGGTAATCTCGCCAGTCAGACGATTCATTACATAACGGCCTTCACCCTTGGGAATCGCAATAGCATGATGAAGAATCTTCTCATCATAATTGATAATAGCATGCTCAGGGCGAGGATAATAAATCATCTGGTCATTACCAGTAATGAACAGCTCCTCACCAACAGGATGGATAATCTTGGGATCCTTATCATCCTGATACTCAGCGATTACCTTCACATAAATACCAGAAATGGGGGACAGCTCAATAGCGCGGAAAATATAGCCGCCCTTGGGACTGGTCACGAAACTCTCAGTAGGCTCGGGAAACACCACTTCGGGGCCGTGAACATAACGCTTATTGCCATCTTCGTCTTTCAGAATACAATACTCCAAACGCTCGAGGGTGACAGCATCACGCACATAACCCTTCTTCTCCTGGTTCTGGATAGGAATTACCTCAATACCAGTAGGAGGAATATAGAAGGAAATATCAGTGCCCTTGATAACAAGAATCTGACCATTGACATAATTCTTATTCTCTTCGACAATTACATTACCCTCAGCATCTACGACCTGTCCACCTTCACTCTTAGCCTTTTCAGCATCATAAACACGAGCCAGCAAATACTGGTTGGTGCGAAGAGCATGGCCCTGAATAACCTTAGCCATCTGGCCGGGATACAGAGCGAAAGATACGGGGCCACGAATGTTAATCTTACAACCAACATCAATATCTTCAGGAAGGTTATTGGAAGTGCCGATTGTAGGACGCTTACCACTATGGGTAGGATTCTTCAAAACCAAATACCAATTCTCTGGAGCAGACGCAAATAGATAAATGGCTTCATTGTAGGAACAGGGGACGAATTTCTTAGTTCGAACATCAAATCGAACCAGTTCATCAGACTGAGACAGAGAAGTCTTAGTAGGACCGACGTGGCACAGAACATTACCCTTAGTGCGGTCCAACACATAAGCATACTCATTAATAGAGAGGACTAGGTCCTTCTGGATCATTCCATTTTCACTCATGTATTATATCTCCTTAAAAATTTATATCTTATTTATTTACTATATATATTATATTATATTTTTATCTAAAAATCAATTTATACCTTATAAAATTTTGGTAAAAAATTGGAAATCTATACCAATAGAAAAAAGGGACGATATATTATTACATATATCGTCCCTTAAAATCCTTAGTGGATAGGAGCGTATCTCTCGCTGTCCAACTTCTCATACATCAGATCCTGCGCGGTCTTGCCACTCAGGAGCATTTCGTAGATAACAGGACTCATACCAGAGACATAGGACACATTTGCTTCGTCGCGCATAGGAATGTTGTTCTGACGAGCCTGAACATTCCAAAATACCAGATGAGGCATAGCATAACCATGGGCCGCCCACTTAGCACGCATCTTCTCAAACAGAGTGTTATCGACGCCACCACCGCCCCAAGAAGAACGATAAGCGTTAGAAGACACGCAGTAGTTAAACTCCATATCACTAATCACAATCAGGTTCTGAGGAATCTCATCCTGAGTGCAATGATTAGCGATAGCAACATCCAGCATCATATCAAATGCGCCTTCGACGTTGGTAGAACCACCCCAAGGAGCACGACTGACACGATACACCTTATCACAGAAATCCACACCCTCAACCTCGATGAAGTGAGGATTAGATTCAAAGGAGATAAAGTGATTCTGGAAGGGCCCCTTCGCCTTCTCAGCACAATACATACCAAGAGAAATGGCTACATTAATGGGGGCAGAAGCCTCAGAGCCACACATAGAACCAGAGGTATCTACGATAGCCATACCATTAAAGGTCTTGCCATTGAAATAATCAGCCAAATTATCCCAATACTTATTAATCATCAGACGATCAGTGTCATCCAATGCAACAGTATTAGAGCCCCAGCTATGTCTCATGCGATTCAGAGCCTTATCGACGACCTCATAAGGGTACAGAGCCTTAGCATTTACCTTAGTGGTAGTATCCTTGGCGAAATCCTCATAAGTGCGGGCGCCATTCTTCTCACGCTCAATATCGTGACGAGCGAAAGCATTCTTATAAATCAGACCAGCACGAGAAGGAATCTTATCGAACTCAATCTCGTCCCAACGATTCTCAGACATAAGACGCTCAACAATGTTGATACGAGCACGCAGAATAGACAAAGTCTTACGATACTGGCGAGAAGTCATACCCATATGGGTCTTAGTGATATGAGCTAGCTTGCGGGACTCCGCAGAACTAGTATTCTCAGACTTCAGCCACTTACCCAACAGGGAAGGAGTCTTACACTGAACATCCAGAGCCAACTGACCCTTAATGAACTCAAATGCGTCCTTCTCCAAAGGAGTATCAACGAACACATACAGGTCGTCCCAGCGGCCATACTCAGGGATATGCTGAATCATATCACGAACCGCATCCGCATTATGCTTAGCCATATACTTCATAACAGTACGAAAGAAACGGCGCTCACCCTGGCCTCCACGCACATCACGCAGATAAAACAGGCACTTCATAGCATATACAGGGTTCTCCTTATAGGCCTTGTGGAACATCAAAATAACGTCCTCGTCAGAACGAGTACGCATAGCACCACCCAGTGCGAACATATCATACAGGTTAGTGCCAGTAGACTTGTGAGTTAATGCACCGTTTTCAGTGTAGGTGAAATTGGTAGCATTCTTCATAGCGTTCAGAAAATCACTCATAGTTTTACTCTCCTTTTTCTCTTTGACTCCTCTTGGACAAGAGGAAAATTTATAACATCTTTAACTTTCTATAAATATTATATTATATTTTTTTAAAAAAATCAAATAAAAATTTATTTACATACAATGAGATGTTCTTGATTTAGCTTTTTCATAATATTCTTGATCAATTTCACAGCCAATAAAATTTCGTCCAGTATTAAATGCTGCTAATCCAGTAGTACAACTCCCCGCGAAGCAATCAAATACCATATCACCTTCATTAGAATGTTTTTTAATTAGTTCTTCCATAAATGCTAATGGTTTTTGAGTTGGATGGAAACGTCCCTTATCTTGACAAATAGGGTAAGAATAAATACCCTTATCATATGAACTATGAAAGGTGGGTTTAGAAACTTTAATTGCAGAAACTGCGACTTCACGAGAATTGGTTAAATAATTTATCTTACTATTAATAGGAACAGGATTAGTTTTTAACCATTCGATAAAACGCACCTATTTAAATTTATTTTTATCATATAAATTTTTTAAAGTTTCAATCTTCCACAAGTCATAAAAACAAATCATTGTTCCGCCTGGACGTAAAATACGATACCCCTCTTTAACAACAATATCTAATCCAGAAAAATTTTTATCCCATTCTCCAAAATCCATTGAAATTCTAAATCGATCAGTATCACGACCAGTTTCTTCGCCATTCTAAAAATTAGTTGGTCGAGAAATTTCATAAGGTGGATCTATCAAAATTAAATCAATAGAGTTATCAGTAATTTTTGGAAATAAATCAAAACAAGATTCATTAGTAAAAGTAAAACTCATTATTACTCTCCTTACTTTTTAATATAATTTGCTGAAATAATCTGATTAAATAATTGAGGGTCATACCAATAACATCCTTGGCAAGTAGAAGAGTTTTCATCTCCCTCAATAAAATCTACAGCATATCCAAGAGTGGAAGCTTTAAAACGACAGCCGCTAGAATTACAACGCTTACAATGTTCACGTTTAGCATCATTTACACTCTTTGATAAAGGTTGGAAATCATTATCTTGATATTGCTCTGCATTATACTTACCATTTTTATGATCAATTTCCATATCAGAAGTAATTACGCCAAGAACAGCACAAGGTTTACCCTTCATAGCAGTTTTAATTGAAGCGGGAATATTATGATTTTCGATAGTTTCACGAAAACCTTCTGTTTTAACTGCCACAACTTTATTACCACGACCACCGAGATCACGAGCCTGAAGTCTAATTAAATTATATCGTTTATCTAATTTTGATCCTTTACGCGCCCATTGGCAGCCATTATTTGATTTAAATTGGTCTCCGAATTTAGCAATTAAATCATCAATATAAATTGTATCACTGTAGCCATCTTTGTCAATATAATTTTCAATAAAAATATCACAAGCAGTAGTAGGCATAATAATTATTTTCCTTTTTAACTTTTTATAAATATTATAGTTTATTTCTTATTTAATTAATTCTTCAATAATTAAATCTTTTGGTAAAAAACCTTTGCATAAATAACAACTACCAAATGATACGCCATCTTGTGTTTTAGTCATAGCTTCATCTTTATAGTAGTTAATTCTCTTGTCAAACCCTAAATATTGAATATCTTGCAAATAAGGAAAACGCGCTTGTCCTTGTAATGAAGGGATAGGTAAGAGCATCGCATAAGGTTTATTCAATTCATACAATCTTTTCAAAATATCATCTTTCTGAGAAAATGGTGGATTAGAAATAATTATATCATAATTATCTGGCTCATAATAGAAAAAATTTTTATCATCATCAATATGAGTATAAATAATTTTTACATATGGAAGAGTAGATAATGTTTTAACATAATAACTAAATTCTTTATCAAATGGACACCAAATAGTCAGAGGATTATTTTGATTAAAATTATGCTTCTAAACATATAGTGTGATATATTTTAATAGAGGTTTAACTGCGTATTCAGGAGTAAATACTTCATCAGAAGCCTTATCTGTTTTAGCAGTTAAATAACCTTTATTTAATGGCATAATAATTCACTCCTTTATCATTATAAATATATTATAATATATTTTTTTATGAAAATCAAATAAGGGATAGTATTTCTACTATCCCTAAATCTTTTATTATTTATTGGAGGTAGGGGTCGGAATCGAACCGACAGGCACCAGCTTTGCAGGCTGTTCTCTAACCATTGGAGTTCCCTACCATGGTGGAGGGTCCGATATTATAGTGGGCGGGCCTCCCGTTGCCCCACTTCATATATCTAATCAGGGAAGATATGCACAACCCTTAATCTTTTTCAAGATTGATAGACCTTCTTACCGTTATCAACGTTGATATATGAATTGCCGTCTCAAATTTTCCAAATTGAAAGGGGTTAGGTGCCGTATTCACCTATGGTGCCCCGTCGGGGACTTGAACCCCGGACCAATAGCTTAAAAGGCTACTGCTCTACCACTGAGCTAACGGAGCATGTTGCTGAAAAAAATTTACCAAAACTGGAAAAAAATTGGAAATACGCATAAGAAAAAAAACAAGGCACGTTGATTTAAAAATTTCTAGCATTAATTATAATCATCTAATAATTGCTGTTTGTGCCTTTACCTATTCAATAAATAACCTACCGTTCTTCATTGCTTTCGAATGTTTTGTCGATAATCGCCACATTCCTACTAGCTATGACCTCCTAAGAAGGCAAGTAAAAAAAGGCTCATTAAACATTATCGTTCTCAAATTGACAATGGTAATTTTCGAGAGCCCCATCATCGCATCTACACTTAAATAACTCTTCATGAGCCGTAAATGGAGCTATTAATTATAGCATCATCCTTTTTTAGTAGAAATAATTTTCTAATAAAAATTTGCTGCACGGCTCTCAATATTATATGAATAGTCCCATTAAAGGGAATGGAGCAAGTAAAGGGAATCGAACCCTCATCCTCTGGTTGGAAGCCAGATATATTAGCCATTATACTATACCTGCGTAAGCATTTTCTTTATGAAGTTGAAAATGCCAAACAGTCTTACCTTTGGGGGATAGGGATTTAAAGAAAAGGCTTTGAAAGTTCTTTAACTTTCTATATATATTATACAAAAATTTTTTGAAAATGTCAAATTACTTATTCTTGTAATATTTGCGATATTCTTTCCGCAACTGCTCACGAGTCGGAAAAGGATCCTTAAACCAAGGATAAATACTATACATATACCATCTATCAATTTCTTGCTTATAATAAGTTTCAAAATCAGGAGCAATGGTATAAAAATCACAAATATTCCAAGATTGATATGCTTTACGATAAGATTTATAATTCAATCTTACATCTGAATTTTTCAAATGCTGTCTAATAACTCGATTAGCATAACGTTTCAAATCTTTGGATTTCTTATCTCCACAATAAGGGGTTTTCTTATACGAACGAGAAATAATAATCACTCCTTTATTATGATAAATGGTGCCGCTGACCGGACTTGAACCGGTACGACTTTAGGGTCGGCAGATTTTCGTACTACTCTATATCACTATAGCCACATTACTGTGTTGTAGTCTGGACTATGTCTTCACCATATCAAATAACTTAGGTGGTTGGTATATAGTCTCTACACATTTATAAATAATAGGCTGTTCCTCAAACTCCATTTATCCATTTCTCTCTCAGTGTGGACTGTTACCCCAATTTTCATGGTTTCCATTTCACCAAGCTGTCCTAGCACCTATTATTTAATTTAGCACGGCGTTCTGTGTTTGCCTTCGCCGTTTTAGCCAACTTCTACTCTAAGAGTTTCCTCTTAGGCACTCTCTACGAAAATCCTCGTAGTCCACATTTGTGGAAAACACATTAAAGTCTGCTGTGTCTGCCTATTCCACCACAGCGGCATATAACAAGGCTCTAAATATATAAGAAAAATTTTTCAAGCAATTTTTCGAGATTGTATTTAGAAAACACAAATTTGCTGTACCGAGCCTTTATTTATTTTTTTTGTTTTGTATGAATATATTTTTTTAGAAATTTACAACCGCCACATCCATTTCTATTTTTACAACGATAACAATTATCAGTATCAAAATAAAAATACCAAGGTGGTTCAGGACGTTTTTTTCTTACTCTTTGTTTCATTTTCTATATATATTATATTATATTTTTTTAAATTTGTCAAACAAGACTCTTTTGTTTGGTTCCACCGCGTTTGACCACTTCGCTACCGACCCATATGGTGGGCCAGGGTAGATTCGAACTACCGAACCAGTTAAGGAGTGGATTTACTATCCAGTTTTTGCTGTTCAAGTCTTTATATATATTATAATATATATTTTAATAAAAATCAAATATTTTCTTTCAAATCAGCGCTCATCGCTTCGATTTTAATCAAATCAGATTTTTTCCAGTTGATTGACCGATTATAATTTTTAGCAATTCTACGATGACCTTTATTCCGCGTTTTCTCAGAACACCAAGAGCATGAACAATGAATTTTATTTTTTGAATATTGATGGAGATTATTATAATAATCAGGATTATCACTCCAACAATAAATATTTCGTATGATTTGACGTTTCCTTAATGCTTTTCTCTTGGATACATCACGATTATAGGCTCTTGATAATGGTTTATTTTCCATAATTTTTCCTCCTATAAATCTTTTAGTCTGGCGCCGGGGGTGGGATTCGAACCCACGGGAGTAATTAGCTCACACAAGTTTTCAAGACTAGGCGCTTATGACCGCTTGCGCACCCCGGCATATGGGGTATTAAACCCCGTTTATATTACATTTCCTGTTCGAGACAAACAACTTCATTCTTCGCGAACTCAGCATCTCTGGACGCATCATTAAAATAAGTCCGCATACGCTTGTAATAGGCCTCAGCCGCATCCAACTGGCGGAGCGCATCACCCATTTTCTTTTCTGCGCGCTTCACGCGCTTATCAGCCACCTTAGCATTACACCGAGCTGCTGCAAGCTTCTTACCATTATCCTCAGAAAAATTATCACGAGGATCACACTTAGCATAACCCTTTACAGTTCTACCAGCATAGGTAGAAACTGCGGAAACCGTCTTCTTACCATTCTTGTCATAATAGATAAAATACTTATACTTATCCAGAGAATACTTCATAATAATACACCTTTTTCTCAAAAAAATAGCGAATGAGGGTCATACCACTCGCTTATAGGCCCATATTAATTTATATACCGCACTAAATCTCTAATAGAGCAAGTTAGCTAAACTTATGACCACGGCCATCCGTGCGGATATTATGGAGCCGGATGACGGATTCGAACCCCCGACCTATCGCTTACAAGGCGATTGCACTACCACTGTGCTAATCCGGCATTTGTATTTAAATTTTCTAAAATCATTTTTGATTTGGATTTTCGATTCTTACGCTCGCTCTCGCCCGGAGCGCGCTTATAAACAAAAAATCCCTGTTATTAATAATGTTATCGCTTACTTCATAACCACTAAAGCGCACCTTGTGTTATGCTACCTACCTGTTAACCATCAGCTACTTCACTATTAATAACAGAAAAATTCTGTCCAATAAAACTCCTGTATTATGTTTGGCAGGCGAATAGGACACCTTACACTCATTTTATTGACAAATCATTAACATACTCCAAACAGCTCATAATAATTAAACTATACCCTATAACTCACCTTGTCATTTCGACACAAGGGCCCGCCCTCGCTATTATAACTTTATGCTTGGGGACTCATAGGTAATCAAATATCCAACCCACGCTCTCGGTGTATTGCCACTTGATGGGATTTCACCTTTATAACCTACTGGTGGGCCGAGAGGGAATCGCACCCACTCGAACCATAAGGTATCAGTTTTACAGACTGACGTGCCTACTTTAACACATTACCGGCCCAAATATTCGATTTTGTTTAAGGTAAATCGAGAACCTTGATGGTGTGTCCCTCGACCAAAAATCTACCTCGCGACCGCAGACTACTCTTTAAATGATGGGCACTTCGAACCCTACATTCCATCCAACGAAGACTTATCAATGGTTTGTATACATATTGCTTCGCTTCTGGCTACCTTATAAGGATTAAACCTTAACTTACAAATGTCGTGCTAATTACACTATAAGATAAATTTTATTTTAAATAAATTTCCAAACATACCCATAAGCACTCTTACGCTTACCATTACATACTTGACTAATATGAGAACTAATTCCGCCCATAGTATCTTTAGAAATTTTATTATCGCTTATATAACGAGCACCATCCTTAATAGTTGAAAATGATTGAATTAATATATCATTTTTAAACATTCCACAATTTTTACCATATAAAAATTTATTTGGAGTATTTATATCAATATCGTATTCTTTTAAAATATGATATACACTATCAGGATGAATATTTAACATTCGAGCAACTTCAGTGGCGTTTTTAACAACCATATAAGTATTAATTACTAATTGATAATCAATATATTTACGGCCATCTCCGCCAATTGTAGCATTATATCCATTCTTAAATGATTGTTTTTTCTCAATCCAATAAATTTCTCTTTCTTCTGGATTATCAGTTTCTTCAATCAATTCAATATGAAAATGTTCAACTCCATATTTTCGTATAGCACTATACAATGGACGTTTTTCATTATTCTCTCGAAATGCGTCATAACAATGCTCTTTAAATCGTTTTTCAATAGAAAATTCTGTTTTACCAATGTAAATTTTCTAATTTATATCATTGGTAATCTAATAAATGTATGCCATAATTAAATGACTCCTTCTTATTAAATTTGTAAGAATTAGTATTAACCAGTATCACCACGTGGAGGTTTCTTACGCAATACCGCACCGGCTCTCGGATTCGAACCGAGGCGACCTGATTTAGAGTCAGGCGGGCTACCATTACTCCAAGCCGGAATGTCTGACAAGGCTCAAAAATTTTCAGTTTAAAAAATCAAACTGGCTTAGACAAATTTGCGGTACAAGCCTTTACTTTATATATTTATTATATAATATTTTTTTTAAAATGTCAAATTATTTCATATTACGCAAATTGCGCTCAGCCTTACGGATTAGGTTGGCATTGACAACCTCACCCTTAGCCTTCAATTTTGCGATACGATACTCATAATGTTTCTTAGTGCGAAAATTCATATTACTCTCCTTATCTAAAACCTACTTTATCATACATTGGAGCATAACTCTTAATATGCTTATGAGTTAAAACGCCCAATAGTTTTTCATTTCCATCTACCTCTTGGATATAGATTTGAGAACTATCTTTAGAAACAGCAGAACGACCTCGCGGATAAGTTAAAGATTTAGCGCACTTTTCCAATTGATTCATATCAATCGTGCTAATTTCCATTCGACCACGACTACCAATAATTGTAAAAACAGGTAAACCATTTTTCAATTTAGGATTTGCGTCAAAGATTTTACCACACCAATTCATATGATATTCTTCATGAATATCAGTGATAATTAAATGAGTTTTGACCGCGACTTCTTCCATTTTTACCTCTGTTTAAATGAATTAAAAAAATTCATTACATCATCATTTATTTCCATTGTGTTAATATCTTCGCTACGAGGGGCAGGTTTTGATTGATGATATGGATTTTGTTCTTTCCAACAGCTTAGAAAATGTTTAGCCACACCTTCTTCTGTTGAAAATCCTCTATTACAAGTTGGACAAATATACATTATTTTCCTCACTTATTTCTGGTCCGGAGCGGGTTATCTGCGTCATCTAGACCCATTTTTTAAATCCTCATATATTCGTTCGGAGCAGCAAATTCTTAATTAAATATATGATTAAGCAGAACTCCGGTGGCACGGCCGGCTGGACTCGAACCAGCAGATGCAGGAGTCAGGGCGAGAAAATGAGACTTGCACTCATACTACCAATCATTCCGGTTGGCGTCCTACTAACAGAACTTATATTATGCTACTTAACCCATCACATAATACAACCCATTTAAACGATTTCTCGAAAGTCCTGTGCCTTACCTGTTTGGCGACGGCCGTATACTAAATTGTGCGTCTATTGGCTCTCCCGATTCTCCAAGCCAAAATTTCTCTCTATAAAACCATATCATTTTATTTTATGGCATGACTAAGAGATATAGTTAATTTATTTATCGTGCTTTTACTATCATAGACGCGGAAACGAAATTTCGGACATTTTAACATTCTTGAACTAAATTTCGTTAAGCCCAAGACCCCTAAGTATGAATAAATTGATTATCAGTCAATCGCGTAAACCATTTCCGCCATAAACGCTAGTGCGTTCAACAGGATTTGAACCTGTAATTCTTCATTAGAAGAGTTTGCTGCAAGGGTCTTTATATTAAATTATATCTTCATCTTCAGGGTCATAAATCTCAACCCCAAAATAAATAACGGCATCATTGGGAGTCCTTGTCATTCGTTGAATAAATTGAAGTTCAAGAATCCCATTATTACATTCTTCAATATCTTGTCTCAATTCTTTATTTGTCTGTTGGATTTGACCATAAATGTCGAGAAATTCATCTTTTGAACATAGCCGGTACTGAATCGCAACTTGCTCATCATTATCTCTCATTACTTTTTGATAAGAGTCTCTCGCCATTACTAAATTTTCAATAGCATTTACTATTTTTGATTCAGTTAATCGCCTAATTTGCTCATAAGGGGCGGAATCAAATGTTCGATAAATCACATGATTGCGAGAATAATTCGCAATTTGCTGATACTGATTTTCACCAGTTCTAATAAAAAAATTGAGATATTGAGACATTTCCATCTACTCCTTTATTGGAAACCATTCATTTGCGACTTTATTAAGACGCTCTACTGATTCAAAATATTCATTAATTGTCTAATTATGATGTTTTACATCTTTTAACATTTGATTTAATCTTAATTGATTATCAACGTCATAAGAATTTTCTAACATAAGTTTATTAATAAGCATATGGTGGGCGATAACGGACTCGAACCGCTGACCCTCTGAATGTAAGTCAGATGCGCTACCAGCTGCGCCAATCGCCCATATAACAGAGTCAAAAACTACCTCTCTGCTATGTGGCCACAAACCCACGGTTTATAGTATGTGATGACAAAGAATCCATAATACGATAATTTAACTAATCGCACTGAAAAAGTGGAATGGCATCCCGTCGAGGATTTGAACCCCGATTATGCGGTCCGTAGCCGCAGGTCTTATCCATTGGACTAACGGGACTTAATTATATTTGGAAACAGGAGACAGAATTCCACCCTTTTCCATTTCCTTGCGAGAAATATACTGAACATCACCCACAGTGCCATTCTTGATAGGAGCAAGGAAAATCACTTCATCAGCCTTATCGCCATAATGAAATGCATTACCCACAACCTTATAAACATTGTTATCGAGGTCAGCATACCGAGAACCAAAATTAATTTCCATTTTCATCAATTCCTTTCTTACCGAATTGTTGTAATATTCTTTTCATCTTCCAAAAACTTACAGAAAAACAAACTTGTTGCGCTATTGACATCATCTGCTGAAGGAATTTGACCAGTTGTAAAATACGATGTTTTAGTAATTGTATACGCAATCGCTTCATGAACCAACTGAGCAGTTTCAAATGAAATTTCCATTTTTAAATCCCTTTCTTAACTTTCTATATATATTATATAATAATTTTTATAAAAAATCAATTAAGGATTTTTATTCTCGACTGGTAGAAGACGTCAGATTCGAACTGCGATTCAAGCTCCCAAAGCTAGCGTGTTACCATTACACCACGTCCTCTATATGTATAGCCCAAATAAATTATAAGGGCTATAAATTATTATTTTCTATTTTATATAAATGCAAGGTTAATTTTTTATGACAAATAGGACATAAAATCATTAAATTATTTAATTCATTATTGTCATGATTTTCGTCAATATGATGGACTTCTAAAATTCTTTCATCTTCATCCCAACCACAAATAGCACATTTATGAGGATAATAATCAAATGCATTTCGTCGGTATGCTGTGCTATTATTCACTTTAATTAAATTATTTTTATGCCTATTCCCACATTCTTTAGAACAATAAACAATATCTGATTTAATCGCTGATTTTAATCGTTTAAATTCTTTTCCACAATAAGCACATTTAAGTGTAGTATATTTACACTAAGGACAACCCTAAAATGAATAATTTTTATGTTCTGACTCAATAAATGAAGTTGGAGATACTTCCCATTCATATCCACAATATTTGCATTTAATTTTTATATGAGTCCGACGATTTATATAAGGACTAATTACTTCAACTGTATCTTGAGTATAATTTTTTACTCGTAAATCAAATTCTTCCTAAGTTAATTTTCTAGGCATAATTATCACATCTTTCTATTATTATTAAAAATTAAAATAATACTAATGGTCTAATTTGCCCGATGGGATTATTAATCCCAAATGCCGTGCTCTATCAACTGAGCTACACCCGGATATTGAAGGAAGATTTTTCCCTTCCTTCATCTTATATAAATATTATATTATATTTTTTTAAAATTGTCAACATAATTACAAATTAAACTACCTATTGAATTTCCAATAATACAAATAATAATAAAAATTAAAGCATCAATGGTAAATTCACGACTAGCAATTATATAATACATATTAGCAATACAGTGATTAAAACCGCATATAATGAATGTAGGGACACATAATAAAATTCCAATTACACTATTATATTTTTTAAATATATCAACTGCATAATAAATAAGAATACCACAACCAATAGACAACCATAATGTTAAATACCATGGTTGATTAATTTTATTTAATATTGTAGTTGTTTGCGGAATAATACCTATACAAAATACACCAATTAAATTGCCAATTAAATAAATTAAACAATTTTTAAAATCATTTAATGATTTAATATATCCAATTTTACCAGTATATAAATTATATTGCTAATAGCAAATAATTAATAGTCCAGTAGAAAAAAGAAATGCTCCTAAATAAGGAACATTAATACTTAGATTAACAAGACCAGCAATACCAATTAAAATGCCAGCCATTATAGCTTTTAACATAAGGGAACCTCCCATCTGGTGCGAATGAATGGACTTGAACCATTGACCTCACGATTATCAGTCGTGCGTTCTTACCAACTGAACTACACTCGCATATACAAGGCGAATTTTTTTATTATACTATCGCTCTACCCTTTGAGCTATTCCCGCATATGTTGCGGAAAGAAGGACTCGAACCTTCAACAAATAGTTCCTTGTAAAAAAAATAAATTGCTGTTTTCGCCTTTATTTTATTTATTTATATTTTTGTTAATTAACAAATTAGCCGTAATATCTCCACTAACATTCATTGTAGTATAAGCCATATCAAGCAGTCGATAAAAACCAGCATACACTCCAATAAAATCAAGTGGACAACCAATCAATGCTAAATAAGAAGCACCAATTACTACTCCACCGCCAGGAATACCAGGCGCACCCATATTGATAAGAATAGCCGCAACTAACATTGTAATAAACATTATTGGCGTAATTGTAATGCCATACATTTGACAATTAAACAAAGCCAATAGACTAAATGAAACGGCGCCTCCGCACATATGAATAGTGCATCCAAGAGGAACAACAATGTCAGTAATTTCCTTATTAATACCAAATTCCTCATTACAAATCTTGATAGTATAAGGAAGAGTTGCCGCAGAACCGCAAGTAGATAAAGTAATCAACCAAATTTTACTCACTCGTTTAATATACTCTATTGGATTTATATGACAATAAATCCATACGGGTAAAATCATTACTATTAAAGCAATAATTAAACAACCCAACCAAGCGCAACCAACATAAATGGCGCAAGTTGTAAGGATTTGACTACCATAAGTAGCAACCGTATTACCTATTAAAGCAAAAATACCAATAGGAGTAAAATATAAAATATATTCAAGCATTTTATTAAATGCTAAATTAAAACAATTCAATGTAGTAATTAATCGCTCTGATACAGCTTGAGTTGTACGCCGTAATGCTATACCAAACATAAAAGCAAATAAAATTACAGGAAGAATTGAATTATTCACCATAGCTTGAATAATATTATTAGGAAAAATAGCTACAAAAAATTCTTCAAATGAAGCAGAAACTATTGCTCCATTCCATTCTACGGGAGTAAAATTAAATCCTACCCCAGGTTGTATCACACTAAATAATCCATAACAGATTAAATATGATACTGAAAACATTACAATAAATAAAAGAATTGTTTTTAATGTAATTGTGCCCGCTCGTTTAGATGAAGCTAACGCACTTGATATTCCGAAGAATAATATTGGAACAATCATCATTTTTAAAAGGTTAATATAAATTGTTCCTAAAAATGCGATTGATGGAAAAATTGAAGGAACAATAAAACCTAAAATTATTCCTAATACAAACGCCCCTAAATTAAATAGATAAAATTTCTACTTCATAGAGACACTCCTTATTTAATTTAATGGTACGGCTACTGGGATTCGAACCCAGACTATTACGGTTTATGGAGCTAAATATAAGATTTGAACTTATATCATAGACCAATCTTCATTACTAATATTTTTAATTTCAGATTTTTTTGTTGGTAAATTATAATACTAACACCATTTTCTAATAGTGTTATCACTTACTCCATATTTTCTACCAAGAGATAAAAATGATTGATTTCTTATTTCATTTTTTAAATTTTCTCTTGTGGGACGACTTACTTTTCGTTGAATAATTTTAGCACATTTTTGACAGTATAAACTATTTGTTTTAATGGGATCCCCGCATATAGAACAAATTTTTTCTTTATTTAAAGTATTGAATTTTAATTTAGTTAAATAATTTGAATTCCGAAGAGGATAAATTTCTGTGCTTAAAATTTTTATTTGACCTAAGTTAATAGCACTAATCGTTCTCTAAGAAACATTAAACTATTTAGCAATTTCAGTTTCAGATAATAGACTATTTTTTAATAAATCTACTATTTTTTGTAAATCTTCTTCTGAAATTTTAGAGTTTACACAATGAGAATCTTGTCCTCCTTGCGTTAAATTATAACCAATATTTGAATTGGTAGTATCAAATAAATGAATATAATATTTTTCTTTAATGTCTAATTCATTTATATTACATTCTTCTAAAACTTCAAATGTAAAATTTTCAATACCATATTTACGAATTGCTTTATACAAAGAGGTATTATACTATCCATTATTTGGATTAAAAGCTCCATTCCGATGAGCCATCCAGCGTTTACTAATATTAACACTCTATCCAATATAAATTTTTTGATTAATTTTATTAGTAATTTTATAAATTCCAACCATTATTTTTCTCCTAGTATTTTTTCTTACTAATTATAAAAAATAAGAGTTCGAATTTAAAAGAATTTGTCCAAATTTTTCCAATTAAACTAATTTAGCGAAGACCGTTGCCATATCCTTTTAGGCGATAGCCGTATAAATCAGTATACAAGACTCATTTTATAATTCACTTAAAAGGTGAGTGCTTAACAAGCAGAAATTGCTGTATGAGTCTTATGGTGCTCCGGGGGAGAATCGAACTCCCATCAAGAGATTATAAGTCCCCCGTTCTCACCTATTAAACTACCAGAGCGAACCCTGGGGTGGCTGGCGGAGTTCGAATCCGCGACCTTCTGAGCCACAATCAGACGTTCTGGCCAGCTGAACTACAGCCACATGGCGTAGATAGAAGGATTCGAACCTTCGAGCCGCTCACGCGACTAATGCCTTAGCAGGGCACCGCATTCAACCACTCTGCCATATCTACAAATTATACAATAATGTTAATTGAACTAATTAAACTAATATCTTTATAAAAAATTTCAGTTCGTTTGATAGACCAATTATCATTAATAATTAGTGTGTTATTATCTTTATAACCAATCACTGTAATTGTATGATTTTTATATTTAGGACTACTCCACAATGATAAAATTACAGGTTTATTAAGGTCAATCTGATTTTTAATAGTGTTAAAATTATATCCTAATCCTTTTAAATAGATACCTCGATTTTGAATTTTATCATTAAATAATTCAAAATAAGATTCTTCAAAAATTTTAGCAATTTTAAATGGAGAAGTACCTTTTATTCCAGTATAACCGTATTTACTAGCTATTTTTTCTACTGTTAAATAAATATCTTTGATGGAATACTTATTTTTATTAAGATAATAAATACAAGCCGTAATGGAAGTCAAAGAACAATCATTATCTTCACCATAATTATCCTAATCTAAACACTAAAAATTTTTAAGATATTTTTCCATTTTTCATCTCCTATGCGTTTATAAAATTTCGTATAAAAATAAGAAAATTAGCGAATTTTCACTAACCGCGTTTCCTCTGCATTTTTTACGGACTTGGAACCACCATTGGTTGCATTAAACGCGGATTATCTCTCGCTAACACATGGATAATCCTCTGATCCGAAAATCATATCATCAATATCATGAAACATTTAAATTCCCTCCTATTCTTAATAAGGCAAAAATGGAACGTAGAAAAACGACCTGTATTGTGAAGTTAGAAATAAAGGAAAAACCAATCTATGCCAAACTTAAAACAAAGGAGATACACAAATGAACGCAATCTACAGGCTAGATGTAAAAGACTCGTTCCATATAATAGTCTTTTGTTTCTATATACTTCAAAATATATAGAAAGAGATAACCAATCCCACAGCCATACGGTCTATTTGTGCAAATATTTAGGTTTATATAGGCTTTTAACCAAATATCATTTAGGAGGCACATATTATATCATATGTATGGATCTCTCATTGTGGGTCTTAACAAAAAGAAAGGACTTATTAAAAAAGAGGGAAAATGATTTTTTATTACTCTGCTGTGGGAGTGACCTTCTTACGATGTTTCACATATCGCTCACCATCAGCCTGCGACATCCAAATTCGCGTTCCATCAGCGAAATGAAAATCGTAGAACCAATCCTTCTCAGTCTCGTCAATCTTATGGACAAAACCCTTGCCGTATTTCTTACAAAACACTTTATCGCCGGGCACAAATTTCATACCTAAATTTCTCCTTTTGGATGTTTTTCTACTAGACACTATCTCTTACGCTCCGGAATACGGATTCGAACCGTAGACCTCTTTCTTTTGGAAAGTGCTCTAACCAACTGAGCTATTCTGGAAAAGATAATTGCTGTTAATGTCTTATATATTAATTTTATTATTTATTATTTCAAGACGCAATAGGGACTCGAACCCATTCGTTTTCAGTTTTGAAGACTAAATTCTTAACCAGTAAATGATTTGCTGGATGCGTCTTAATGGTTGCGTTGCCTGGGAGTCGAACCCAGTATCACTGGCTTATGAGGCCAGTATGGTAAATCCGTTCCACTCGCCCGCAATGGTGCCTGTCGTTGGATTCGAACCAACTGTCTATGGCTTATGACACCATCGCTTATCCGCATAAGCTTCACAGGCATATGCCTACTAAGGTAGGCAAATAATGTTTCGATTCTCTACTAAAAGCGATAATAAGTAGAAATAATAATTGCGGTTGTGCCTCGAAGAGGGCTGTTTAGAATCAATGCTCCGATATTTTGACAGTTTCAATTATTATTTGGTTACAGAGGTAATTACTAACCCGCATCTGCCTGCTGCCGTCCACTCCTCACCTGCTATTGGTGGCCACCTCACAGGACTAGCAACTGTCGCTCCACATTCTTTATTTTTCGGATTCTCTGTATGGCGACTCCGGCGGGGCTTGAACCCGCGACCTCATGCGTGACAGGCATGCGTTCTAGCCAGCTGAACTACGGAGCCATATTCGACATTTGGGTTGGCCACACCCCTTTGTTATCGTCATCACCAGTCTCAGTGAAATACGGATTGTTTAACGGCTTACAATCAACCCCTAATCCTTCCTGCTGTGGCGTATTAGGTTTCCCAGACTTTTTTATTAGAGACAGTAAGTTCTGTCTATATTCTTTATTAGATAGTAAATTCTATCTAATGGTGATCCTGGCGGGGATTGAACCCGCAAACCCCACCTTGAAAGGGTGGTAACTCTACCAATTCGTCCACAGGACCAGGCGGTGGGAGATCAAACCCACCATTTTTGTTTTGTGCAACTGTGCTTGACTTTTTAGTCATAACTCATGAATTCGGCCACCACCCCGAATTCATTGGTGACCCCAGCCAGATTCGAACTGACATCTCAACCTTGAGAGGGTTGCCACCTAAGCCATTTAGTCAGATGGGGCCATATTAAGCACAATATTTCTCTTGATTTTTGTGCTTCTGTTTTCGTGTATAAGCACCTTTACCTTTGCGGTTTTCAACCTTAGAACCACGACGTCGAAACTGGAGATACGCTTGAAGTTCATCACCAGTCTTTTTTAAGTCAGCTTTCCTGTTCATAATATTCTTCCTCCCAACCGGTCAGATATTCATGCTCAACAAATTCATCAACCTGAATTTCAGTATCATAATCGCTGTAGCGGTCGAACATTACTTTCATTCCTTTCTTAACTTTCTATATATATTATAATATATTTTTTATAAAAAATCAAATATAGGAATAAAGCAGGTATGCGATGAAAATACCTCTATCTGCGCTCATGCGTTTTAACGCCACTCACCACGAGTTAGATTTTTATTGTGCTCTAACTGCACTAGATGCCTTTCACATCAGATAGTTCCTATGTTTTTTTAAATAAATACTAAAGATTGGGCGGGTGGTCATGTTTCAGCCACACGCTTACACTACTCCAATTCGTAAGAAACCACTTCCAGTTTCTCAGGCGAAGGTTTTTTTACGCTAATTCAAGGGATTTCCACCGCAACCTACCTCACTTTTCCTCGCCTGCCCAATCAGCCGATAGGACCTGAGCCGTTTCAGTATTTATTTAATGGTGCTCAAAGTGGGATTTGAACCCACACATCTTCCAATACTTGGGTTTGAGCCAAGCGCGTCTGCCAATTCCGCCATTCGAGCATAACAAGGATTCTTTTTAATCTTCCAGGTGTTTACGAGAAGAATCCATTAGAAGAAACTCTACCTCTCATCTAAATCTAACCTAATTATTAATAATGGCACTTATCGCAACAATTTAACTTATATCTTTTAATTTACTTTATTATTTTTTTTTGTTGGTATAATGTATATATATAGTATTACTTTTTCCTCTAATCATTAGTAATATTATTATTCAAGTCTAATATTATACCAAAGATTTATTATTAAATTGTTGCTGTGGGCGGCCTCGCCTAGCATTAACTATAATTTCCCAGATAACGGATTTGAACCGTTGACCTCGTGGTTACCTTCCACGCGCTCTACCGCCTGAGCTAATCTGGATATGGTGGATCTGATGCGATTCGAACGCACAACCTCTTGCGTGCAAAGCAAGCTTTCTCCCGTTGAAATACAGACCCAAATTTTATGAGATAGCTACATTATGTATACCTAATATAGCTATTAGGTTTTCCAACTCTCCGCCTCAAACTATTTTCATCTATCTCTCCTCTTGGCCAACCCGATTTGAGCGATTTGAATGAAGCCCTTTCACTCTAACATTGATAAAATAGTAAAATCAACAATGGTGCGGGTAGTGGGACTCGAACCCACACACCATTTGGCAGAGGAACCTAAATCCTCCGAGTCTACCAATTCCACCACACCCGCATACAAGAGCACTTTTATTTATGTACTGATGGAAAGCACTCCAAAACCACCCGCAACATTTTCTTTGAGTAGTTGCCACTCTGGCGGGACATACAGGACTCGAACCTGTAACCCTCCGGTTAACAGCCGAATGCTCTACCATTGAGCTAATGTCCCAAATACAAGGCGCGTATACAACTCTTTTAATCCTAAATTAAATGTTTATATAAATAAATTTGCTGTTTACGCCTTTTGGTGCTTGGAGATGGGGCCGAACCATCTACGCTTGGCTCTTCAGGCCAACGCTCTACCAGTTGAGCTATCCAAGCATTTCTTTTTTAACTTTCTGAATATATTATAATATATTTTTTATAAAAAATCAATTAAGATTTTTTGTCCCAGAAAATTAAAGATTTTTTAAATTTCTCTTTCTTTAACTTTCTAAATATATTATAATATATTTTTTTATAAAAATCAAAAATTAAATATTTGATTAGGTTTTTGTGTCTTTATAATTGGATACTCTTTGGCATCAATTCCATGTTTTTTAAACCACTCAAATAGTGGCCAGCGCTCAGAACAAGGATTATTTGGTGCTTCGTGGACGAGCAAAACAATTTCAGGCTCTTCATCATTTTTAACTACTCGTTTAGCGATACTTTTGAATCGACGCATCATATCATCAAAATCAAGATTGCTTAATTGTTCACGATATGCTTTAATAAATTTACAATGAACAGGGTCTTTATCGCAATGACCGCAATATCCCTCAGCATTTTCAAATGTTTGAGGAACAAATGGTTCAGCCCGCAATCCATTTAAAACGCCATTTTTATCTTCATATACTATATTTCTATCCCAACCATGATGAAACCATTGTGGATCGCTCTTGGCTGTTGACAAAGCCACAGTATTTGGCTTCATAAAACGAACTGCGTAAAAATATGAAATATAAAATTTTATACAAATCACTCCTGTGTATAAAATCTATGGCAGGCCATCTAGGACTCGAACCTAGGTCCGCGGTTTCCATCTAAAATGCTTAAATATTATTCCAATCCTCCTCTCCAATTTTTTTTATATCTCCACTTCTACGAGGCAAATTATAACTATCACACCATTTTCGCACAGCATTATCAGAAACATTATATTTTCTTGCTATTTGAGTAAAAGGTTTATTGCGAATTAAATTTTTTAATTCTTCTCTAGAAGGTCTTTCTGCCATTCGTAAAAGTTTATTATTACAAGGAATACATCGGAGAGAGCCTGGATTAATTTCGCATCCACAGTCTTTACAATAAAATTTTTCTTTATGAGAAGAATTATATAGTTCTTCATCAGATAACCGTTTATATTGTGAAAACATATTTGTTATTAAATAAGTTTCATCATCAAAAGAAATTGTTTTTTGTAAAGATGTTTCATCAACAGGCACTAAATACACTTTATCATTCCATACAGTCGCAAAATAATCAATTTCATCATTTGTATATTTATGCTTACTTCCTAAAGAACTTTTCACATTTTGTGTGGTACAAGGAAATGTAAATGATGATTTTGAATTACTTATAGATTTTTTAATTTGAATTTTTAATAATTCTGTCCCTGTATCAACTAATAAATCATATTTTGAAGAATTATAAGTTGGAACAGAAATATCAAATCCATACCGCAAAAATTCAATTTGAACTTTTAATTCAATTATCTAACCTTTAATTAAATTTTCACTTAACACGTTATTTTATGGAATAATATTAAGTTTTCAAATGGAGACCGCTATGCTAGCCGCTACACCAATGACCTATATATGTTAAGGAAGAAATTTTTTCCCTTCCTTAACTTTCTATATATATTATATTATATTTTTTAAAAAAAATCAAATTTATAATTTTTTATCGTCCATATCGTTTTAATAACTTTTGTTTAAAAATAAAATTTTGAGCAATTTTATTTTTAAGTTGAGTAATTGCTTCTTGTAGTGAATGATTATCAGGATAAATTATTTCAAAATAAATAATTTTTTCATAATCATAGATATTAATTGAAGATAAATTATCTAAAGATATATTAAGTAAAAAATTAATATAAATCATAGCGTCTTGTTCTGAAAAACAACTCTAATCTATATTAACATAATTATTTACTAATGTTTTAAATATAGTATCAACAGACTCCACAATTATTTACCTCCAATCCATTTAAAACTTTATCCTTTAAATCTAATAAATATTGTTTATCAATGAGAGATAAATGTGTATTATCAATTATATTTTGATTAAATAAACCTAATGAATTATATTTATAAAGTAAAAAAGAATATTTAGCTTTTTGCATATCACAATTTTCTTTAATTGGGATAAGAGGATTCATAGAATTTTCATAAGCATTTCCTAAACAAAATAATTCACAAATACCAACAAATTGACAATTTTCACAATGAGGCAAACAACTTCGGCGTAAATGAGTTTTAAGAATAATTAAAGAAAGATTTTTTGGGTTACAATCTAATATTTCACCCTAATCATTTAATTTATATTGCCCAATAATTAAATCATCATAATAAAGCCGATGACACAAACCAATAGATAAATCTCCTATTCTAATTGGTAAAACCTAAGAAAAAGAGCAATCTATGAAATCTCGATTATTTGTAAAATTGGTAGTTTTTTTAATAGCAAAAGGTTGATATAATCCACCATTTAAGCCTTGGCCAGTAAAAATACTATCGGCAAATTTTACTAAATCATTATTATAAACATTTTTAATTCTATAATCAATAACAAAATCACAAAATTTAATTAAATCGGCAATAGATTCAGTAGTCCAAGTTTCATCTCTTACTTCTAAAGACATCATATTATCAGCAATTTTTTTAGGAGCATTCTCTTGCCACCATAAATAATTATCAATCCAATATTTTACATTATTTGAACTAATCATAGGGTGAATACCAAAATCATTTTTATCTAAAAAATTAATTAAATTTTTGTAAAATGTATCATCAACTTCAGTCCGACCAAAATCACAAATTTTTCCATCTACGCTAGCAGAAAAAATTAATGAAATATTTAAATCTTTTTTAAATCGATCAATTTGTTTCTAAATATAATCTGTTAATTCTTTATTATAAATAAATAACATATTATCTGGAAAAATAATTAAAGGAGGGCGTGCATTCGGCAAAGCATTATTAAAAATATTATATGTAATATCAAAAATTGGAATACATAAATCAGTAGTTATCCATTCTCCACTAAAAAACTCTAACTAATTATGAAATTTATTCTTTGTATACCATTTTAATACTTTTTCATAATTTTTTAAAATATTTTCTTTAGATTGTAATTCTATGGGATATAATTCTTGTCCATGTTTTTTTAAATAACAATATTCACAATTAGCTTTACATTTACCCAATAAAAATAATTCTAAACGTCCTTCTCCTTGTCTAAATTTACTATAATAATGTCGTTCTAAAATATCATTTAATAAAACTTTATCTTGCATTAAAAAATTTTTCATAGATTGTCCTCATCTTCTATTAGTCTTTCTAATCGATTCATTTTTAAGGTGTTTAAATTTTTACCATAATGGTTAATATTATATTTAATTTGTGCGCTATCTTGCTCATAAATTAAATCAGTTATACCATTAAAATATTTTCTAAAAGTTGATGGGCTACAAATAAAAGGATTATGAGTTTCTATTGTATTATCTCTAGTACAATACTATAAAACTAAAGTATTAGTTAAATGCTATAAAGCTTTTTCAGGGTCTAAGTGAAAACTATATGGAATCTATTTAGATAATGCGAGCTCATCTAATAAACCTAAATTTAAATTTCTATATATTGCTGATACTCCTCTAATACCACCATCTGAAACATACCAATGATAATTCTCTATTTCTTCTGGAGTTGCATTAATTGGATTAAAATAATGTTTTTTGCGAATCTAGGAAATTTTATATTGTTCTAAATCATTATTTTCTTTTAATTCTTTATTATATTCTTCAAAATCACAAATATAACTACTTGAACATTCAGCAATAGTTCCATCTGGTAAAATAGTAAATGTTTTATATCCACTTTCTCCACACTCTAAACCCACATTATCTAAATGAGTAAACTATTCATATCCTCCAATAGTAGCATAAGCTGGATTATTATCATCTTCTGGAGTAATAGTGTGTTTAACATATTCAAATAATTTAACACAATTTGCTAAAGCCATACCTTCTTCTAATGTAGAATTATGAGGGCTTGCAATAGCAGGAAATCCAAAAGATAATGGGAAAAAACAGGCTTTATTAAAATTTTTATTATCAAATTCTTGAATAAGATTCAACATTTCTTTATAATATTTAGCAATTTTATCATACGTATTTAATTCTTTTAAAATTACTTCTTGAGAAATAACTGGATGAAATAAGAAATTAATCTATATATGTTTTAATTTTATTTTATTTATCTAATCAAAAAATAAATCCATATTTTTTATATATTTTTCTACAGAACCTGGATGGCCTTGTTTATTAATTTCTCCATTTAAACCATCAATAGACAACTAAAGATTAAGAGTAAATTTTTTATTACTTTTACAATCAATTTCTTTTATGAAATCTATTAAATCATTAATTGGGGTTATAGTCCAATTCGTCGATAAGAAAAAAGTGTTTAAATTTTGAAATAAATTTAATAAAATTTCTAAATTTGGAGTAATTAAATGAATCCCTAAAGAAGGTTCTCCTCCCCAAATTTCTATAGTATTAATTTCTGCTGTATCAACATTCATTATTTTTAATACTTGCTAAATATTTTTAATATATTCGCCATTTTCCCAAGCAGTTTTAATCACTTTATCAAATAGCTAATATGATTTATTCTTATATAAAAAACAAAAAGAACATCTTAAATTACAATTTGATCCTGATAAAATACAAATTTTATTAATTCTTCCCACACTATCACCATCTTCTTTCTAAAATTTGAGTATGTAAAATATTTCGAATATTTAATTTTTGAGTACAAGCTTTTTCACATTGACCGCAATTTAAACAAGTATATGGTCCATTTTTTTCATCTCTTATTAAATAATTATACTCTTTTTGTTGAGATAAGTCAAAAGGATTTAATAATAATGCATTATATAATTTAAATAACTAAGGAATATTTATTGATTTAGGACATTTTAAATAACAATAACCACATTGAGTACAATGAATAATAGATACAGATTGATATATCTAAATTAAATTAATAATTTCTTGTACCCGTAAATCAGTTAATGCTTTCCGGTTTAAAAATATTTTACTCGTCTCTTCAATCTAACTGGGATTTTCAGCTCCCAATAAAATTATTTTAACCGCGGGTAAATTTTGTAAAAAATTAATTGATAATTCTAAAAGGTCGTGCTAAGAATAATTTTTTCGCATTTCTAATGGTAACTAGTAAATATTATTACCTCCACGTAAAGGGTTCATACAAAAAATAGGAATAGAATATTTTTCACAAATAGAATATGCTTCTTTAGCAGTGCCTAAAAACCATTCAAAATAATTTAAAGATAGCTAACAACAGTCCCATTTATAACTTGTAATAAACTATTCTAAATTTTCAGGAGAATCATGATAAGAAAATCCTAAAAATTTTATTTTTCCTTCCATTTTTTTCTTTAGAAAAAAGGGGTATAACCATGGGTATTTTGAAAAATATTCTATTCGTTTTTTATCAATTGCCTAAAATAAATATATGTCAAAATAATTAGTATTATTTAATTTTAA